GATAACGAAAATTGTGGTGGTTGGGATCGTCACGGTTGGGAAGGCGAAGAGTAACACAATCCTTGAAAGGGGTTAGCTATGAACGATTTGATTTTAGAATGTCATGAGTACGCAGAGTTTCTTAAGCATATGCCAGAAGTCTTGAACAACGGCCATGCTTACATAATCGGAGTAAACTACAACCCAAAGTCTAATACCTTTGTTGTAACCAGCTTCGAAGAAGAGTTTGATCATGGTTGGATACAAACAGTAGATGGCAAATATCCTGAGTATTTGCATTGCAGAATCTTAGACGGTTGCCAAGCACTACACCAAATGCTTGAGGCAAGAGAGTTGGAGAATGAAGAGGCGTTAGGTATCGATGACTTCATTCATGAGAATGGCAATGCTATGCGTAAACCAAGTAGGTATGATCGCTAAATTAAATGTGTGGTTAAACGAATAGAACTTTACAAGGAGAATGTAACATGAGCAGGACTATCAGATTTGTATTGGTAAACACCCCCTTTGAACGCAGAGGGGAAACTCCAAGGGGCATGGTGGTATTCAAGAGCAAGAAGAAGTCTCCCAAAGGTGGTAGACAGGGCGAAAAACTAAAACTTAGCAGGGAGGTAATGTAATGCTTATTAATGTAACCAAAGAAGAAAAACGATTGATTGAACATGCTTTGATCATACTAAGCTTAGATAAACAAGATGGCCCATTCTATAAAGAATCAGACATCAAAGAATTGTGGATTAAACTCCACTTTGGTAAGCATGAACTTGAACCAGTACCAGAATTTTTTACTTTGGAGGAAAGTTACAATGATTAGTCTTTATGTATTTCTCTGCTCAAATTATGAACTCTATCAAATGCAGATAGTATTTAACCTATTTGGAGATAAGATAGGATTTTAAAATGTGTTAAACATATCCCCCTGCAAGACGATTTTACACATGGGGTTAAAAACCTGTCAAGAGAATTCTTCAGAGATTTCGAAATTGGTTTCACACTTTTCCAATGAACAAAAAGTGTATTATCAACACTATCAAAATCAAAAATTATACTTTGTTATACCATTTATTTTAAAAATTTTTCTAAATAATTTGGCATCTTAAACGAATAGATATACAGAGAGGTTGGGGATTAACCTAAAAATCCTCCTGCTAAAAAAGCGGGGATGGGCGGGGGCTGGACTTATAAAATAAATTTAAAATATTTTTTTATTTTGGCTAAATAATTAACCCACTCGCACGAATAGATAAATATAGAAAGGAGAGGAAGAATCAAAAATCTGAAACAATCGGGAGGGCCGATATAAAACAACCCGCCTCTCTGGAATCGGGAGAGGGATCGGGGATGCGGAACGCACATTGCTTTTTTGGTTATACTTGGTAATACTAAAAATCTTTTCATATTCCATTAAATAAAAAGCATACTCATACGAATAGAAATACATGGGAAGTAAGTAACATAAACAAAGGGGAAAGAAATGAGTGAGCAAGAAAGAAATGAAATCCAGTTCGAGCGAGCAGTTGATAGGCTGGACAAACTGTTTGCAACAAGCCTAATGAGGCAAGATGAGTACGATCTACTGTACAAAGAATTAAAAGAAAAGTTTGGATTTCGGTAAATAATTTGGTGTGTGAAACGAATAACTATATACAAGGAGAATGTTATGACTATTAAATTTGTTGGTGGTGCTACGATTTTTGTGAAAGTTCTACCTATTACCGACACAAAGGGCAAACGCCTTAAGTGTAGACTGGGTAACGGTAAAATGCAAAATCGTCAACCTAACCTGACCATTGGTTGGGATTACGAGTTGGAATATAAGGAAAACTTTGCTGCTGCTGCTCGCCAGTTTGCAGAAAAGTTAAAATGGGAAGGGGATATGATTGGTAGTTGGATAGGTGACGATGCTTTATTTATTTTTACAAAATAGGTAAATCTTTTGGGGTGTGAAACGAATAAGTATATAGAAAGAGAGGTCGATATGAAGAGCAATGATAAGTTAGGGTGTTTACCAGAGGTCAAGGATAAGCCATACGAAAAACCACAGGAGGGCGATTTAGAGTGCCTTGCTGTTCACTTCGGGCAGAGACTTGAGAGAAAGTACGGTTTGGAGACACTTCGCAAAATTGATAGCGATAATGTCGCTCTTAAGGGTACTATCTATGATTCAGTATATGATCATATAGATATGACCGAACTTTACGAAGAGTATATTGAAGCTTGTGGCGATATGGATTTCAATTGGCACAACTACCATTATGCTGAAGTCTTCCAAATGTTAAAGAACGATGGTTATGTAACTTGGGGGGATAACTATGGAGACAACTAACATGAGCGAAGATACTAAAGTTAAGCTGTTAAAGCTTTGGCAAGAAAGCAAAGATGAGGGGGCATGGTCAATCTTTGGCGGTACATTTACAGTAGATGGCCAAGAATGGCAAGTAGTGCCTATGGGCAAGACTTGGAAGAATGGCAATCTTGTAACTAAAGAACCAAGATTTCTTAAATGTTCCTAAATAAAAGTTGTAGTTGTACGAATGAAGTAATGTAAGGGGTTTTAATTTTTTTACTATAGTGACACAGTCACAAGGAGTTTCTAATGAATGCTGTTAAATCTGTCCGTGGCTTTACTGGTGGTGCGTATGCTGGCGTTATTAATCGCTATAACGAAAACAAGAACCACTATCACGATGCACTCTGCACCGTTAATGGTGCGGAACCTCAAGTCAAAGCGGTTATCGCAGATGAGAAGTTCCACATCTTGGATAGGCAAGCTAATAAGCTATACAAACCTACCAAGCACTTTCTTAGTCAATTAGCTTCGAAGACTAAGTGGGGTAGTTTCACCTTGAACAAGTTGTATAACTCCAACAATGTCAAGCACCAAGCTATTCTTAAAGACTTGGTAGATATCTCCTTCCAAGAAGACTTCGGCAAGGAAATGCTTTTCAGATTCAATGATCAAGATGATAGTTGCAGGGCGTTCCTTAGTGATCGTTACGCAGTCATCGATAACAATTGGGTCTTGGATCAAACCAAGCAATTCTTGCCACAAGAATGCGGTCAGGCGGTGGCTTGTGATAAGTCTGGCGATGATTTTATTAACTTCAGCGTAGTTCTTCCTGCTAGTCTTCGCTCTGACGATGATAGCGACTACGGTGGTCTAATCAAGATCAAGAACTCTGAGATTGGTACTCACAGGCTTGATATCTCTGCTGGAGTCTTTAGGACTATTTGTTCTAATGGCATGATTGGTTGGGTAAGGCATGACGATGTAAGTGTAGTGCATCGTGGCAAGGTTGATCTTGGCCACTTGGCTAATCAAATTCAGTCTTGCATTGCCAAACACATTCAGTCTATCCCTGTGATGATTGATAAGCTATTAGGTACGAAGAAGATGGTATTCGGAGAAGGTGCAAGTATGACCCCTCTGTTTGCCTCTGTAGCTCAAACCTATAAGTTTAGCAAGAATGAGATTGATGCTGTTCAAGGCGGTTGGGATATTGAACGCCAAGAGACTCCATTCTACGCCAAGACTTTGTTCGGTATGGTTAATAGCCTTACAAGAGGAAGTCAACGCATGGGCGAAGCATCTTGGGAAAAGCTTAACGAAGTAGGTGGTGCTTTGGCAAGCTACTCAGAAGATGAGTTTATTGGGTTGAGAAATAAGGCAAACGCCTTGACAACCAAAGATGTACACTCTATCTTAGGTAAAGAACTTATGTTCGCCTAAGATGGTTTGTAAGGGGGGGTAGGAACTGGGCAGCTTATCCCCTCTACTAAATCACGCTACTGGGTTTCGACCTCTTATCCAGTAGCATCAGCAGGGTGCGGAATCCCTTTCACCGCATCCTGCGTTTTTTTTATTTTCTTCCTAAATAATTCGGCCAGTCAAACGAATAAGATAGTATAAGAAATACGATGCGACTTGAGAAATGATCTCCCTGCTTGTCTTACCAACATCAAGCGGGTTCGCCAGAGTATTGGCTACACACTACTTTTTTTAAATAGTCGTACCGCACTCATAACACCTTCAGCCCTTGCATCAGATCGGGTTTACTGCGTATCCCTCACGCTTCTACTTAATCATTCGCACAACCACCCAAAAGATTTAGCGAAAGAATTTTCTTTTTTTGGCTAAATAATCATGGCACATACCCGAATAGTTACACAGGACAACAAATGTTAGTTTTTCCCGAGGATTATTAAGGTTTTACCCTATGGAGTATGACAATGAAGATTGCTAACAAAAAGACTTATCCCAAGAGCAAAATCATCAACGGTTGGAAAGTGGAGGCGAAGGTTGGATACTATGTGCATCCTGACGGTTGGAAGTTCGGGGAGTGCCTTCGATCTTCAAACTGGGAAGACGCAAGTTATTATCTACCAACAGGTTACAACTTTGGCATAAGAGAAATTGCCACCAACATCTACATAAGTGGAGGTAAATTGATTCACAAAAATGGGGGGATATACATTCGTGTACAAGTAGAGTTCGTTGGAGATGGCGATCCTAATACCTATGTGTACGGAGTCATGAAGCTTCTAGACATGGATTATGTAGGCGAATAATACTGTATATTAATGTACATTTATGCCACTTTTTCGTGTTATTTATGTACATTTATACCGTTTTTGGCGTGTTTTAATCGACATAACTTGGTGTTTTCAAAGGAGTTATAGATTTAACCCTTAAGACACCCTGCTGCCCTATGATTCACTTACCCTGCCCTCTCTATCTCTATAAGGATAATATAGATAATATATTGGAGTACATACATGATAAAAAAGCCAAAAAGTGTGGGAAAAAAGCCAGTTTCTGCCCGAATATACAAAGTTAAAGTAACCAACATTGTTGAGATACTGGTGCATGATTTCATCACCTCAGAGCATGATTTAACGACCTTTCTCAAGTGGCGTATGAATAGTGAGATTGATCTATTACAGTCTTTAAATGGCCTAAAAATAAGCTTTGAAAGAGAGTAGGGCGAGTATTTACAAAAAGGGTGGTAACAAATATTCTTAGGGGCGAAAATAATTCTAAAATTTTACTAAATAATCAGACATGACAAACGAATAATACAGTATGGCAAGGGAAGATAACACTAACACAAAGGAGAATGAAAGATGTATGTAAAAGCGAAAACGACAGAGGAAAAGTTGATCGACTTGGTTAAGGAGCTTGCTGGACATTTAGAAGATGTCTACATTCAACCTGACTTTGATGAGAATGACTATGGGCAAAAACTTTGCGATAGAGCAAGAAGGTTTGCAAACAAGTCTGATAAAAGAAGAAACGAAATCTATAAGCAACAAGGAGAATAAATATGCGTAAGGTTAGCAACAAAAGATTAAATAAAATTATAAGCAACTGCTGCTTTTATCTACCTAGATATGGCACTTTCCACAGAATTAATGCCACAGAAAACGATTACTTTCTTTGCACTAATGAAGATACTTTAGACGAAGTTAAGGTGTGTTTTGAAGATATTGATTTATCCAAAGATAAATTTTACACGATGAAGGAAGCAGATTTAACAATCAAGAGTATTTAACAAGGAGATTAATATGGGTGCTTATGTATACAAACTTAGTGGAATTAGAAACTACCTAGAGTTGAACATTGAGGGCAAGCAAGAACTTGTCTACCAGATTGAGTATTGGTGGAAACCTTCATGGAGTCTTAAGGGCGATGAGTGCAAGCCAAAGACATACAACAAGACAGTAGCAGCAATAAAGAGGGCGTTTAAAGACAGACCTGTTAATTTCATTAGCTATGCTGGCTATGAGAATATTTATAGAGTTACACATGGTGGTTTTACTGATGTTCTAGATGGTCATTTGGGTGAATACTGTTATCCATTAGTTGATCAAAGCCTTATTAAATAGGGGTTTACGATCCAACTACTAATAAATTTTAAATTAGTAGTTAAATAATTTCTATACTTGCACGAATAAGTAAATAGACAACAGAACATTAACATAGGGAGATGAAGATGTATAAGGTTAGATTTCATTTAGCAAAGGGCGAGAACTATATGAAGTGGCAGATTACTGGCGATGCTTCACCCAATAAGCCAAGTGGCAAGCCATTCTATTGCGAACCCTCTACTGTGTGTATACAGATGATTAATGCCAAGTTGGTCAATCATGTGGCTACAGCTACAAAGATCAAATGTGGGGCGAATAAGACTGTCTGTGCATGGGTAGAGTGTGAGAACCTAGTTATCTACAGAGATGATACTGTTGGCGGGAAAAAGAACATTGACTATGTAGATAAAACTTTCCCTAAAACTCATATGCAATTGTCATACAATCCAAGAATTGCACCAAACTGGGTGGGGCATAATGGCACAAACATGGATAAGCAAGATAATCTAAATATATATACATCTGGAAGAAAGTTGTTTTACACATCGTCTTCTATTAAGTGTACTAATTCAATTGAACCAAGTTGTATTTAAGGAGAATTAAACATGATTACATTCACAAAAGAATATAGCGGTATAACTAATACATATAGGTATAAGATTACAACCTTGAAAAAGGATGGACTCATAAGAACCGATTGGATGGACATGGAAGATGTCTACATCAAACTTATAGGCATTGAATCATGCAAAGAAGAAAAAAGGCTTGAGAAAAGAAAACCAGAATATAACTTCACCACTCCATACCAGTATGTAATTACTTGCAGACATATATTTGTATTTGTGCATGGTAGAAATGAGAAGGAAGACAATAAGATTGCGATCATGAAAAGATCCTTTCCACATATTCCTTTTCTAAATGATGTTGATCCAAAGGATATGAAGAAAGCAAGTTACTGGCACTATAGTGATCGAATTTATATACACGATGGAAAATTCTATAATTATAAATATGCAATTATGCAAAAATATATTCCCTAAATAAAAGTGATGATCAAACGAATAAGTATGTATACCAACAAGGAGAATTAAAATGAGTAAATTTGTAAGTGGATGTAAAGTTGTTTGTGAGTTTTCTAATGGTAAAGCAGGGATTGCTGTGCTTAAAGAAAAAATGAAAGCTTTGAGTGGTGGGTTTCAATGGATTGTTAGTGGCCATGAAGGAGTGGTTAATATCTTTCTTGAAAAGAATATTTTTAAGATAAGTAACGGAAAAATAAAGATTGGTGATTACGCATACAATCCTATTTCAAGTTATGTGACTCTTATCGAGGAAGATGCCGATCTTATTTATGTAAATGATAATTACTACAAAGTTCAAGATTATAAAAAACCAAAGGAGAATAGTTATGAAAGTAATAACACTTAACGAGTGCTTGCACTACATGGAATCTATTGGATATAGGCTAGATGCGAGAGGACTGGGCGTTTTTATCTTTCGGCAAGAAAATAGAGAACTAACCTTAACATTGAGTGAACTAAGAGCAAAATTTAACAAGGAGAATAACAATGAACGATCAATTTAAAGAAAAGAAAGAAAAGCTTAAAGGTATGCTTCAGACTTTGCATGATTCATGTACAAATGGCGATTATGAATATTTTGAACCATCTAAAGAAGGCTTTTCTGCTATGGCTGAAAATGTGCAAGAGATAGTCACATTACTTGGAAAAACATATATGTATATGTATATGTTAAACATTAAGTTTAAAACATACACAGAAGTAGAAACAAATGAATGATCAATTTAGAGAAAAGAAAGAAAAACTTAAAGGTATGCTCCAAACTTTGCACGATTCATGCAGAGAAGGAGAGTATGGATTTTGGGATGGGTCTAAAGAAGGCTTTGCTTCTATGGCTGAGAATGTCGAAGATATAGCCACACTATTAAATCTTAAGATTAAAGAAACATATAAGGGAGTAGAAACAAATGAATGATTTAACTGTAAATGTACAACTAACACCAGATGAGATATCCATGATAGCTAATAGCTTAAGCTATGAACTTAGTGCGGTTACCAACAAAGATTTAGATTCTTCGTACAAAAAAGAATTGAAAAAACTTTATGAAAGATTAACTACTCTTGAGGATGAAATATAATGGTAGAAATCAAACAGGTAGGAAACCAATGGAGAATCAGAAGGGAAGAAGTAGGCAAAGGTTATGCTTATAGGGATATAGATAAGGTATATCTGCATATACTTAGGGGCAGAATGAATGAGCATGGCGTTATCAATTGTGCTGATCTGTATATCTATGTGGATGGACATAACCCTGTTGATGATAAGCACATACGGAGTTTTAAGACTGGTGCTACCTATCTAAATTTAGCTGTACCAAACAATGAGCTTTACTACAGTATGTATACAGTTAAAGATCAAGTTTTTGGAAATAATTACTAAATATTTTGGGGCGTTAAGCGAATAGATAGTTAAGGGAAACGGCTTTGAGTGAACTAAGGGCGTTCCTTAGTTCACGATGCTGGACTAACAAGGAGATTACTATGAGCAACAGTAAGTTTACGAGAGATGAAAAAACCAATTTGTTAATGGCATGGGATATCTTTGCCTTGCGTGAAGATTTAAAAAAGAATGACTATCAAATGATTTGTGGCATCCTGAGAGGCGAGGGATACCAACAGTACGACAACATGACCGAAGAAGATTTCGATAATGAGTTTTATGAAAAATATGATGAACAAATTAAATATTCTACAAAAATCCTTCAGTTAGCCCATGTGTTGAATGGTGAACCAATTAATTTACTAAAAGTTTAACAAGGAGAGTAATATGAGATTATCGCTTAAGTACGAAGAAAAGTTAAAAAAAGATAAGTTCCTTGCTGTATTAGACATTGGCGTTATATCTACAGAGATATGCAGACTTAAGAATCTGCTTAGATCAATTGGCGTTAGTACAGAAGAAAAAAGTCTTGAAAAATTAAGATTGTGGAAAGACTAAATAAAAATGTGTGTTGGGCGAATAAGTAAATAGGGATAACAATACTTAACAAGGAGAGTAACATGGCACATGATGAAAAGTTGTATGAGAAGTGCGTAAAGATTTATGAGCAAGATGGGCAAGATGCAGTAATAGCTTATTGCACTAAGATTGATCATAAGACATGGGGCAGATGCGAACCATGTGATTATGATGAAAGCCCAATCATGGATGATAACTTCATGACTTGTCTTGTGTGTGGGCATTCTACCTATCACGACAATGAAAATAAAACAGTATCATTATCAGTATTGCAATTAAAAACATTGCTTGAGGCAACCAATTACTTTTTGGATGCACTTGAAGATGACGAAGAAACAGAATTTCAAACAGATAAGTATGCTGTTGCAAAAATAAATCAAATTTTAGAAATGGCGGTAAAAAATGACAGATAATAAACAATACGACTGGAAGCTTTGCTTTAGTGATGGTGGTAATGGTCATAGCTTATGGCTTGACAGAATTACCAATAGGTATGCAATCAAAGATCGGTCTGGAAGAAGACCTCAGTTTACAGATGATGGTGTTCTTTGGGTAGGAAATGGCTCTGCAATCGTTCAAATCAGCAGCGATAAGCTTTATGTTGCCTTTAGGGTAGAGTCAGAAAGAAATGGGGGAAGTGCTGGTTGGTGTTGGTGCATATTAGATTTTGGTATTCGTGTGGCTAAAGAGCTTGGTATGGAAATTGTATTAAATGAACAACTTAAGAAACTTGAACCTCTGTTTTGTCTTACCAGCAGTAAAGGAGTTTGTGATGAAATTAACCGATAGGCAGCGTGAAATTATAAGGGTCACCCTCAGTTATTGCTTGGCTAACTATGACGAGCTTAATGAATGTTTATATCCAGAGGAAGATAACAATGAGGTTGAAATACAATACTCTGAGATTGAACAGATATTAAATCTAATTGAACATAAGGAGATAGCATGAAAAAAGAACAAAAGTCTTATATCTATACCGTTAGTCCTGACGGTGTGTCCTTATGGTTATACTCTAAGGCATCAAGAAGAGTTAACAATGAAGTAAATGTATATCTACAAGGGGATGATGCAGCTTTATTTCTTAAAGAAGTAAAAGAGACTGAAGATGTTTGGGCATACAGTACAGATATGACAAAAGATATCCTAAAGAGAAATTTTGAGAGTATAGAAGGCCATGTTTCTTATATTATTTCTCAATATTTCTAAATAAAATCGATTGTAAAACGAATAAGTAAGTATGGGGATTTAACACACAGTATTAAATATACAAGGAGAGTGAAATGATAGAAGAACATGAACAAGAATATAGTGAACAGTATGAAGATGGTTTTAAAACAGTATTGAAGTTCTTTTCTGCTGAAAATGAAAAGCAATGCGAAAGAAACTTATACAAGTACACAAGTTGTGGTGCTTGGATCGAATTTAAAGATTGGGGAATTAGACTTGGTTCTATCGTAGAAGGTTCAGACGAAGGAACTGATGTATTTGAACTTAAGTATGACGAAGACTTCTCAGAAGAATCTATTCAAAAAGCGATAAATCAGATTGAAGAACAAGCAGATTCAATCTGGAAGTATGCAAATGAAATTGGTGAAGATGGACAGACTGATGAGGAAAATGGGATTGATTTCCCAACTTTATAAGGAGAGTAACATGGATCGCAGAAAATGGACTCACAAGGTTACAAAGATTAGTAAATATGGATGGATGGATGGCAAATGGTTGCGAACTCCGTCATGGACTGGCACTCTTGATGAGTGCATAGATAAGGCTCGCAAGATGGCAGATTTACACAATGCTAATGGTGAAGTCTTTACCATTAAAGTTTTGCCAAGAAAAAAGGGTGAAGCTGTACTGAAAATACACAGTATAAACACCAAAGAGAGAGAACCAAGAATAATGAATGCACATGAACAAGATCACTACATTTAAGGAGAATAACATGATTAAAACTAGAGATAAATTGTTGGCAGATGTAAAGAAGTTTGTATCTAAATATTGTGATACTGCTGTCTATACGCAAGAAGAATGGCAAAAGAAAGAAAGCCAATGTCATTTCGGTGAGGTGGTATTTGTCGCAGAAGGTGAGCTTTATTACGCCCTAAATGGTCAGCATGGGCGAAAAGAAAAAGATGCAATCATTAAGATAGCTAGGAAACACCAATGCTACATTGAAAAAGGTTTTGATTGGTCGTGGCACTTTTGTGGTGTGGAAGGATTATAAAATGGATTACACACATAAAATATCTAATCTTGGAGATGGCTATCCGTATGAAGGAGAGATCATCGTAGATAATGACAAGAATACTTTAAGATGTATTAGCGTATCAAACATTCATTTAGAGCGATGGGAAAGAAACTGGGTATATGCTCTATGCGAAACAGTAGCTTTGCCCTTTCATAGAAAATCTATTGAAAAACTTTACGATGTAAGGAGTATTAAATGTCAAAAGTAAAAATGATTTTAGACTTGGACTTTAACAAGCTGCAAGATATTAAAGCTAAGATTTTAAGTCTTGCTCTTAGGATTGACCTTGGGTCACATCTATCTACAGAAGAAAGAGAAGCAATAGATTCTACAGTTAAACTAATAGATATGATTCAAGATCAAGCAATTGATAACACAGGAAATAATTACACAGTTAAACAGGTATATGGATCATAGTTATATGGAATCGTAGCTCAATCTGGTTAGAGCAAATTTCTCATAAAAATTCGGTTGCTGGTTCAAATCCAGCCGATTCCACTAAATAAATTGGTCTGTCATGCGAATAAGTATATGTAAGGCTGGCAGAGATATAGATAAGCTTTAGGTTTATATTAAAGGCAAACTATAACAAGGAGAGTAAATGATAATTGATATTTTTGTAAAAAAACCTGATGGTTCTTGGGCTTTTCAATGTTGTCATTCTCAATCTAAAACTTGTAGAGAAGCAAAGAAAGTCTTCTTACAAATGAACCCAAATTTTAATAAAAATAATGTTAGAGCAAAGGAGAACAAATGATTAATGAAAAAGACATTGAAGGTTTTGTAAAGTTAAACAGGTGGGATCTTGCTCATCTTGCCATTAAACATAACGAGGAAGAACTAAGTAAGCTGCGTGAAGAAGTAAAGTCTTTGCGTGAACAATTACAATTACTCAAGGAGATCAAATGAACAAAGATGCGATGACTTTTATTCTGATATGTGCTTGTATAATTGGTTTTATCAAAGGTATATTTCCAAGTGGAGGTGATTAATGACAAAATATAAAGAGAACGATGTGGTTGTTTGCAGAACGCCAGAAAATAACTTTGCGATTTACACTTTGTATAAACCTGTGAAGATTTATAAGAAGTGGTTAGCGACAGGTGCAGATAAGAACCTCTATCGGATACATGAAGATGATATTTTAGATAAAGATGATCGAGACAATGTTCTAGAGCTAACTAGTTATATTAAAGCCTTATCTGAATATCTATTTAGAAGTAAGGTTTATTAAAGGAGAATAATCATGAGATATACACAGGGTGAGTGGTCATTTGACCCAAATGAGTCAGAATTTTCGGATAAACACTATGTTTTTTGCCCTGCTGGTAAAACAATTTGTAGCATTTTTGGGCCACATGATGATCCAGAAGATGAGGCAAATGGAAATGCTTTACTTATTGCAGCAGCACCGAATATGCTCAATGCACTCGAAACTATATTCGGGATGTCCTCAGTACTTCCAGATGATAAATATTTTCGTGAGTTTGCGGTAGGTATGTGCCAAAACGCCATAAAAAAAGCAACAGGAGAACAAGCATGACCCACGAAGATCTTGACAAACTTATAAATGATCCCAAAACATGGGTGGTAAAGGAGTTTAATAATATTAGTAATATATATCTACATCTTGAACAGATTGAAATATTAATTGAGTCTACCACAGCATTACTTAGACAAAAACACAATGATAGTCTTCATTTTAAAGACTTTGAGAACACCAGAAAGTCTATAGAAGAAATCAATACTGTGCGAGATATATTGTTTGCAGCAGAAGAAAGAGAAAGGAGCAGAAACTAATGAAGTACAATATTTTAGCAAATGGAGAGTTAGTAGCGACAATGCAAGCTGATTTTAAGGATGCAAAATCCCCAATCCTTCTAGACGATGAAAGCACACCTTACCAAGTGGGCGATTTCAGCCACAGACCAAAGGTTGCTGCTGAGTCGATTCTGCTATGGGAAAGCTCAGTCAAGGGATCTCGCAGGGTATCTATACTCACAGATGATGAGGGAGAGCGATTTGTACTGGCCGATATTAGTATAGTTGAGGGTGTATAAAAATAGGGATTGAAACTTTTTAAAGGAGATATAAAATGACATCAATGGAAGATAAACCTGTTAAAGCTGGAAGACCAAAAGTTGCAGATAGTACAATACTTTACAACCTATACAGCATTGTAGACCGTGTAGAAAATACTATAAAGGAATCAGTTATTAATGTTTATGCAGATAGATATCGTGTAAACATCTGGCAGGGAACGAACAACCCATTCTTGCCAAAAGCTGGAACTATAGCTGCAAGCTACTTTATATCTGTTGATTCAAGCGGTAAAATAAAGATTTTCAACAGCTAAGAAGGAATCAGATGAAAATAGATAAGGCAATCGATATGCTTAATCAAGCAAAAATTGATGGAGCAAAAGATGTTATCTTTGCTTTTTGGGAAGCAAAAGAATTTAGCAGGAAAGCAAAGAAAACATTTACCAACAATATTGTTTGGTCAAACATAGCTGATTACATACACGACAACATGGATTGGAAATACATACATAATGAACTACAAAAAATGATAGATAAAATAAAAGTTAAAAATGAGTAAATAATTTCATCTGACAAGCGAATAAGTAAATAGAAAGGAGATCAAATGATTTTTTGGGAAGAAGAAATTGTGGATCATATATGTTACATAACAGGAACTACTAGAGATGTTGCCCATGCAATGGTAATGTCAAAAAGTTTTATATTTATACAAGGTTGGTCAATGGGCGAATCAGCATTAAATATAGCTAATAGGATTTTAAAGGAGTATGTCGATGAAAAAATTAGAAAGTCAAAAACAATTGTTTGAAGATGTCTTTGCGGTAGAGCATATCCATTCAAGCAAAAAGAAATTGGTTATTCGTACTGATGTGTTTGAAGATGGTCTTATCGTGCAAAAAGTATCTGCCAATTGCACAATGCTTTACATTAATGACCTTGATTATATGGCTAAGGGTGATGTTCTTGATGGGAGCATTCAGATAATATTCTTTCCAATATCGCACAAAGAATTGAACAAAAGGTTTAAGTTACTTTCAGAATGTATTTCAAAAAAGGAGATCTTATGTGGTACGAAGACAGAGAAAATCTAGTTGCTCTAGCCAATTATCTTAAAGATGATGGAGAATGGCGAGATTATAGCACTAAGGAACATAAAGATGATCCTATAAAGCGAATGATTTACTTTTTATCTAAGCCTTGGAAGTGGCAAGAAGAGTGGGAAAATTTTGAGAAAACTAAAAAACTTACTAGGAGTAATTAAATATGAGCCAGCAAATTGAACAGCTAACTAAAGAAGATGATTTCCCAATACACATTAGGGAAACACAAATTTATCACTACTACTCAAAAGACTCTAGGCTTTTAGGCTTAGTTCTTAAGATGGATGCAAAAATGAAGTCTTCATTGAATACCAAGGCAAACTATTTAGTCTGGAACAATGATCAATTTTTGGGGCAGTTCTTTACGAACAAAGAGATTATTGCACAGCTTAACTCTAAGGGAGCATAACATGAAAAATAGAAGGATCAGTATCACATCAAGCATTGTGAATGGCATTGAACAAATGCTAGAAAGCGATAGTATTGATCAAAACAATTTTCAACCTGTTTTAGAGTGGGTTCAAAACATTAAAAGATTCCCAATGCAAAAATACTCAGACCTATTTTTTGCAAAAGGATTATTACACAATTTGAATCTTCTCAAGACATTTTACTATCGTCATGTAGAAGAAAAGAATGGTCTTGTATATCATAAAAGTGTATTGGATGCGTTTGTGTATATAGACAAAGTTAATGAAAAGTATGGAGAAGTAGCTATACTTCCTGTGGATTTGAGTAAGAATGATAATGTGAGTCTTGTCTAAACTAGGAGGGTTTGTGATGACTATTAGGATTTTAATGTGCTTTGCTGCTATCTGTGCGTTTGGATGCGGAACGATAGAGCAGAGCGTTTCTACTAGCATTAGTCCATATGATAGTAGAGAAATAGAGAAGGTTAATGTTAGTTTTAAACATTGTTATGTTTTCCCAAGGTGATTTATGACCATAGAAAAAAAGAAGTTTATCTCTAGCGATACTGGATTAATATATTCAATATCTAAACCTAAATGGAAAAAGTATTTAAAACTAATGCTCGCCCATAAATTGTCTTTGTTAAAGAAAAAACAATTACCAAGGCCAGAAATAAAAAAGGAGGACATTAAATTAGTTGCATACAATGTATTTGATATTGATAAATTGATGCTGGATGACTGTATAGATACTGTGAAATCAGAACTTTCTAAACTAGGAAAATAAAATGAAAATGTATTTAGTTAATGGTTACAAAGATGCTACTATCAGAGCAGGATTTTTAGAAAAAGAGTGGACTAGTAAATCTGGAAAGAAACTGGTAACACTTAAAATACTTGATCACTACAAGGAACATTCAACAGTTTTTAGGACATATCACCGTGATAAGTTATCTGTAATGAAAGTTCTTGATGTTGATGATGAGTTATTAGCAAAGGAGAAAAAATGAGCAATTTAAGCGGATGGAAACAAAACAGAAGTATTACACCAGAAGAGTTTGTAAAAGCTTTTACTGAAAATGACACCTATGAAGCAATTGCAAAAAAGCTAAACATTAGCGTATCAGCAGTAAGGAACAGGGCTTATGCCTTAAAGCGATCTGGTGTTAATTTAAATACCAGCAAAAAGAAAGCCAGCGGTTCTTTTTTTGGCTCAAAAAAACTTGATGAAAAAAATGTTTTAGAGCTAAATAAAATGATCGATGAATCGAATAAGTAATTGTAACAATTGAATGGGGCTAGAAATAGCCCCAAAAATACCAAGGAGGAACAAATGGACTTCAAAAAAATTGCAAAAAAGAATGTTAAAGAGTTTATTCAGTCCGTAGATCAATTTCATTCATATGCGGGTAATTTATTGCACCTCTTAAAAAGTGTAAAGTCATCCTTAAAAAATAATGATACATGTTTTAATATCATGGAAGTACAGTCTACTGTTGAAACATTAAACGCTTTTATGGTTAATATGAATAGATTTTATGACAGAGTTGAATTTATTGAAGAACTAGAATTCGAAAAGGCGTTTCAAAAATGACTTTTAGATATCAAAGTTTTATTAGCTTTATGGTTTATGAAAACATAGAGCCTCTTGCACAATTAAAGTTGAAATATTTTGCTAACTATCAAGATATTCCAATGATGGCAAACTATGAAGATAAAGTAGAATATTTTTATGCAGGGCAACTATATTCTGATGATCAAAACTTTGACATAGATCAATATGTGCTTTCTTTACCAGTTGTAAATGTTGAAGACTTAAATGAATGTAGAGACATTGTTGAAATATGTTCAAGTAGAAAAATAGGTCAACTTGAACAATACTTAAGAAATAAAGTATTCACAGAAGAATTTTTTTCTATGTTGCCAACAACAACAAGTACAACAACAACTACTGTTACAACTACAACTGTTACAACAACACCATGCCCAACAGGCGTACCAAGTAGAATGTACTACATAAACGCAACAAACATTTGTGCAATTTGTGTAGCAACAAATGAATTTGTATGCAGTCCATATGAAAATTATAATTATGTAAATTGTTTAAATTCAATAAACAGTTACAATAGTGGAAATATAAATTGTACAACCACTCAAATTCCTACTACAACTAGTACAACATTGATACCAACAACTAGTCCAGAACCAACAACGCCTACGCCTTAAAGCTACAAGTTAATTATTGTTTAGCCATATATTCTTTGTGCTTTTTTTCAAACTCAGATATTTTTTCTTGTGGTCCAACATATGTAAATTCTTCTTTTTTATAATGTCTTATGAGGGTTAAAACATGCTTTGACAAAAGATTTAAAACTTTTTGTGCATCACTACTAAGTAGTGCATCTGGCCAAACTTCTTGACCCATTAACATTGATAGTCCAAGATCATTATTCTCGGCTGTAACAGGATAAAACATAAGACCAAGATTATTTGGCCTTATTTCTTCTCCACCAGGAATCAAGTTTAAGATATATGCACATGACCAATCTCTACAAATGCTTGGTCTAGTATCATAAACTCCACAACCGCCATGATCTGCCCTATCTTTGCAATTGCAAAAGGCTGGCTTGTTAAGCTCTCTAACCTCTAATATGTTGCAACATACATCACAATTGCCACATGTTTTTTCTACTTGTTTAAGTTCCATAATTAACCTTGTTTGAATTTGTTTAAAAGTATAATATATATAAAAGGAGATCAATATGAAATGTTTTTTTTCAGCAATTAGTTTTATTTTACTGGCTTGTACATTAAATGCTCAACAAATTATGTACAGACCATTACAACAACAGGCGTATGGTTACAACTACAACAACTATAATCGCCCTAATAATAACCAAAGCTATTATCCAAGTAATCCTATTCAGAAAACTCCAACTGGATATTTATATTATCCATTAACCAATTTGCCACCATTACAATCAAGTGGATACACATTACAAAATACTCAGCCGTATATTGGAATGTATTACTATAGCCCTAGTTTATGGTTAAAATAAATGTTTAACGAAGATGATTTAAATAAGTGGAAAAGTTCAAAACCATTTAATCATTTAGTAATAGACAATTTTTTAGAAAGCTCATTGGCTATGCAAATAGCTGATGAGTTTCCTTCTATTAATGATGACTTTTGGTTTTACTACAATAATGCGATTGAAGTTAAAAAAGCCTGTGATATGTGGTGCAAGTTTCCAAAATCAATATATAAAACAATATTTGAATTAACAAGCAAAGAATTTGTAGACTCTCTATCTAACTTAGTTGGCAAAAAAGTTTGGGCAGACTATGGCTTAAATGGCGGTGGTATACACGCTATGGGCAATTCTGGAAAATTAAACCCTCATTTAGACTACAACATACACCCAAAGCTTGGATTACAAAGAAAGATAAATTTAATAATATATTTAACAAAAGATTGGGATACCTCTTGGGGTGGAGCTATAGAGCTATGGTCACACGATGAAGAAAATAAAAAACCAAAACAGATTGAAGTTAAAATAGATTGCACTTTTAATAGAGCATTATTGTTTGATACAACTCAAAATTCTTGGCATGGAATATCAGATCAAATCACATGTCCAATTGACAAATCAAGAAATTCAATAGCAATATACTATGTTTGTGAACCAGACATTGGAAGCGAAGATAGAAATAAAGCTTTGTTTGCCCCAACAGAAGATCAAAAGGGCGACAAATTAGTTGAAGAGCTTATAAAACAAAGACTTTTGGGAAAGTACAAAATATAGTAAATATTAATGTGCCTTGAGCGAATAGCTTTATGTACAAAACATTTACTTTTATAGGAGGATACAATGGAATCAAAAGCACCAATCGAAATCAATGGGGAAAAATATCTGCTGTTTGCAAGCGAAAATGTTAAAAGGCTTTTAAGAAAGAATAAGGTTGCAGCAGTAACCATTCTTGAAGAGTTTATTAACAAACCATTCACAAAGCTTGGAACATCTAACATTAAAAGGATTGCAGAAACAAACTTAAGCATCTTGAACATTCAAGCAACAGAGTTTGAATCTCAAGAAGAAATCAAATGCTTTATCTTGCATTGTATTGGTAACTATACACAAATGTTGCCAATATATCCAAATAAGTGGTCAGTAATGTTGGAATGTGGACATAAAGCAATCTTTGACGAAACAGTTGATTATATCTGTAAAGATCATGTTGTCACATGTTTTAAGTGCGATAAAAAATAATGAAACCAATTAATGTTTTTGCAATTGTTTTTATTCTTATTGCTGGATTCTTTTATAGGGAATCACAAGCTTTAAAAAATTCTGGAAAAAGAGTAATATCAAAACTTGAAAAGATGGAACTATGTATTAATCCAGAGATGTTTAAAGATAATGAACCTATGTATTCTGATGCTGATAATATTAAAATTAGAAGCATAAAAGAAATAAAAGAAATAATCAAACAAGAATTTAATATTTTTTAGTTTGTAAGAAAAACACACACATATTTCTTACAAGGAGGTTTGATGTTAAAAGTATATGATATGTTTTCGGGGATAGGTGGATTTGCTCTAGGATTTCAAAAAGAGGGCTTTAAAATATCTGCTTTTGCAGAGTTAGATAAGTATCCTTCTGAAGTTTTAGCTAAGAATTTTCCAAATATCCCCAATTATGGAGATGTAACAAAAGTAAAATATGAAAAAGATCAGTTTGATTTAATTGTTGGGGGTTTTCCCTGCACAGACATATCTATAGCAAGCCAATCAAAGGAGGGTATATATGGAAAAAGATCGTTCCTATGGAAAGAATTCTTCCGAGCAGTTAGAGATGTTCAACCAAAATACTGTGTCATTGAAAATGTCTTTATGCTGCTTGGAAGAGGGCTTGAAACGGTATTACAAGACCTTGCCAGCATCGGGTACGATGCGACTTATACAACGCTCGATGCCCAATACTGTGGAACAGCCCAACGAAGGCGTAGGGTTTACATTTTGGGGGTGCGTGATGGAATCCCCGCCAATAGCGATATACTCCAGTTTGGCCCTCGTAGTACTAGAACCTGTCAACAAAGCGTGGAACTTGTCAAAAAGAGCTTTGAATGGAATTTTAAAAAGAGCATGTGGTTCAATGAAACCTTTGCCTACTTTACTCGCCAAAGAAGTGATCAATTTGATGAATGCGGAGTCTCATCAACCTTAACAAAAAGAGATTATAAATCATTTACAGATTTAGTAGTTTCTAATGGAAATATACGCAGAGTAACGCCTACAGAGAGGCTTCGCCTCATGGGTTTTCCTGACGATTGGCACATTGAAAGTGCTTCAAATACAGATAAATATAAATATAATGGTATGCATGTACCTTCAGTTAGATACATTGCTAAATGTTTAAAGGAGTATCATGAATGTTTGAGTTCTCAAAAATAGCAGAAAAGTTTGACGAACACTTGTCTGGACAACTATATTGGCACAGTAATTTTGTTAATCATTTCTTGCCAGAAATTGCATCGGTATTTATGGCAGAAGAAACAAATTGTTATGATTTTGGGGCAAGCACAGGTAATGTAGAGTTGGCTTTATCAAGTATGATTAAGTCGAGAAACATAGACTATATACCTGTGGAAAAATGCAAGGAAATGGCAGAAAGATATAAGGGCGAAAGCGAAGTGGTCGTTGATGACTTCCTTAATATTTATATGGAAGAGTTTTCATTTGCTACATGCATTTTGTCTCTATGCTTTATTCATCCATCAAAAAGAGAAACATTTATTGATTCTTTAAAAAATAATTGTATGATTGGCGGTGCTTTTGTAGTTTTGGAGAAAATGAAATCTAAGGGTGGATATTTAGGAACAGCTTTAAATAGAGTTACATGGCGTAATAAGATTGAAAATGGTGAATCTTTAAAGATGGTGATTAACAAAGAGCTTTCTTTAAGTGGTGTACAATATCCGCTAAGTGAAAAAGAACTTGAAGGATTTGAGCTAATATGGGCTTATGGTGATTTTCGTGCTTATATTTGGATAAAGGAATTTTAAAATGGATGAAGAATTAGATTATCATTGTTCTGAATGCGGTATTCAAATTTCGGAATGGATGCTAAGAGATGTTGATGGTGTTACAATTGACACATGCTTAAATTGTGCAATTAAAACATCGTTAATGTTATGTCCTGTGTGCGATAAAAACATAGGTATGACGAATGTAGATCGTGCAAATAGAATACTTGGTGAAGGATGGGAAGAGATGTGCGAAGAGTGTGCAAAAGCATTTATTGAAAAATAGCCAAGTTTTATTGTGTCAACAATGGGGTATTTATAATGGAAGACTGTAAAAAATGGTATACTTGTTCTTACTGTGCATTTAAATTCTACTGGGAAGGTTTAGAAGATCCAGAACAATGCCCAAAATGTAGATGTGAAAAAATTATTTTAATAAAAGAAAAATAAAATTTTATAAAAACTTTAGGGAGCATAAATGACAATCAACAGAAGAATATTTTATGCTTGCCAAGCAGTTGGAATTGGTGACAAAGACGGTGCAAATTTTACTGTTGCTCATGGTGTTCAGAGCGTTGGAATAAACACACAGTTTAACTTAGAACAAATTTTTGAAGTTGGTATGATTTCAATTTATGAAAATGTTGAAAATGTTCCTGATGTTGAAGTAACTTTAGAAAAAGTATTAGACGGAAGGCCACTTCTTTACGCTTTAGCAACAGCGAGTGCTGCTGGAACTACCTTATCAGCAAAATCAGTAGCACAATGCTCTGTAGCGTTAGCTATTTTTGATGACACATCTGTAGCTGCAACTGGTACAGCAAAAGCTGGTTGTGTAATGAAAAGTGGTGTTGTAAGCCAAATAACATATAAAATAGCAGTTGAAGGAAATGCAACAGAATCTATAACCATTGTTGGAAATCATAAGATTTGGACAAATGCTTTAAGCCCATCAAATGGAGAATGGTACATAGATAATCTTCCGGCAACAAATGTTCCAGATGATGAACCAGATTTAACCGTACAAAGAAGACAGCATGTTAACATTGGTGCTTCAAAAATACCAAATTGCATACCAGCAATATCATCGTTTCAATCAATGTCTGTTAGTGCAAATATAACTAGAGAAAAAATACTTGAGCTTGGAAGCAAAGTTCCATATTTTAGATATGCAAAATTTCCAGTAGAAGTAACAGCAGAATTTGAAATTATAGCAAAAAAGGGTGATCAGATAGGCGTTGTTGAAGATGCCAATAATCTTACAGATGAAGAAATAAAATTGGTTTTCTTAAATGGAACAATAATAGACCTTGGAAAGAAGAATAAGTTGCAATCTGCAAATTATCAGGGTGGCGGTACAGATGGTGGAAATGCAACGATAACATATAGTTTTAAAACATTTAACGATTTTACCGTAACAGATCCAGCAACATGAATAATATTGAGCAAAAACAAATTAAAACTTTGGAAGATTTCAATCTTGAATTGCAATTTCATTTTACATTGCAATATGAAAGAATCAAAAAGCTTGAAGAAGCCATAAAAACTCATCAAGAAGAAATGGAAAACCATTGGTTGTATGCTGGTATAGATAAAAGGCAAGTTCCAGATTGGGATACCAATAAAAAACTTTGGGATTGTTTGTAATCATATGGGTAAACAGACATGGATACAGATGATTCATATATAATCATATTTACAAACGAAATGCTAAAGTCTATTGGTATAGACACAAATCAAGATGACATTGATGTAAAGATAGTGGTTGAAAACGGAACTATTAAAGTATTGAGAAAAGAAAATGTTGTTTGATAACTACATTTGTGCTTTTTTTCAATATGTATGTTACGCAATAGTATATTTGCTTATAATGAAATTAATAAAAGATATATTAAATGAGGATTCCGATAAATTTTTTTGAGTGTTAAACGAATAACAGTATGTGTAAGGAATACATAACCCAAGGAGAAAAGATATGATGATTTACGATTGGCTTTTTGGCAAGGAAAAGAAAAAGAATTGTGGAGGTTGCAAATTAAAGCAACAAGATAAATCAATAGCAGAATTTGTTTCTGAGCTTAACTTGCTAAAAGCAAAATTTAATGACTTAGAGTTAGATTATATTGAGTTAGAAAATATTAATGCATCATTAATTTCTTCTAATGAGGAACTAAAAACTAAAAATAACGAACTAATATCTGTACTGTTAAAAGTATCTGATATAGCAAGAGTTAGTGTTGAATGTAATAAAAAGGGATATTAACTGAAATTATAAGGTGTCTGGACTTATGTTGGTGGGAAAAGTCTTACTGGTTGTGTTGACCAGAGACACCTTATGATAAATTTTAGGAGGAATTATTATGGAAATTGGAAGTTTAGTTTTTGCTAGAAAGTTGAATGAAGCTTTTACTATTTATACAGATTCTGGTGATATAGAGGTTACCATTAAAGAAATAAATGTATCTTCAAATCAAGTTAGAGTGCGTATTAGAGCACCAAAAAACATTAAAATCATGCGAGATAATGCAGTTGATTTAAAACCAAAAGACATATTGTTCACACCAACAATTCCAAGATCGGAGAAAAGATGAACAGAAGACATTTTATAAAACATACGGCTGGAATTTCAGCACTTTCTTTTGTGAGCAAAGTTAAGGCACAAGAAGAAACGCTTAAAAAGTCTGGAAAAAAGCTTATTGTATTGTGGATGGGCGGTGGTCCTAGCCATATGGATCTTTGGGATTTAAAGCAGGGTCAAGCAAATGGTGGTGAATTTAAACAAATACTTACTTCAGCAAATGGGGTTAGCATTAGTGAAGTTCTTCCAACAATCGCTTCTCAGTTTCACAATTTAGTTGCTGTTCGATCTCTTGTGACTAACGAAGGAAGTCATGAGAGAGGAACTGTTTTAATGAATACTGGGCATCAACCAAGCGTTGTTGTGCAGTATCCATCCATTGGATCAGTAACATCTTCGCTTTTAACATCAAAAGAACTACCCTTACCAGGATTTATTGGTATTGGAAATTCAGCACAAAGAATTGGGCCAGGATTTTTAGGAACAAATCTTGCACCATTCACGGTTCAAAATGCTGGAACTCCACCAGAAAACATTAAAGCACCAAAGGAAATAGATGATGAAGAAAGACTTAGACGAAGACAAAGACTGTTTTATACATTGGAAGACGATTTTTCGGAAAGAATTGCACCTCACATTAAAAATAGTGTGGCTAGAGAAGCTATGGGCAATCATGCTCAATCTCATTCTAATATCTATGGCAAAGCCTTTGATCTTACACTATCTCCGCTAAAAACAATCTTTGAACTAAAAGACGAAAATCCTAAAACGATTGAGTCTTATGGTGGTAGAGGAAATAACTTTGGAATGGGTTGTCTTCTTGCTAGAAAGTTAATTTCTAAAGGAGTTAGCTGTGTACAAATCGACCTGGGTGGATGGGATAATCATAGCAATATCTTTAGTACTATTAGGAATGGGAATGGGAATCGTCTTGATATGGGCATGGGATATTTGGTCAAGGACTTGGTAGATATGGGTATGTGGAAAGATACTGTAGTTATGTGGATGGGCGAGTTTGGTCGCACACCTAAGATCAATCAGAATGCTGGTCGTGATCATTGGGCCAGATGTTGGTCTGTGGTTCTTGGGGGTGGTACTATCAAAGGTGGACAGGTTTATGGATCTACAACCTCTGATGGCATGGACATTAAAGACAAGCCTTGCAGCATTTCAGATATTTATGCTACAGTGTACAAAGCTTTGGGTTTAGACCCAATGTTTCAAATTCGAGATAATTTAGGGCGACCAATACCTATATCAGAAGGAAAATCGTTAGATATATTTTGATTAATTATTCTTTATGCTTATATGGTAAATTTGTAAATTCTGTTGAAGAATCTTTAAACAGTATGGAAAGGTTCTCAACAGGATTGCTTGAATTTTTTTCAAAATTAAATCATNTAAATTTAAAAGCTGTTCCATTTGATTGGAGAACAGANCTTAATCCAGAAAAAACATTTNATAAAATTCCAAAAAGCGATTTTTTATTAACATCTTTATACACATNAAATGTTGTAAACAATAATTGTTTAGCAAAAGAAAAAGTTAATTATAAAACTTCAACCTTTTTAGAAAATAAAAGTTNGTGGGATTATTCATTTGCAAATNTAAGGGAAAGTTCTCCAGAGTGTTATATTCCATACCCATGCTCAAAAAGATTGTTTAAANACGAAGAAAAAATAGCNAAAACAATTCTTTTAGACGATCACAATCAACAAATAGGTTTTGGAAAAGACATATCTGTAGAAATAACAGATTGGTTAGAAGAAATTGTGAGTGAAGGATATAAGATTTATCAGCTTACAAAAAAAAATGATAAGCCACATTCAAAAATTATAGAACCAATATTTAAATGTAATTATAAAGAGTACATGGAAAAAACATCTAGAATAGAATCTTTTATACTGACACACCCAGGAAGTTACGAAAACTCTGTAATTGATATGGTTGCAAGAGGAACGAGGGTATTAGTTCCTATAGATCAAGGAATATTTAAGAGATATGACAAGACAGAAGGATTTGTTCCAATAGAAATAATTAAAGACTTTGAATTAGGAACATTTAAAAATAAAGAACAATTGATAAATTTAATAAAAAAACCGATAGATAATTCTAATCTTCAAAACCATATATCTATGATGACAGATATGGAAGAAGCTGTTTTGACAATAGACAGAGTTTTTCAAGATATAATAACAAACAACAACAAAACATCTTGATTATAAAATTTTTTTTGATAACCTAAATTTTTAACAGGAAGAACGAATAGTATACCAATGGCATGTTGCCAGAGGTTTCTGTTCTAACTATAGGAGGTGTGTTATGTTTAGTTTTGTTTTGGGTATCGCTTGTGCTGCGAGTGTTGAGTCCATTGACATTATTAAGATTCGTGGTGGATCTTCTTGCTCAAATGGATCGTGTTCTGGATCTGTTTTTACAGAAGCAACTAAATCTTCTAAGGTTGAAGTTGTTAAAAAACAGGAAGTTGCAACTAAATCTTGCAATCAGAANACANCTTGTGCCAAGAAATCAAAATTTAAGATTTTTAAAAAGGCNTGTCGTTAAAAATAAATGTAAAAGGGGGGCTTTTGCCCCCTTTTTATATTGAAATGGATAGTAAAAAATGAACAAAGAATTAACAAATAGTTGGCAAGGTGGCAATAAAACAGAAATAGATTTAAGCAGATTAAATATTGATGGTTATAAAATAGACTACAACAATGCAACTTTTTTAGGCAAACGATATGAAAAAGTTTTTAAACCACTAACAGGATTTTCTTTATATAATGTACTTACAAATGAAGAAGTGTTAAAATCATCAGAGATTTTAAAAGCACACATTAAAAGAATTAAAGAAAATAACTCAAGTTTAAAAGATTTTGAAATTTGTGACCTTGAAAATTTTCAAAGAATGTTAGAAATTTATGGCAATAATGGATTTTGCTTATATTCTTGGTACTAATATGTATTACGCATATATTCAATATGTTAACAACAATATGGAAGTTTGCAAAAAACCTATTGGAAAAATAGAAAACTCTGAAGATATAGCTACAAAAGTTATTCAAGACATATATATGTTAGAGTATATGTATATGCCAATGGCAATTTTAATAGTTGAAGAGGATGGAAAAACAATATTAAAGTATTCAATAGAAAAAATTAATGAAAAATTCTTTCTTGTTTCGAGGTAAAAATGAACATTGATTCCTTGTTAGAAAGACTAAACAAAAAAATAAAAAATAGCATAACATTTAGAAAAACAGACGAAAAAATATTATTGATTTATTATAAAAATGAAGCGTATAAAAGATTTTTAACAAATCAAATTTTACATTTTTGTAATGAAAACAAGTTAGAAACATTTGATGTATCTCCATACAAATGTGATATTGTTAATTCATGTCATCTGTATAAAGAGAGTGATTTTTACCTAAATATGTTTTATGAAATAAAAATGAGTAAAAAAGTAGCTTATAATAACATTGTTGTTTTTAAAGACATTGACTCTTTTATTTCTGACGATAAAACAATTGGTTTAGTAGAGTATATAAATGATTTTAAAAAATCGATAAGTGAAAACACAAAGTTTGTAATTGTTATGACTAACAAAAGACAAACAATGAAACCATTTTGTAAGATTGACCCAAGTTTCTTAGCTATTGATTTTTATGGTTGTTTGACAGAAGCAGCAATTTTTGATGTTTCTAAAAAAACACCAGAAGAATCTTTAAAAGAATTAACTCAAGATGAAAACAAACTAGGAGAAATAAATGAGGATTGATGTTTTGTCAAGAATGAGTTTTAAATCTGGAACATTAATATTAATTCAAATTGAAGATTTGAAAAGGTTGATAGATAAAAAAATTAACAAGAAGATAGATGAATATGAAATAATATGTGATGTAGTAGAAAATGGTGGTGAAATGGTTGGTATGGACCCATATGAAAATGTTTCCATAGGAAAAATGTATACTCTTGATGAAGATGGTGGAAATTCTACAATTTTAAGAGTTGGTCCAGTTATAAACAAATCAAGAAGACTTTTAAACACTGGTGAAAAAACAGCACAAGAATATTGCATATATAAAAAAAATAAAGAAAATATAGACATGAGTGAAATAGGTGATTTTTTCATGAAAGAGTTAGAGAATTATAAAAAGGAGATGCTTTAAAGTGAAAACTGATAAAATAACAACTAGAATTGAAAACGGTAATAGTTTAGCAGATAAAGTTGCTAAATATTTAAATTTTAGATTTAAGTATGAATTTGAAAAAGCCTCTATTGAAGAAGACAAAAAGTTAATGATTGATTATAAGTGTAAAAAAAGCAATAAAACTGCACAAATGAAATGTCGTGAAAATAAATCTGATATTATTTATGAGGCAAAAAGATTTTATTCTAACAATGCTTCATCATACGAAGAAGCAAACGGCAGAGATGTTCGAACTGAGGCAACATTATACATATGTCTTTCAGCAGATAAGAGACAAATAATAGTTGCGGAAACAGAAGCAATCAAAAAAATAGTCCAAAAAGAAATACAGAAATTAGAAATAACATTACATCAAGTAAAACAATATGAGCAAGAGTGTGCATTTACTAGGAACAAAACAAAAAAATTGGCTTCAAACAAATCTAGGATTGAAGTGTGGTTTAAAATTGATGAAGGAATAGACTCAAGGCATTATAGTAAATTGCTTGTTTTTATACCCTACTCTGCTATATTTGAATCTGTAGTGATTGATTTAAGAAATAATGAAAATATTGAAGATGAGAGGACTTGGAAAAATGGATGATGAAATTATGTTTAATCAGAGAATACCTAGTTTGCTTGTTGTTGACAACTTTTATAAAGATCCAGATTGGATAGTTGAAAAAACAAAAGATTTTGATTTTAAAGAAGAAAACAAATTCTACAAAGGAAAAAGAACAACAGGTTGTTTGTTTCCTTATGTAAAAGAAGAATTTGAAAAGTTATTGCAAGTACAAATAGTAGATTGGTTAAATCAACCAATGAATGGTGTTTTTCAAATAACATCTGGAAATGACCCATTGGTATGGCATAGTGATTCACAAGATTATGCAGCAGCAGTATACTTAACCAAAGATGGTCCAACAAATGCTGGCACATCATTTTGGAAAGATAAAAAATATGGATGTAGAAGACCACCAAGTCATCCTTTAGAAAATAAACAAGGAATAAATGATTCAGACATATACACACAATACAACTTATTAAATGAAGACAATTGGGAATTAGTGGACAGGGTTGGATCTGTATACAATAGACTGGTTCTTTGGGATGGAAAAATGATTCATTCAGCAACAATGTACGGTGAGTTTTCTAGGTTGGTTCAACTGTTCTTTTTTAATGTGAGAAAATAATGCCATACTTTTCTATAGTTACACCAACACACAATACACAGTTTCTTGCTAGACTCTCTCGTTCTATAGCAAGGCAAACATTTAAAGATTTTGAATGGGTGATTGTTCCTAATGGAAACGCCAATATTGATATTGAATCTTTGGCTTTTAAACCAAGAATTTTAGAATCAAAAAACCCTAATTCAAAATTAATTGGACTCTTCAAAAAAGAAGGGTCTATGGGATCAAACGGTACTGTAGTAGTTGAAGTTGATCATGATGATGAGCTAACAGAAGATTGTTTGCAAGAATTGTATAACACATTTAATTCAGATGAAACAATTGATTTTGCCTATTCAAATTGTGCAGAAATAGACCCTGATGGGAAACCATTTGTTTATTCTGATTATTATGGTTGGAGAAATAGACCTTTTAAGTATCATGGAAAAGATCTTTTAGAATTAATATCTTTTGATTCAACTCCAGCATCATTTTCTAAAATTTGGTTTGCCCCAAATCATGTTCGTGCTTGGAAAAAATCGTTTTATGAAAAGATTGGTGGTCATAATGAAACAATGGAAGTTTTAGATGACCATGATATTCTTTGCAAAACATATATACAAGGAAATGTTAAACACATAGATAAATGCTTGTACATTTACTATAAGCATAAGAACAATACTTGTTATGGTGAAAAGAATGCTTTTATTCAAGAAGAAACATTAAATATTCATGATAGGTATATCTATTCATTAGCTGAGAAATGGTGTGATCTTAATGGTTTGCTTAAGATAGACCTTTGTGGTGGTTTTAATCCTCCAAAGGGGTACAAGTCGGTAGACATGCAGAACGCAGAAATTATACATGATTTAAACGATCCTTGGCCTTTTAAAGATGGCGAAGTGGGATTGATAAGGGCACATGATGCACTTGAGCATTTAAAAGACCCAATCCATGTTATGAAAGAAGCATACAGATGCCTATGTCCAATGGGTTGGTTTTTGACACAAACTCCATCAACGGATGGAAGAGGTGCTTTTCAAGACCCAACACACATATCATTTTGGAACAGTAACAGTTTCTGGTACTACACAAAAAGAGATCAGGCAAAATATATTGGAACACCAGTAAGATTTCAAGCAAATAGAATTAAGAACTTTTATCCAAGCGAATGGCATAAAACACACGATATTCTTTATGTAAAAGCCGATCTGTTAAAAGTTCCAGATGAAGCATTAAAAATGAGAGTTCCTGGTGAAGTATCAATATGAATCACATATATCAACTTCCACAGTTTGGCGAAGATTGGTTTAATTATAAAGACTTTTATAAGTCAATGGTTGAAAAGTTTCCTTCTGGAAGTAAATTTATTGAAGTTGGATCATGGAAAGGAAAAAGTTCAGCTTATCTTGCTGTAGAGATTATAAACTCTGAAAAAAACATAAAATTAGATTGTATAGATACATGGATGGGGAGTAATGAAAATGTACACATAAATGATTTATATGTAAAATCCAATTCTTTATATGAATTGTTTATTGAAAACACATCTTCTTTGTCTTCTGTCATTAATCCAGTTAGAATGGATTCTATTTCTGCATCAAAAAATTATGAAGATAAAACAATAGATTTTATATTTATAGACGGTAGTCACGATTATGAAAGTGTAAAAGCAGATATAAATGCATGGTTACCAAAAGTTAAAATTGGTGGCATTATATCTGGCCATGATTATGGTTCTTGGAAAACTGTAACAAAAGCGGTTGATGAATTTTTTCTAGACAAGAAAATTTTAATTGATAAAGATTGTTGGATTTACGAAAAAATTTAAAAATGGAGAATGCATATGATACATAATAGTTTTATTGGCACTGGTGAATTAATTGACAAAATCACAATTTTAAAAATAAAATGCTCAGTAATAAACAATGAAAATAACATTAATCAATTAGAAAGTCTTTTAACTATTTATAATCAAATACCAGAAGATTTAAGAATTAAGATTATTGAATTTGAAGAAGAACTATTTTATATAAATAAAGTAATATGGAAATATGAAAATATAGTAAGATCAAAAGTTAACGATGAAGAAATTTTAAAAGCTGCAAAATCTATATTTGAGTACAACGACAAAAGAAACAAATTAAAAAAGTTAATAGACGAAGAAACTATAAGCGGTTTCTTTGATGAAAAAATGCATGAAGCAAATTAATTTTTCCAGTTTTCTTCAAGGTTATTATAAATTTTTTCTCTAAAATCAAAATGTTTTTGAATAGAATTACATGCAGCCAAATGAAATCCAAAAGAATCATTGTTTGTTTTTGACCAATGTTGTTCAACTGAAAATTTACAAGCAGTATCAATGTCTGCATATTTAAAACCAAGATCTATCATTCTCTTATATATTGTACAGCACAAGAAAACATCTTCAGCATGATCACAATATAGGTCGCCAATAATTTTTGATGCTTGATCNATAAACGCTTTTGATCTTAAAGAAAATCCACCGTTACCAACATGGTTTATGCCATTTGGAGAATGAGGCCAAGTAGCACCAATGTAATCATATTTTAAAAAATCATCTGTCCATTTTTCTGGTTTATAAATTAAACCATCGTGTTGAACAATTAATGCAAATTTTGTTTCTATGTATTTTGGAAATTCTTTGATCATAAAATTATCGTATTCTCTAGCAGACGATATTTTATTTATGTTTACATATTCAATACCATATTCTTTTAACTTATAATGTTTTATGTCTGAAAAATAAATTGCTTTATTGAAAGAAATTCCACAATCTGAAAAACAATGAATTATTGATTTTGCAGCATTGTTATAGTTCTTGCAATCGACTACACAAATTGTTATATCATTTAAATTAATCAAAATGCTCCAATCAATTAAATAATTTGACAGATGTACGAATAGTAATATATTACAATTTTAAAGGAGTTAATCAAGATGAAAGCTATAATAAAAGATTTTGTTGGTAATTATTTTTGCAGAGAACCAGAAGTTGGATTAACAAAAATAAAAAGTAATGCTTATATTTTTGATTGTTATAACGAAGAACATTCAAAATTAATATTAGAAAAAACAAAAATGTTTATATCCAATAACGATTTAACATTAGAGTTTGTTGAAATGACAGAAATAAATTTAAGTTTTTAAAGGAAAAAAATGAATATATTTGTATTAGATAAAAACCCAAAACAAGCTGCTGAGTGGCATATGGACAAACATATAGTTAAAATGCCTTTAGAAACAGCACAAATTTTATGCACTATTCTTAATAGTCATGGCATTATGACACCCTATAAATCAACTCATGTTAATCATCCTTGCACACTTTGGGCAGGGAAAAGTATGGGAAATTTTATTTGGTTGTGCGAACTAGGGATACATCTTTGTGATGAGTATTCTTACAGATATGAAAAAGAACATAAGTGTAAAAGAATTATAGAAGAATGTTTGACATTCGCATGTAAAATACCAAATATTGAGATGACAGAATTTGTTCAAGCTATGCCAGAAGAAATAAAGTCAAAAGATCCAATAGAGTCATATAAAATGTATTATATAAAATTTAAATCCCATATAGCAAAATGGAAAAAAAGAGAGATTCCAAATTGGTACAATGTGATATTATGAAAATTAAAAAAAATAGGCAAAAAAAAGCCAGACGAATAATGATATTGGCATCTATTAGAATGTCAAAAAGCATTGGAGTAAAGTTCAATAGAGTTTGTATGGAAGAAATAAGAGATGTTTATATGGATATGTTTGGAGTGGATAGTTTAATCAAACGATTTGATATAGCAAGCATTGTTGCCTAATTGTTTTTTTTTCTTTTGTCTACAATAAATAATATATCATCAGCCCTATTTTTTATATCTCTAAGATCATGAACATAAATGTTATCAATTAAATCTTCATGAACATGTTCTATTAATGTGTCAATCCAAGAAATTTCTTGAACATCTTCTATTATAATAATTCCATTTTCATTTAATTTACTTTGATAACCATCTAAAAATGAAGTCATGCTTTTTAAGGTATGAGGACCATCATCAATAATTAAATCAAAAATATTTTCTGGAATAGAGCTTATAAATTTTTCATCATAAGCATCTCTATGCAATATTTTCAATCTTTCTTTTTCTTTAAAAATATCATTTTTATTATTTATATCTATTCCATAAATTGTAGCATTCGAAAAATAATCTTTCCACAATAATATACTTCCACCATGATCAATACCTATCTCTAAAATATTTTTAGCAGACTCTTGTATTTCATGAAATAATTCAGAGTAAATTTGATCAATATAAGAATGAACCGTGTTTTTATCGGTGTAAAAATGTTTTGAACTATAAATTTCAGATAATGTTTTCATTGTTGCTACCTTTTTGGTGACTTGGTTTTAATTCCAACCTTATTGTATTCGTTACGCATTTTTGGATTATCATCTATGGCGAAAAGAACTTTTTCTTTAATGCTTTCAGCATGTTTTTTCTTAGATTCATTTTGATCTTTTGGATTATTACCAATGTTATTCATCATTAATCGATTGTATTTAACTCCAGCTTTTTTAAGTGCTTCTATTGTGTCTTTCCTGTCTTTTTCTGGTCTGCCTGTTATTATATAGATTTTATTTTGTTTTGATAACTCATTAACATAATCAACCATCTTTTTAATTGGGTATATACCATTACGCAAAATAGTGTTGTCAATATCGACAATTACTACATTTGCATTAGATAGGTACAGTTGTATGTCTTCTATTATGCTCATATTAATTTATTGTAAACATGTTTGTAAAATTTGAAATTTTCATATAATATCTCCTTAATATTTATATACACCAAAAAAACAAGTGTAATTTTAATTGTGTCTACCTATAATCTTATCAAAAAATCCAATTTTTAAATTATTTTTTAAACAATATTTTTCTACATCTTTTATAAAATAAGAATCTGACATATATGATGAACTCCATTTTATTTTTTTTGCTATTTCTGTTTTAACCATAGCATTTAATGTATCTATATTTCCAATATTGATTTCATTTTTTTCAGGAACAATTTTAAAAATATTGTGAGCTATTTTAAATATTAACATGCCGTAGTCTCTATTATAAATTTCATCATGTGAAAATGAAAAATAGTCTTCTTCAATAACATTGTCATCGTCTAACCATATTGTGTAATCTCCAGTGCATTTTAAAATCATTGCATTTCTTTGAACATTTCCATAATTTTGACCTTTTGGTTTTTCTGTAAAGTTGTAAGTAAAACGACTATCGTTCATATTTAACACACAACATTGATCATCCTGACTATAGCCATCAGAACAAACAAGGACTTCATAGTTATCATAATCTTGATTTATAACACTGGTCATTGCACGATTAAGCAAGGGAGTTCTTTTATATGTTGGGATTATTATTGAAAACTTTATCATTTTTAATTAGGTTCTCTCTAAAAAGTTTTTAAAAATTGGAAGTTTATTGTTGTTTACAATTTCATCTTTATAACCTTCTTTTGTTAAGATTATTCCAAAAATTCTTTCAAAAGCACAAGAATCTATTTTGTTTTGTGGCAATAAATTTTCTATTCCGTTTTTATAAATAATGTCTAGAATTGTTTTTTTTGCAAAAAATATAGATCCAACAATTGTTATAAATTCTTCTGGTATTTTAAGCCATTTTGTTTTATCTAAATATTTTATTGTTGATTCAACATGAATGTCTTCGCATCCAAACCAATCATAAACATAATTATAAACATATATATTGCCATCTAATTTTTTTATGCTTTCTTTTAATTCGCAAGAGTCATGAATAAGTAAAAATCTTTTGTAATCAAAATTTTTATACGCATATAACAATGCACCAGCTTCATAATTTTTATTTTTAATATCTGCCACAATTATTTTTTCAGAAGAAATATTAAAATGATTTTTTATTTTGCTATCAGAATCAACAATTAAAATTTTGTCATCATTCTCCATAAGGTCAGATATGCTTTTTACACATTTTTTTAAATGATCTAAATGATTCAATGTAATTATTTTGCATGGTATTACATAAAGTATATCATTCATTTATCAACCTTTTTTTAATTTCAGTTGTTGATATTGTTTTTGTGTATGGAACATACATCATATATATGTTGTTATAATCTAGCCAATCTTGTGTAAAACCCATTTGTTTATAATAGTCTTTTTTTGCCCAATCAGAACCAACTATAATGATGTTTGGATTAACTTGAAGTATTGCAATTTTTGAATCTTCATTTCCAATATTTGGTATTACAAAATCAACATATTTGCAAGAAAGTAAGACGCTTTTTCTTTCTTCATATGAGCAAGTTGGACTGATTCCTTTGTATGACTTTATAAATGAATCTGTGTTTAGTGAAACAAAAACTAAGCCATTATTTCCAGATATCTCTTTGCATATTTTCAAAAAATTTGCATGACCAGAATGGAATAAATCAAAAGTTCCACCAGTATATATTTTCATGGTTTTACTTCTTGTTTAAATATAGTTTGCTATTATAATAAACACCTTATTTAAAATAAAATCTTTAATTATTGGGGTTTTATGAGATATCTTTATGAAATATGGATAAGAGTAGAAGGAAAAAATAAAAAAAATAAAGCTTCTATAGATAAGAATGGAAGTTGTTGTATTGCACTATGTGCTTCATCAAATAAAGAGGCACTTATTATTTTGCAAGAGGTTTTTTTAAGTTGTGATAAAAGACCGATAGGAAATAAAAAGAAAATAAAACACTTTAGGTTGAAAGACGGTTGCTCTAAGTATATATTTCTTCTGTGTAAGGAAAATGTTGAAAGTTATAAAAGAGCATGTGATTAAAAGCAACTGCGTTAACAATTCAAGCATACGGTTCTTCCGCAGTTTTTATACCGAAATGAATCACATCACCAGGGGATAACCCCAAGGATTGCCAGAGAGTAGCCAAACTCTCAACAGGGTGGCACGAAATAGTTTAGAAAGATTATTATACTAGAATTTGAGTGACCACTTCTCATACTAGACCTGATACTTTACAAGTACCTTCTTTCTAATGTCCTGTTTGGTCAAAATTTTATAACAAACTGCTTGTTCTAGGAACTTGCTGGTAGTAGTACTATCAGGGAGAAGAAGTGGCCTATTGACTATAACAAGTCTGCTGCTATATCAGCAAAAAACCAAACAACACTTTTTTCAATAAATCCTTTAGAATTAAAATCATCTGCATTTTTACCAAGTATTGATAACAATGAAATAAATTCTGATTCTGATATAATCCCAGTTGAATAACATTTTCTTATTATTTTTAACAGTAAATCAAAAGTTTCATTTGAATAAATATTATTTTTTGAGATAGAATTGAGTATTGTGGTTGAATTTGAAAGTTTTTTTGTTAACTTTTTACAAGCATAGACTATTCTATTTTTCAAAGTTATTTTCCTTGAGGTTTATAATGGCTAAAAAGAAAAAACAAATTTCAAGTGAAATAAAACTTCTTTTAAAAAAGAACCTAAGATCTATAGTAGAAATAGAAAAGAAAAATTGCACTATAGAAGATCCAGATTTTGGAGAAATGGTTTCAAAAAAAGCTTGGAACTCATCTGATTTTGTTGATTTTGTTAAAAAAAAGAACACATATACTTACACAATAAGTGAAGGTTCAATAATTATTGGATTTTTACTTTTTGAGGTTAAAGAAAACGAATTACTAATTGAAAGAATATGTATAGACAAAGATTTTAGAAGATCGGGTTTTGGTAAAGATTTTTTAGATTTTATATACAACAAAAAATACAGAAATAAAATTGTTTTTTATTGTAAAGAAGATGATGTTAATACAATTAAATTTTTTAAAAAAAATGACTTTATAGCCAATTTAGAAAAGAATTACTTTGGAATAGATGATGATGCGATTAAGTTTACGAAGGAGGTTTTTTATGAAGAAAACAAAAAATAAAATACTTGTGAATTGTTTAGGTTGGTGCAATAAACAATTTCTAAGTTGTGATCCAGCAACAAATAGAATCTGTAAGAAGTGCAAAGAAAAAATGGATAATAAAAAAAATGAAATGGGTAAAAATTACTTTTACGAAAAAAAAATAGAGATAAATGAGTAAACCAAAGGTTGCACTTATAACACCGTCATTAGGCATGGGTGGTGCTGAAAGATGGATAGTAACTCTTGCAAAATTCTTCAAGAGACTAGACCCTTATTTAATTTTAAATTTAAGTGGTCAAAGCGATTCAATTTTATTAGAAGAAGTTCCAAAAACAACAAAAATTTTGTCTAANTTTTATTCAAATCCAGAAAAAATTATAANTTTTTTGAGTGATGCTGATGCAGTTATATCTTGGTGTTTTAATTTAAANATAAACTTAAAAAATANTTTAAAATGTCCAACNATAGATGTTTCACATAGTGATCCATCTTGGAAAGATCATAAGTTATTAATAAATCAAACATNCAAAAATTCAAAATATCATGTTGGTGTAAGTAAAGTTGCTGCTTCAGCATTTAGTGAAAATAATGCAACTGTAATATACAATGGAATAGATATAAATAGACTTGAAGAATTAAAAGGAAGAGTGAAACAAAGAAAAGAATGGGGTTGTGAAGATAATAAAGTTGTTTTGTTTTTAAGTAGATTATCAGAAGAAAAAAATCCAAAAATTCTTCTTCAGTGCTCAGAATTATTTGATGAAAGTTGGAAATTTTTATTTGTTGATACTGGTTCTTTAAAAAAAGATTTTCAATTGATAAAAAAACAAAATATTCAATTAATTAAAAAAACAAAAAACATTGGAGATTACTATGCTGGTGCAGATGTAATTGTCCTTCCTTCAGATGTAGAAGGTATGCCGTTAGTACTATTAGAGTCTTGGTTTTGTGGTGTTCCAATTGTAACGACTCAATATAACTCTTATTTAGAGTTAATGAATTTACATGGTGAATTGTGTTTATCAACCAAGGTAAGACCAACAGCAGTTGAATTTTCAAATAAAATAAAAGAAGCTTACAAGCAAGGAAGAAAATCTGAAATGGTCGTTTTAGCTAAATCTATTGTAGAAAGTAATTACACACACAAAACAATGATTAAAAATTGGGAAGATTACATATTTTCAAAAATAAAAGAATGTAATGATACTTAACAAAAAAAAGAAATGGCTTTACATAGGACCACCAAAGACTGGTAGTACAGCCATATCATATGTTTTAACGGATGGAAAGTATAACAACAATGCTTTTATTCAAGATTTAAATGTTAATTTTGAAGGCATAGAAATAAATGGTCAACACACCCCTTGGCCTCCTGACAAATTAAGTTCTGAATATGATGACTATAATGTTTTTATAAGTGTAAGAAATCCTTTTTCTAGAATAGTTTCTCTTTACAATCATTGGAAGTACGGACAGAATTACGAAAATGAATTTTTGTTAAAAGAAAAAACTCTTGAAGAATTTATAGGTCTTGTTTTAAATAAAAAACTTTCTAACGATGGTTTTTTCCATTATACGATAACAGAATGGGTGTCTAAGTATCGTTCATTTATAAAACAGGAAAACCTGCAAAGTGATTTAAAAATGCTGAATATTCACTCTATAGATTTTAATGTTCCAATAATAAATGAGAAATTAGGATCGACAAAACATTGGAAAGAAGAGCACAATAAAAAAACAATTGAAATGACAATTGAATGGGCAGAAAAAGATTTTTATAATTTTGAATACAGCAAGGACATTAATGTTTAAGTATTTTTTTGGTTTTTTTGGTTCTGATCGTTCTGGTAAATGGTGGACTCTTCGTTGTCAACACATTGAAGATAATCCATCATGTATAGGTTGTGGCACAAAAAAAGAGGTTCAAGTTCATCATATAATACCAGTTAGTGTTGATTCATCTAAAGAGTTATGTAGAAACAACTTATGTACTCTTTGCAAACATTGTCATTTTGTTTTTGGGCACTTGCACAACTATAAAAATTACAATCCAGAAGTAATTAGGGATTGCCAAGAGCATTACAAAAGAGTAAAACAATTTAGAGTTAAGACTTTTCAAANACCTATTTCTTTATGGAGGACTATTATGAGCAAGTTTTTTGGTTCTATTGCGTTAGTTTTTTTAGGATATTCAATTTATGTTAGCCATATGTATGTGGTAGAAACTAATAAAAATATAACAGTTAAAGAACTTTTTGCTGCTGAAAACAGGCTGTTGAAAGATGAAATTTATGCAGAAAGAGGCAAACCAACTTATGAAAATGGCTATAGAGATGCTATTTTAAGGGCTGGTTCACCAACTGGATCTGGTTCATATCGTGATGGTTGGGAGGCTTGTGCAAAGCTTTACGCAGATGGTTCATGGACAAGTGGATATCATACTGCATTAGAACAATTTGGGTGGAAGAATGAATCAACGGCATTCAAAAACTCAAATCCTCAAGCTGTTTCCATGAAATAATATTCAATGTTTTACCCTCATACTGTGTATTAGTATGGGGGTAGTCATGAAAAAAAAGTCTCACAATAATAGAACAGTTGGAAAAATATCTGGAAGATATTGGTGTTCTTTAATAAAGAATGCAAAAAAAAGAAATATAGAAATAACAGCAACAATGCAAGATGCTTGGGAAATTTTCTTAAAACAAAATAAAAGATGTTTCTATACTGGATTAAAAATAACGCATACAAAATATTTAAAAAGAATTAGTAATAAAAACATATATTCTTTAGGAACTGCTTCAATAGACAGAAAAAATAGTGACCTTGGGTACACTAAAGAAAATATACAATGGGTTCATAAAGATGTTAATTACATGAAGATGAATTTGAGCGAAAAGTATTTTATAAAACTTTGTAAGCTTATAGCTAGGAGATTCTAATGCCTTTAAAAAATTGTTCTGAAAATGGTAAAGATGGTTGGAAATGGGGCGATCAAGGTAAATGTTATCTTGGAAAAGATGCTAAAAAACAAGCTATTAGGCAAGGTATTTCTATTGAGGGTCCAGAAAAATTTGCTAAAATAATGAAGTCTCAATCGTATGAAGATCTTTATTTACAACTTTCAAATGACGAAAAAGAATTAGCTAATTCACTTATTTCATTGTCTCAAAAAGTTGGTCCACTTGATAAATCTAATGGCATTTGGGTTGGGTATGAAAACGCAGAGAATAACCCAACTAAAAATATTGGTGTTAAATGCGGAAATTGTGCATTACATAAATCAGAAAACGCATGTATTATACTTGATCAACAAATAGAACTGGATGGCGTTTGCAGATTTGCGGTAATACCAGACGGTTATGTTAATGCTATTCAAGTAGAAAAGGACATAGAAGAATACTTTAATGAAAATAATAATAAATAACCCTGTTTTAAAAACAAAATGCAAAGAAGTAGATTTAAAAAAAGGAAAAACTATTGCTAAAAGAATGTGGCAATTTTTGAACCTTTACAATAAAAAAAACGAAGTAAAAGCTGTTGGTTTAGCAGCAAATCAATTTGGCATAGATGCTTCGGTTGCCATAGTTCTTAAAAACAATAAGCCATTTATTTTAATAAATCCTAAAATAATAAATTTTTCTCAAGTAAAGATTTGTAAAAAAGAAGGTTGTTTAAGTTTTCCAGATGAGCAACTTGATGTTTATAGACATATGTGGATTGAAGTTGCATGTTTAAATCATGATGGATCAATTTTTTTTGGAAGTAGACCAGAAGAAAGCAATGATAATTTTTTAGAGAGTTGTGTTGCTCAACATGAAATAGCACACTTAAACGGTTTGACTTTTCATGATTTTCAATGGAATAATTCAATAACACCTAACGATTGGTAAAATGAAAAATCACTATACAAAAGTAAAAAACGCTGTAGATTTTAAAATATACAATGAGCTTGAGAGTTTTATTTATAACTCTTTAGTTGAAGATGAATTAACATCTGAAGAAAATTTGCGTTCCTTAGTTGTTTCTCAAGTAAAAAAGGAACACGGTAGCCTTATTTATTCAAGTATAGAAATAGAAGATACTATAAAAAATCTAATAATTAGAAAAATTATCAAGGAAGTGATTGGTCTAAAGCTATCCAAGTTTATATATAGCTAATAGTTAGGGGTATTTATACATGGGCTTTATCCTTTTTAAAGGAGGTATCCCATGCAAACTTATTTTGAAGTTTGGGCAACAGAGCCTAATGGCAAAACAAGAATAAAAATAGCAGAGTACGAAGAAATTTATTGGCAAAGAGCAGAAAAAAAAGCTTTATCATTAGAGTTACAAGGATATACTAAGATAGTTGTTTTTGAAAAAATGAGGACTACAAACAAATAAGTTTGATTTGCATAAGGAGGATACTATGGATATAAATCTCAGTTGCCCAATAAATCAGCTTGGGTATGGTGTCGTTGGTTTAAATGTTTTTTTAAATTTACAAAAAAATCATAATGTAGCACTATGGCCAATTGGGCCAGTAGATTGCGAAGAATCAAAACATGATATCTTAAGGTCTTCTATTGAAAAAACAAAAACATTTAACTACACAGCACCAAGTTTAAAAATATGGCATCAGTTTGATATGGCATCCCATGTTGGAAATGGTAAAAAGTTTGGTTTAACATTTTTTGAAACTAATAAAATAAAAGAAAATGAAGTTCACCACTTAAAATTTTTAGAAAAAGTTTTTGTTACATCCTCTTGGGCAAAAGATGTTCTTATAAATTCTGGTTTGGAAAGTTCAAAAATAGTAGTTGTAAAACTTGGTGTAGATAAAGTAGTTTTTCCAGAATCTAAAATAGATGATAAAAAAACAACCAAAATAGTTTGTGTTGGTAAGTGGGAAATAAGGAAAGGCCATGATCTCATCATAGATATTATAGAAAAAACTTTTGATAAAGATGATGATTTCAAACTTATAATGTGTTGCTCTAATCCATTTTTGTCACAAGAAGAACAAAATCACTGGATTTCATTTTTTGAAAAAAGTAAATATTTTGATAAGATAATTGTTTTAAAAGAAAGATTAAAATCTCAAGCAGATGTTAATAGGCTTATGCATGGTTCTGATGTTGGCATATTTCCATATCGTGCAGAAGCTTGGAACTTAGAACTTTCTGAGATGTTGTCAATGGGCAAACATTGTATTGCTACAAATTATTCTGGTCCAACAGAATTTGCTAATGATGCTGGTGCGATTTTAATTAATCCAGAAGGTATGGAAAGTGCTTACGATGGAAAATGGTTTGATGGTTCAGCAGAATGGGCTAAACTTGGAAAAAAATATGTAGAAGAATTTTCTTCTGCACTAAGAAGCATCCATGAGAAAAAACAAAAGGGTGATTTAAAAATAAACTCTAAAGGCATAAATTACTTTAGCGAAAACACTTGGGAAAAATCTTGTGAAACAATAATTGGTGAATTATGAATTTAACAATATCATTTTTAATGTGCAAAACAGAAGACGAAAAAGAGCCATCAATTCTATTTTCAAAAAACGAAAATGGAAATTATGAATTGCCAAGTTTTCAAATGAAAGACGATGATTATGATGTTGATAAATTTGTTAATGCATCATTTAAATCAATTACTGGTGTTCAACCAATAGACAAAAGAGGTTTTGGTTGGATCAATTTATTTTTATCTGGAACCATAGTATCAAATAAAAAATACAGCTTTGTTTATATGTGTAAGCTTCCAGACAATATAGTTGTTAAAACTTATGAAGCTGTAAAAATGAGTTCTATTCTTGAATCAGAAAATTTTGAAGAGGACTATATATCTCAGGTTATTCACTGTTTTAACAACCTATACAACAGATAATATGAAAAATATAAAAATAATTTTTGATGTAAATTCAAGTGATATTATAACAACTTTTATATTTCCAGAAGCAATAGACAAAGAAGAAAAGTCTGTTTTATCTGAAAAAACAGCATCTTTTCTTTCTTCTTTACAAACTGGAAGTATGATGACATCAATAATACATGGTGTTGTTGAAGGTGGAATTATTGCTGACGATAAAGGCTTATCTGATTTAATAATTAAAAAAATGCTTTCTAATTTTTTAGTTACATCAGATGAAAAGCCATTGGTTCTTCCAAGCGAGGCATTTGTTTTTAAGGAAAAATAATGACGATAGAAGCAAAAATAATTTCAGATTCCATATCTATTCACGATAGAAGAATAACCACTATGGTTATTAAATATCCAAGATTTATACATTCTGAGTTTATGACACATAGAATCTTTTCTAGAAATGCCAGTAGTAGCCGAGCTATACCAGTTGATAAAATGATTGATGATATTAAAGAAGATATGGCAAAACCAAGTGTTTGGGCAAAAAACCAAAAGGGAATGTCATCTGGCGAAAGATTAGATCATAACAAAGAAGTCATGTGTAATCATGTTTGGGAAGAAGCAGCAGAGTTTGTTATTAAAAAATGTGCATTACTAAAAGAACTTGGTGTTCACAAAAGCATAGCCAATAGAATATTAGAGCCATTTTCGCACATAACAACAATTGTTACTTCTACAGAATGGGATAATTTTTTTAAATTAAGAATAAGTCCTGATGCACAACCAGAAATATGTGAATTAGCAACAAAAATGAAAACCGTATTAGATGAATCAACTCCCAAGATTAAAAATTTTGGCGATTGGCACATTCCATTTGGCGATGCTTATGTAGATGATGGTATACCAATAGAAAAAATGCTTAAAATAAGTGTGGCTCGTTGTGCTAGAGTTAGCTATCTTAATTTTGAAGGCAAAATAGATAATGAAAAAGATTATGATCTTCATGACAGATTAATGAATGAAGGTCATTGGAGTCCTTTTGAGCATTGTGCTACTCCTACATCGTCTGATACCTATAGCGGTAATTTCTTAGGGTGGCTACAATACAGAAAATTTGCGGACAGAAAGAATGATTAAAAAAATACAGTGGTTAAAGTGGGAAGATCCACTTACGCCAAACAAAGAAGACATTGATCTTGAAACAAAATCTCATAAAGATAGCTTTAAAGAATTTGATGATTCTGAAGAAAGGCATGTTAGATTAGTTGTCGGTCCTTATGGTCTTTTACCATTAAATGAAAATGCTGTTACAGCAAAGCTTTATAAACTTTGGGTTGGACATTGTAACTTTGAAATAACCGATACAGTTAAAGAAAAAATAGAATCTGTTGCTGGAGTAGAAGTTTTACGAATATGGACAAGATATAGATTTTGGTTAGGTGTAGCAAATCTTTTTGACGATTCAGATGTTCAAACTAATATAGAAAAGCTTTTAACCGAAGAGAAAGAATCAAAGAATAAAAATATTGCACTTAAAGCATTGATAAAAGTTTTAAAAAATAAATATAAATTTTGGGCAGTTCTTTTAGAAAAGAACGGTGAATTAAAAACTGTTGGCAGTGAAAATATTGAAGATGTAAAAAAAGAAACAGAATTGAATAAAAATTTAAACATATTGGCTTGCAGTTGGAAAAATGATTGATATATTGTATTTATCCATTACTCAAAAGGAGATTTTATTATGTCTGATGTTGTAAAAAGTTTTAGCCCTGATCAAGTTGCAAAATCTGTAGCTATTATTGTTTCTACTTTAAAGTGGGTTTCCACAATCATTCCTGGTGAATCAGATGATAAGGTTGTCGCTCAAATTGTTAAAATTGCTGAAGAACCTTGGTTTGTTACTGCTTTAACTTTTTTGATCAATAAATTTGATGGTGACCTTAGTCAAATTAAAGCAGAAGATTTTATCCTTGCTGCTAGGACTGCTCAAGGCAAATACTAGTGTTTAAGTTTCTAGTTAAATTTGTTTCTAATGTTGTAATAGCTATTATTTTAGCAATAATATTTGTATTGTTTTATGTTTCAGATAGTTTAAAAAAACATAAGCATAGTAAAGAATGTTTTATTGATAAAACCAATAAGTAAATTATAGGAAATTAACATGTTTAAGAAATCGCTGTTTTTTTTGTTGGTGTTTTGCAATTTTACTTTTGCAGAAAACTTTATAATTCCAGAACAAAAAATTATTGGGGCAGAAGTTCCTATTCCATTAGGTGAGCTTGTAGATTTGTCTATAAGCCCAATTCAATCCGCACCAAAGTTTTTAGTTTCAACCACATACGCATGGAAAGTTTTTGATGGTTATACAGAAAAAAGAATTCGTAACTATGAAAATGGCGTTTTCTTTGGTTCTGGTATACAAGCAAAAAGACTTAAAGTTATTGTTTCAATAACGCATTTATATGTAGTTAAAGATAATGAAAAACTTTTAGAAGCAGCCACTAGAACCAATTTTATTTCAACAGATGTTTTTATTGGCGAACCAGAACCTGATACTCCATCAGAGCCAGAAGTTGAACCAGAATTTGGAGAGTCAAAATATCAACTTTCTAAATTTGTTTATGATTCTGTTAAAAATATCAAGCTATCAAAAACAGATAAGATAAAACAATCTACTGCTATTGCAACATCTTTTGATAGTATGGCTGCTGCTATTGCTGCTGGAACAATTGCAACACTTGAAGACATACTGAAAAAAACCGCAGAATCAAATAAATTAGCATTAACAAAATCTGGTGGAGATAGAACAAAGTGGGAACCATTATTTACAGAAATACAAGAAAAGCTTTTTGATTTATATAAAACTAGTAAAATGCAAACCAAAGAAGATTTTGCTATTGCGTGGAGAGAAATATCATTTGGACTTAAATCAATAAAATAGGTGAAACATGTTTGAACTATCAAAGATTAATGGTTGGGCAGGAAAAGACAATCCTTCGCTTGTTGAAAGTGAATTTAATTTAATCAAAGATAATGGATCATTTAGAGACTTTAATGTTTATGGCAAAAGCCAAGACACTAAAGGCAAAAAGATGATGTTGTACGATGTTGTTCGTAAAGTGCTTGGTAATGATACGCCTAATTACGCTCAAGAGATTGGTGATTGTTATGTGGCTGGTACTAAAGTTTGCATGGCTGATGGTACAGAGAAGAGCGTAGAAGATATATCTGAAGGCGAGTATGTACTAAATCATATAAACCAGCCTAGAAAAGTTATAGGACTAGTTCGCAAACGATTTACTGGCGATCTAGTTACCTTAAAGGTTAAGGGTTGGAATCGCACTATAACCGCAACAGAAACGCATGATGCTTTATTTATGCCATATAATGGATATAGATTTAAATTTGATGGTTTTGGAAAAAAGAAATTTAAAGACTATTCTAAAGGTGACTATCTTCTTTTGCCTTTTGGTGTTCAATCTTCTGAATATCAACACATAGGTTTTAATGGAAAATCTATAAAGGTAGACGAAAATCTTGCAAGATTTATAGGTTTATATTTAGCAGAAGGTGGTTGTTCTAAGACTAAAACAGCTATTAATGGCAAATACAATAAAATAACATTTAATTTTAACATTAATGAAGAACTTTTTGCGGAAGAAATTATAGCTATAACTAAAAATGTATTTGGATTAGAAGCTAAAAAATATTACCACAAGAAAAAACAAAATGTTTTGTTAGTAGAAATACATAACACAAAATTAGCTACTTTTATTAAGCAGTTAATTCCCAATAATACTTACTCTAAAACAGTTCCATCTTTTATATTTAATAGCCCATTAACTGTAAAGATATCTTGCATTAGAGGATGGATAGATGGAGATGGTCATTTTAGTAAAAGAGCAACAAGAATTATTGGGGTAACAGCATCTGATTCTTTGTTGAATGATTTATCTAGATTATGCTTGTCTTGTAATCTTAACCCTATGACATTAAAAAGAAAGAAAGCTTCTCATCAAACTGTTGCTGCTGGTCAAATGGATCTATATGGTTTTGATGCATTATCTTTAGGTGCATATGAAGTAACCAAACCCAAAGCATTAAAGATCCATAAAACACCATTTGGTTTTGCCAGAAAGATAACTAACATATCTAGAAAACAAGTTTCAGACTTTCCAGTTTTTTGTATTACTGTTGAAGGAGAGCATACTTTAATAGCTAATGGTATTGCTCAACATAACTGTGTAAGTTTTGGTGCTAAAAATGCTGTTGAATACTTAATGGCTACTGAAAAACTTATGAAAGGCGATCACGAAAAATTTGAACCTGTCTTTCCTCCATATCTTTATGGAACAGGAAGAGTTCTTGTTGGTCGTGGACAATTGAATGGTGAAGATGGTTCTCTTGGGAGTTGGATGGCAGATGCTGTTATTAAATATGGGGTTTTGCGTAGTGGTTTTGATGGTGTTCCTAAGTATGCTGGAAGCGTAGCTAAAAAATGGGGTGATACGCCAGGACCAGATAAAAAGTTTATTGAAGAAGGAACTAAACACCCAGTAAAGTCTGCTGCGAAAATTAAAAGTTGGGATCAATTGGTTGAGGCTATTGTTAATGGATATCCTTGCACCACTGCTAGTGATGTAGGATATGAAATGGAACCAGAATCTGATGGGTTTCATAGCCAGACAGATAATTGGGGCCATCAAATGTGCTTCATAGGCGTTGATGATAGGGCTAAAGACCCATATGCAATTATTGTTAATAGTTGGGGCGATGCTCATGGTCACCTTAAAGACTTTGATACTGGCGATAATCTTCCTATAGGTGTTCTCAGGGTTAGGAAGAAAGATGCTGAAAAACATATTAGGGCTGGCGAAACTTTTGCATATAGTAATTTTGATGGATTTCCAGAACAGCTAATTGACAAAAAACTATTCATGCTTATATAGGATTTAAAAATGTCTAAAAAAAAAGATGATGAACATTTAAAACAACAAATAGATTACAATGAATTTTTAAATTCAATTAAAGATTTAATCTTAAGCACTAATGCTTATAAAAATCAAAAATTAAAACAATTTTCTATAGGAAAAGAATCTTATGATGCCCCACAATCAGCAAGAAATAACGCAAGAAAAGTTTTAGAGTGGAAAGATAAATACGGCAAAGAGTGCAAAGGCATGACCGCTGTTGGTTGGGCTAGGGCAAGAGACTTAGCTGGAAATGCTATGTTGTCTGCTGACACAGTAAAAAGAATGGCTCAATTTAATAGACACGGATCTAATTATAAAAAAGCAAAATCTAAACCAGAATATAAAACTAAGCCTTGGACTATTCCAGCAGTAGTTGCATGGCTAGGTTGGGGTGGAACATCTGGTATTGAATGGGCAATGAGAACAAGTCAATCCATTATAAAAAACAAAAAGTAAATCATGTTAAACTCAGTGCTTTTTTTATTGTTTAATCAAACTATAAGCAAAGAGCAATTTATATTAATAGAAAAAGACCCAATTTCATTTTCTAAACTAATAGAAGAAATTAAAAAAACAGTAAAACAACAACACTGTTTAACCTGATGGAGAAAAAAATAATGCGGTCGCATGATAAAATAAAATCAATTTTACAAAAATCAGAAAAAATAAAAAATTACGATGCTATTGGAATCATAACAATCATTATGTTGGTTGGATTTATTGTTGATGGAATTAGCATACTTAAGTTTTGCACTTCTAAAAAAGGTGTTGCTTTAATAATTAAAAATGGCGGTCCTTTAGTAAGAATGTTTATAAGAAGAAATTTATACAATAAAATAATAAAAGCAAATGTTTCAGAAGAACATGCTAAGATCATATCTGATACAATAGTCGAGTTGATGCAATCTTTGTCTGTTGATGAAATAGTTTCGCTTTTAGATATGGTTTACAATGAAAATAGTTAAGGCTACATATGGCCCAAAAGATGTAACGGAGTATGTCGCAAGTGTTTTCAAAGACGATAGTTTAAATATTTATGTTTCCAACGCCATTTTTGGCGACACAAATCATGGCGTATTAAAAAAGTTAATTGTTGAATTTGACGATGGCTCTAAACTAGAAACAAATGAAAATGAATTTTTAATTTATCCAAAAATTTTTGATGAAAGAATTGGTATTTTTTATACAAACAACAATGATACAAGAAAAGAAAAAGCTTTATATGCCAGTTTAAAAAGTTTGGCTATTTCATCAGAAAAAAAAGCCAGAATAATTACATCTGTATGGAATAAAATACCAGAAAATCCATTTTGCGAAATAATTTCTCAAACCAAGAATAGTAATCATTTAAATCAAGTTTTACAAATATTGCATTTGCTTTATTTTGTAAGAAAAAATTCAACAAATGTCAAATATGTTAGTTTTTTAGAACATGATTGCCTTTATCCAGAAGGATATTTTGAATATGATGATTTTGAATGCGATTCTATATCAAACACTAATTATATAGGATTGTGTTCTTCTGGTTGGCAACCTAAAAATGGTGCAGCAAGGGCAACATCTCAAGTGACCATGAAGTTTACTAGTGCCATTAAACATTTTGAAAACATATTTCCAAATGCGTTATTGAAAAACTCTGGAAGTTTAGAGCCTTGGTATTCAAAAGAAGCTGCTTTTACACCATTAAACTGGAAAAACAAAGATTGGTTCTGTAAAAACCCATCAGTTCACATAAATCACGGTTATGCATTCACATCACATTTTCAAACTTTTCAAAAAGTTTTTTCTGAATCAAATGAATATTGGGGTGATTATTCAGAATATGCTTATCTTTTTTCTTAATTTTTCTACAAAAAACATTTGATTAAAAGTCACAAAATAGTCTTGCCACAATAAAAAAAATAAGTAAGATTTTGATCTGTCTTACCTACAATCATGGGTGTATTTATTTCCGCTGGTAATCGCCAGCATTACATTCCTTTAGAGTTCCGCTTATCCTTGCGATAGCAGGGCAGATGGAGTTTTTTTCATGTCTATTAAAGAATTACAAAAATATACGGCTGTTTCCAAATACGCTAGATGGATTGAATCTGAAAAAAGAAGGGAAACTTGGGATGAAAGCGTACAAAGAATAAAAGATATGATGATAGAAGTTCATCCATCTTTGCGTAAAGATATTGAAGAACATTATGAAATGATCAGAGATCAAAAAATATTGGGTTCACAAAGAGCATTACAGTTTGGCGGTAAGCCAATTATTAAACATAATGCAAGAATATTTAATTGTTCTGCTAGTTATTGCGACAGATTACGATTTTTCCAAGAATGTTTTTATTTATTGCTTTGCGGGTCTGGAACTGGGTTTAGTGTACAAAAACATCATGTTGAATTGTTGCCAAAGTTCTCATCTACTAGATTAAACACAGAAACATGTTGTTATGAGCATCATATATATAGGGTTGAAGATTCAATCGAAGGTTGGGCAGATGCTCTTGGTGTTCTTCTTTCTTCATATTTTGAAACTCCAATAAAAGGATTTGAAAGATACAAAGATATTGCGGTTGGATTTAGTTATCAAGACATAAGAGAAAAGGGTGCTCCTTTAAGTTGTGGCATAGGCAATGCCCCAGGTTATCAACCACTAGAAAAAGCTTTAGAAAAGACTAGGGAATTACTCGATAGATGTATTGCAAATGGGCAAACACAATTAAGAACAATAGATGCATTCGATATAGTTATGTTTGCTGCTGATGCTGTTATTTCTGGCGGTGTTCGTAGATCTGCAACTATAGCCTTATTCTCTGCCGATGATGAATTAATGATCAATGCAAAGACTGGCGATTGGTATTTCACTAACCCTCAAAGAGCTAGGGCAAACATCTCTGCATTACTTCATAGAAAATATACTTCCAAAGAAGTATTTGAAAATCTATTTAAAGCAACAAAAGAATTTGGTGAACCAGGATTTTTCTTTGCCGATTTTTATGATGCATTATGTAATCCATGTTGTGAAATATCATGGATAACTAAACATTTCTTCAAGAAAAACAGTCCAGAACTAGCTGAGGCTTTGTCATTATATGAAGGACCAATAACAACAAAAGAGTCATGCAAAGATGACATGCCAGAAGATGAGGTCGGTCTTTCTGGTTGGGGATTCTGCAATTTATCAACTATTAATGGAAAAACAATAACTTCAGAAGAAGACTTCTACCAAAGGTGTGCTGCTGCTGCCTTTATTGGTACATTACAAGCATCTTTTACCAATTTCCCATACTTGGGTCATGTTACAGAACTTATTGCTCGTAAAGAGGCATTATTGGGCGTTTCAATTAATGGTATGCAACATCATCCTAAAATACTATTAAACCCAACAATTCAACAAAATGGAGCAAAAATAGTTAAAGATACAAACAAAAAGTACGCAGAAATATTAAACATAAGTCCTGCTGCAAGAACAACTTGCGTAAAGCCAGAGGGTAATTCTGCTGCTTTATTAGGGTCTGCTTCTGGTATTCATCCAGATCATTCTAAAAGATATTTTAGAATTGTTCAAGCTAATCAGATGGAATCTCCTTACCAGCACTTTAAAAGCATTAATCCTCAAGCATGTGAAGAATCAGTATGGTCATCAAATAAAACGGATGATTGCATAAGGTTTTGTGTACAAAGCCAAGATGGAACAGTGCTTAAGGAAAACATAGATGCTATATCTATGCTTGATGATGTTTTATCAACCTATAAAAATTGGGTTGTTGCTGGAAAAAATGAACATCTTTGCGTTAGAAAAGAGTTAAATCACAATGTTTCTAATACAATACATGTAAAAGATGATGAGTGGGATAAGGTAAAAGAGTACATTTACAATCATCGTGCAGAGCTTGCTGGAATATCTCTCATAGCTTCAACTGGAGATAAAGACTATAATCAAGCTCCATTTACAGCAGTTTATTCAATTGAAGAACAAATAGCTAATTGGGGTTATGAAGCCACATCTAAGGCATATGAAACTTACCCAAAATTTTCTGAATATAATTTTAATTCTTTGTGGGATGCTTGTTCATGTGTTCTTGGTTATTTTGAACCAAAAGATGAAAAACAAAAAACTTGGAAAATTATGGTGCAAAAATATGCAGATGAATTTTTTTCTTCTGATGTTAAGTACGCTACTTATGCACTTAAAGATGCTTATAATTTAGATTTATGGAACAAGCTAATAAATAATTATTCTGATGTTAATTATTTAAATGCTGTTGAAGTTAATTCTACAATAGATATTCAAGGAGAACTTGCTTGTGCTGGTGGAGCTTGTTTAATATAATGTCAAAAAGAATTGCAAAGATTTCAAAAACTAAAAAAGCAAAATTGGTGAAAAAAAATGCCGAAAAAAGGAAAAGTAAAAGGCATAGGTTCCCCTTTTAATCTTAGTTTTTCAAGTTGTTCAAACAACAGTCCAAAACTTTTTGATTGGTCTAATGAAGATTCAGATTTTTCTGTTTTCATGGATTATTCAATTCTTGATTGTTACAAATATCCAAAAGTTAAAAATGTTCCTAGATTTGGGTGGTTGTGTGAATCCATAACAATATTTCAAAACTTGTATGATAAAATAAAATATGATTACAAAAAAATATTTAACGATATAGATTACATATTTACTTCTGACGAATACTTGCTTTCTTTAGATTCAAGATTTAAGTTTTGTTATTCATGCAGCAATATTCCTTGGTCAAAAAAAGAAAATTGGAACATTTATAAAAAAACAAAAATGTGTTCAATGATATGTTCAAATAAGTTGAGTTGTAATTTTCATGCTATTAGGCAAAGTATAGCAAAAAATAATGTTGAAAAATTTGATTTGTTTGGCGGTTTTTTAAATTCTCCTTACACTGGTGAAAAATATGATGGTTTCTATAAAAAAGATAATGCACTAAAAGACTATATGTTTACTGTTGTTATTCAGAATAATAATCAGCCATATTTTTTTGCTGAAATGTTGACAGACTGTTTTTCATTTGGAACAGTGCCAATTTATTTGGGTAATCCTAAAATAGACTTGTTTTTTGATTCAAATGGAATAATATCTATAAATTCAGAAGAGGACATTGATAAAATTGTTCTTAGTAAAGACTTATATGAAACTAAGTTTGATGCTATAAAAAACAATTTTGAAAAATTGCACACAATGGAAATGAGCGATGATTATCTTTATCAGCAATGTTTAAAACTTATGGAGGTTTAACATGTCTCTATTTAATATTGGTGATATAGTTGCTTTAAAATCTGGTGGAATGCCAATGACAGTTGTAGCTTTTGGCGAAGAAACAAAAGAAGTTTTAGTTGTTTATTTTGATTTGGATGCTAATGTTATGCGAGATGGTTTTCCAGCAGAATCATTAGAGTTTACAGAAAATAGATGGAAGATGAAATATTGTGTTGATATAAACGAAGAGGATTATACAGATGATGAGGAATTTTAATGCCATACTATGAATTTTCTTGTGGGTCATGCGAATACAGTTTTGAGATTAAGCTTTCTTTTTCTGAAAGTCATCCCAAAGATTGTCCAAAGTGCAAAAAAGGAAAAGTAAATCAGGTTTATGATGGAAACACCATTGTCTGTATCAAAGGTGGAGATACAATAGGTCAAGTAGGTGAAGCTAATTATAAGAAAGCTGGTGGAAAAATTAAAGAACATATGGCTAAAAAACAAGAATTGAAAGATTCAAAGTTGCCTTGGTGGAGATCAGGAAAGGTTACTGGGTTAAGCAAAAAGGATAAACCTTTAAACCTATCTAAAATTAAAGATGTTAAAAATTACATAGAAACAGGAGAAGAATAATGGCTTTAATTCCTAAAGCTGGAGAAGAATCACCTCATACAGCTATAGTTAGAATACATTGGGAGGTTCTTCCAATAAGTTCTGATGGCTCATATGGATCAAATCAACCAGTTGATATTGGTTTGATATTGTTGAGAGCAGATGGAACTTCTTTTCAAGAAGCTAAAATTAAACTTGAATCTTTTTTAAATAATTCTATTAGCGACAAAAATTTTGGACACATTTGGAAAAGAGGGCAGTCATCATGAAAATTGAAGATCATGGAAATCTTATTATAAGTTGCAGCAATTGTAATAAGCCACTTGTTGATTTGTTTATAACTAATACAGATGCAGACATTTATTGGAAATGCGTTGCAGAATGTTGTTATTGTGGCGATAAAAGCTTTGTAAAAGATGTTAAAGGTATTTTTAGACCAGGTGGATGCGTTACTGTAGATAGAGAAAATCCAGATTTTTTTACACAAGACACTCTTTTAACAGATATTGTTACTGAAGAAAATAAAATCATATTCAAAACACAGAAAGGAAAAAAATAATGTTTTCTGTAATTGGGTTTGATAAAAATGGTAAAGAATGCGATCATGAAAACTTCCTGTCTCTTGCTAAAAAAAGCACTGATACAGAGTTGAAGAGTGAAAAATTTTGGGTTAAAGTTTGCACCAATGGAATAGATTCTGGAAAACTTTTTGATCCATCTTCAAACTTGCTAGAAGACTTAAAGCGTTTTGATAACCACACAGATAAACATAGATACTCATACAAAAGTGTAAATAGGGAATGTTTTAACTTTTACATTTCTTATTTATCAACCAACAACTCTTCTTTTTTAAAAAATGCTGAAAGGAATATATCATGACCAAAAAATCTAAAAATGCTCCTTTGAATGAAATTGAAATATATTTTATTGAGGGCAATTGTTCGTCTATGTCCTTGGGCGATATTGCAGAAAAGCTTAGTAGAGATGTTGAATTTATTAAAGATGTTTATGATAAGGCTAGAACAAAAAAATCTTTAACATTTCAAACGAAGCTTGGAAGCGTGGCTATGACAGCAGCACAATCTAGCAAAGGCGATGATATTGTTAGATCAAGTGAGAATGCTGCTTATATGAAAAAATTTAAAAACAGTATTCATAAAATATGATTTGCAAAACATACGACAAAGAATATTTTGAAGATAAGACTTGTTGGGCAGTAGAATTGTCCAATGGTGAAACCGTTTATCAAAACGATGGTTTTGATCAATCTGTTGAGTTTTCTGCTTGGATTAGACTTAAAAAGTATTTGCACGAAAACAATTTGAAAATAGAAAAAATGTATGTGAGATTTAGATCGAATATTTTTTATCCTTTAGAAGATTATTGTGAAGGATACTTTTTCTCTATGGGCATCATTGGTATGATGTCATCTACTGAAAATATAAATTTTTATATATTGGGTTCTATCAAGAAAGATGTTGTTAGTTTAAAAAAGATAAAAGTTCCAGAACTAATAATTTTTGATGAAGAAGAAAGAAACATTTCTGATTGTACTGAGCAACAAGTAATTTTAAATACGAAAGAAAATTATGGCAAAGGAAAGATCTTCAAATAGTAGATATGAATCTAGGCATGGTGGTGGTTGGATAACTCCAGCACAATTTTTGGCTGAGTTAATGTGTGAGCGTTTTGCCAAACAAAATCGTCAAGATATACCTCCAAAATTTTGGGATAAACAACCTTGGAAAAAAGAGTTTTTTAAACAGCTTTCTTTAGCAAATAAGCTTTTAGAAAAATATGATCCAGCACTAGTTTCTAAGGCTTTAAGATCACAAGAAGGTAAAAAAATATTCTCTTTAGGTGCTCCTTGGTTGATAAAGCTCATAGAGTATGAAGAATATAAATTTAAGGAAGCAGATGAGAAAAAGGTTGAGAAAGTAGAATCTTTGCCAATTAAAAAGTCTTTTGTTTCAAAGAAATCAACACTAAGTAAATTAAAGGATATTGAAAATGAGTGATGAAGTAGAAAAAATAATCAAAGAAGTATCAAAGCAATATGGTAATGGTATTGCAATAAACGCAAGCGATTTGCTAGATGAAGAAAAGCATGTTATACCGCTTTCTCCAGCTTTAAATCTTGGTTTACATGGTGGTATACCAGAAGGTTCTTGGGTTACATGTTCTGGTCATCCAAAAAGCGGAAAAGAACAGCCTGTTTCTGCTCTTGTTTATACTCCAAATGGTCCTAAACCAATTGGTGAATTGATGTTGGGCGAGCATGTATGTACACATGATGGTAATTCAGCAGAAATTCTCGCTATCTATCCACAAGGAATTAAAGATGTTTATCGAATAAGTTTTTCTGATGGAACATTTGCAGAGTGCGGATTAGATCATCTTTGGTCAATTAAAACAAAAGATCATAAGGATTTTGTTGTTAGACAACTTAAAGATTTTATTAATGATATTTATTACAAGTCTGGAAAAGTAGCAAAATATTCTATACCAATTTCTACTCCTGCATTGTTTAATGAAACAACCAAAGAGATTTCCCCATACATAATGGGCATTTTTCTTGGTGCTGGAATTTTTGGAAAAAATTCAACATATGTAACTCTTGAAAAAGATTTAGATATTGTGAATGAAATGTCTGATAGCGATAAAAAATATATAGTTTATGACAATGAATCCAAAAAGATATCTGCTAAAAATTCCAATCCTTTTATAAAGCTTGGGCTTTTTAATATTGCAAATAACCAAAAGTTTATTCCCCCAAAATATTTGTTTGATGGCGTTTACAATCGAACAAGGTTAATAACTGGTATTTTAAAAGTTGCTGGATATTTAACTAAAGATAAAAGCTTAACTATTACAGTATCAAGTCAAAGGCTTGCAGAAGATATCGTTACATTGGTGCAATCTTTGGGAGGAATAGGCAACTATTCTGTTCATAAGAACAAAGACTCAAAAAGATATGTCTGTATATTAAAACTTAACATTTTACAAAAAAGAAAAAATAAATTTGAAAGAAAAATAATATCTGTAAAAAAAGTAAGAAAAGAAGAGTGTGTTTGTATTACCATAAACACAAAAGATGGTTTGTACTTAACCAATAACTTTATAGTTACACATAACACATTAACCTCACTTTCTTTTGCTGCACAATGTCAAAAACCTGAGAATGGTGGTAGACATGTGTATTATCTGAACATTGAAGGTCGATTGAAGCCTATGAATCTAAAGGGCATAGCTGGCTTAAATTTAGACAAGATGACAATCTATAGGTCTACTCAAGATAAGATTCTTTCTGCAAAGGACTACCTAAATTTGGCTTTTAAAGCCATCAATACGCATCCAGGAAGTTTGATCATCATAGATAGTGTTTCTGCCCTATGTGATGAAAAAGAAATGGATGAGGGTATTGGGTATGAAAATAGAGGGGCTGGTAATAAGCTCTTTGCTGGTTTTTGCAGACAAGCAGCTAATATAGTGCCAGTACAAAACTGTATTGTTTGGGCGATTATGCACTTAACCCAATCTCAGGGTATGTATGGTGGTTATACAGAAAAAGGTTCTAGAACATTGCAGTATCAAGCAGATGTTCAAATGAGAGTTAAATTTGATAAAGCTTGGAATGTTGGCATAGAAGGCAAAGAAAAACAAATTGGACAACAGGTTCATTGGTTAATTGAATCTTGTGCTTTAGGTTCACCAGGAATGGAAATTGACAGCTATATTCGTTACGGCATTGGTATTGATAATACATATGAAGCCATAAATCTTGGTTGTCAACTTGGTCTTATAGCTAAAGCTGGTGCTTGGATGACACTTGATTTTATGCAAAGGCACTTAAAATTGTTAGATTCAAAAGAATGGGATGATGCAACAATAAGAAAAGTTAAAACCCAAGGTGCAGAAAAGCTTTATAGGCTACTGCTTGAAAATCCTTTATGGGTAAAAGTTCTTGAGCAAGAAATAAAAGGTCTTTTATCATGAAAATAAAAGGTTTAGATGGAAGAATGCACTCTTGGTCATTTTATGGTCAAATGCCAGACATAAGCGATGAAAGAAAAAGATCGGAGTTACACATAAGAACTAGGGTGTTGCTTAAATCTTTATATCCAGTAGATAGAATACTTGAAGAAGTTCATTTGCCTGGATCTGGAAATTTGTACGCAGATTTTTGGTTGCCATTAAGGAATAAAATCATAGAAGTTCATGGGGAACAGCATTACAAATTTGTTCCTTTCTTTCATGGAACACAGCTAAACTTTTTGGCATCAAAGGCGAATGACAATAAGAAGAAAGAATGGTGTTTAATCAACGGAATAGTTCTTGTGGAGTTACCATTTAATGAATCAACCGAGCAGTGGCAATCAAGAATTGAACTTGACTGAAGAACAAAAGATCGATATTGCTTTAGAAAAATATGAATTGACCATTGGCTTAACACCAATTCCTTCTGATAAAGAATTTACATGCATAAAGTATTTATACTTATCGCAGGATGATTTATCAAAAATGAGCAGCGAACAATGTTCAGAGTCATGCGTTTTACTTAATAGTTTTTCTTTCCATATAAGCAGGGTTATAAACAAAGAAAAAACAAAATTAAGATGGTGCAATGAAAAGATTTTAAGTGTTGTAGCAAATAATCTTTCAGACTACAGATATTTTTCAGCAGAAGAAAGAATGGCTTTGTGTATAAAAGATAATGATTATGCAAAAAAAATAAAAAAGCTTTCTACTTTAATACAAGCAAGAATAGATAGAATTGAATATTTACCGATTAGACTTGAAAAAGTTGCTGAATCTTTGTCAAATTTAGCTTATTCAAAAAGGAGAAATAATGAATCTCGTTAATATGTTGAAAACAGCAGTTGGAAACAAAGATTGGGCATTAGTGTCAAAAGCATTAAATATTTTATCTGGTGATGAAGAATTTGTTGTTTTAACGCATCAACCATCTACTCCAGCTAAACAAGTTAATTTTTCATCTAACAAAGCTTCTGTCAGCAGTAAGTCTTTAGTTCCACCAACAGTCAATAAGTTTGTTGATGATTTAACACTTGAATCGGGCTTCATAGAAAAGGAGCAAAAAACCTCTAACAAAAGCTATAGGCAACCATTCAAAGAAGGCGATCATTTTTGTGATGTAAAATGTTCTAGGTGTGGATGCGGTATGAAGGTAACAAAAGAAGAACATAAGTTTAGAACAATTGATTCTGAATCAGCACCATTTACATGCATTAAGTGCATTAGAAATTCGAGTAGATAATGAACGATGTTGCATCTGAAAGAGTTATATTGGCTGCTCTTTTTCAAAAGGGTTATGATTGCTATATTGAAATTTGCGATATTGTTGATGAGAACAGTTTTAGTTCTGATGAAACATCCGCAATATATAAGTGTTTGGTAAAAATAGTAAATGAAAAAGATTCAAAAGCTGATATACCATCAATTATAGCTGTAGCAAACTCTTTAAAAATACAGCAGTTTTTTCAAAAAGATGATCAGGCTAAGTATCTTAGATCTTTAACATTGTTGCCAGTTGAAATAGTTAATGCTAAAAAAGCAGCAGCAAAATTAAAAAAGATGCAAATTGCTAAGACCTTAGCATACAACTTATCTAATTGTGCAACTGAATTATTGGGTATGACAGGTGATGAGCCTATTTCACAAATAGTTTCTCTTGCAGAAGCAACTGTATTAGATCAAACTTTTAAAATTTCAAATGCAGAAGACCCAAGTCCAAAAGAAATATCTGAAGGTTTAGATGATTATGTAAAGTTTTTAGAAGATAATCCAATATCTCAACTTGGTATTTCATCGGGTTTTAAAGTTTACGATAGGGCTATTGGAGGCGGTCTTAGGCCAGGCACAGTTAATTTAATTGGTGCAAGAATGAAAACAGGCAAATCATTTTTTGCAGATAATGTTGCAATGAATGTTGCTAAACAAGGTATACCTGTCTTAATGTTTGATACTGAAATGACAGCGAAAGATCATTGGCATAGACTATTGGCTTGTATGGGTAACATTAAAATCGAAGATATTGAAAATGGATCTTTTTCAAAAGATTCCTCAAAAAAGAAAAGGGTCTACGATGCCTCAAATGCATTAAAAGATATGCCATTTAAATATAAGTCTATTGCTGGAAAAAGCTTTGATGAAGTTTTAAGTCTTGCTAGAAGATGGGTTATAAAAGATGTTGGATTAGATGATTTTGGCAAAGCAAAACCATGTTTGATAATACTTGACTATATAAAATTGATGGATGATGGAACAATATCAAAAAATATTGCTGAATATCAAGCACTAGGTTTTTTAATGACGAGTCTTCACAATTTCATGGTTCAATATGGGGTTGCTTGTTTGGCCTTTACTCAATTAAACAGAGATGGCATAACAAGAGAAGACACAGATGTTGCATCAGGCTCTGATAGAATTTTGTGGTTGTGTAGTAATTTTTCAATCTATAAGCGTAAAACAGAAGAGGAAATGGCAGATGAAAGCGTTTCAGACAATAATATTTCATACAACTTAAAACTCATACCAGTTGTTGCAAGGCATGGCAAGGGTATTGATGCTGGTGATTACATCAATATATCTGGAAATTATGAATATGGAAGAATAACAGAAGGTCCAACTAGAAATGAGTTTTATAAACTTAGATCAACAAGAATTAATAATGGTTTTCAAATAGAGGAACTACCAGATGAAATCTCAGGAACAAATTGATTTTAAATTAGCAAATAAAATAATTTCAAAAAATATAGATGTTGTTTTAAACCACTTCGATATTGAATTAAATTACACTGATGCTTATCTTTCTGGCCCATGTCCAATACATGGTGGAGATAATAAAACCGCATTCAATATTTTTACATCTGGCAATACACATGTAGGAAACTGGATATGCTACACGCACCATTGTGAAAAAAACTTTATCAATAACAGCATTGGTTTTATTAGAGGTTTAATAAGTCACAGTAAATATAACTGGTCAAAAGCTGGAGATAAAATAGCATCATTTGCAGAAACATTGTACTTAATAAAAAGCTTGTACGATTTTTCAATTGATGATAAATTATCTACAAATAAAACTAAAAATATATTAGAGTCTTCGGCATTTACAAAGACCACAAAAGAAAAACAAGATAAGTGGAGTAAGACTTCTGTAAGATCAAGCTTATCAATACCATCTAAATATTATCTTTCTAGGGGTTATACTGAAGAATGTTTAAATAATTATGATATAGGGGAATCTAATTCTTCTGTTGGCATATTTAAAGACAGAGTAGTTGTTCCAGTATATGATGCCGATGGAAAATTTATAGTTGGTTTCACAGGAAGAACAAAATATAAAAAGTGTGAAGCATGTAAACATTATCATGAACAAGAAGCGAGTTGCAATGGTTATGTTCATATGTCTAAGTGGTGTCACAATAAAGGTTTTTCTAAAAAAGATTATTTATACAATTATAATTTTGCAATTGAGGCTATTAAAAAAACTGGCGTTGCCATATTGGTGGAAGGACCAGGAGATGTTTGGAGAATTGCTGAATCTGGAATTAAAAATTCATTAGCTGTATTTGGGTCATCTTTAACAGATGCACAACAGATTTTACTAGAGTCATCTGGAGCTTTGTATTTAATCCTATTGTTTGATTCAGATGAGGCTGGTTTAAAAGCTGGAAATAGCATAGAATCTTCTCTTGGTAGAATGTTCAAAATAATTAAGCCAAAATTGCCGAATGGTTTTAAAGATATTGGTGAGATGAGTGTGGATGATGTTAAAAGTTTTTTACTCCCCATTATGGAAAAGCTGTGATACAAAAAATAATTGGGTTTTCTGGAAAAAAGGGTTCTGGCAAAGATACTATTGCTGGATTTCTTTCATTTAATTCTGTGGCTCTTTTTGGTTGTAGATCAGCCATTTATTCTTTTGCACAACCAATGAAAAAAATAGCCATTGACTTTTTTGGCTTAAGACACAAACAAGTCTTTGGATCATTTGAAGATAAAAAAACTTTGACAAATTATTTATGGGAAGATCTTCCACACTACGAAGAAATCAAAATTGGAAAAGAAGTAGCCCCAACAGGTAAAATGACAGCTAGAGAATTTTTGCAGGAATTTGGAACTGGTATAGCCAGAAGAATGTGCAAAGACATACATATAAATGCTTGTTTTAATGAAATAAGAAATGGTCATTGTCCATTAAATTTCATTACTGATGCAAGATTTGAAAATGAAATAGATAGCATTAAAGCAAAAGGTGGAATTGTTATAAGATTAACAAAAAGCACTGAAGATGATTACCATATAAGCGAAAATGAATTGGACAACAGTGAAAAATTTGATATTGTTTTAGACAATCAAAAAATGACAAAAGAAGAACAAAAAGCAGAAATTTTAAAAATTCTTAAGAAATTAGATTGGATAAAGAGTGATTATAACTTACTTAAGGTCTAGTTCTGTATCATCATACTCTTGGTGTCAGCACAAGTATTGGTTGACCTATAATCTTGGCTTTAAAGATGACTCCAATAAAAAGGCAGAAAAAGGTAATGTCGTACATAAAGGTTTAGAATTGTTGGCAAATAAAAAACTTTGCCTACAAAATGGAACAATTTCGTTCTCTGATTCTGAATTAGGTATGGAGTTTATAACATCAGAAATGTCACCAGAAACAGCAATATTGGCTGGTTTCAATCATTATAAAAACAAAAGTACACATGAATGGACAGATCTTGATTTTAAAGAATGCACTAAGTGGTTGTGGGATGTTCTATTATTTAATAATGGCATGTTTTCACCACTAACTAGAAATATTGTGATGCCAGAACAGTATTTTGACATTGAAATTGATAAACCTTGGGCAAATTATGATTATTTTCTTCCAGATGGGCAAATAATTTCTGGAAAGTTGCGAATAAAAGGAACTATGGACTTAATAACAAGGGTTGATTCAAAAACAGTAGAATATGTTGATTGGAAAACAGGAGAAAGAAAAAATTGGTCAACAGGAAAAGAGAAGGGTTATGATGATTTGTACAATGATTTTCAGCTTAGATTGTATCATTATGCCTTAAATGAATTGTATCCAAATGAAAACATGATAATTATGACAATATTTTTTGTTAAAGCTGGTGGACCATTTTCTTTGTGTTTTCAAAAAGATGATATAAAAACAACTGAAGAAATGATAAAAAAAGAGTTTGAAAAAATTAAGAATTGCAATAGGCCATCAAGAATAATAGACTATGGAAAAGACAAATGGAAATGCATTAGACTTTGCAGTTTCTATAAAGAAAAACATAAAGATTCCGAAAATGAATCAATATGTGATCATATGCATCAAGAGTTAATACAGCTTGGTATTAATAATGCGTATGTTAAACATGCCAAAAAAGATACCGTAAAATCTTATGGCGATGGTGGTGGTCAATCTAATAGGGAGAATCAAAATGGCTGATTGGAGATGGGAAGACATTGTTTTTACTAACAAAAAAGAAGAAGTTGGAACAACACCAACTCCTGCACCAGAAATTGTTAAATATGAACCTAAATACAATGGTGAAAAGGTTCTTGTTTTTAAAAATGAATTATTGGAAAATGATTCGTTTCAAGGATTCATTACTGGAGTTGAAGCGAAAAATTTGAGAGATAAAATTCTTTCGACAGACAATATGTTTTATATTGATCGTGATATTGCAGAAAACGACAAATCTTATAAACAAGTTATACCATATTGTTTGATCAATCGTGGAGATTCAACATTTTGTTATCAAAGATCTAAAAAAGGATCTGAAAATAGATTGCATGATTTATGGTCATTGGGTGTTGGTGGACATGTTAATCCATGCGATGGACTAAATGGTGAAACTATCACTAATGCATGTAAAAGAGAAATTGAAGAAGAAGTTGAGTTTTCCAATTTGAGAAATGCACACTTTATCGGATTAATAAACGATGACTCAAATGATGTAAGCTCTGTTCATTTTGGGGTTGTGTATAGTGTCAATCTTCAAGATCATTCAACTTTTAAAGTTAAAGAAGAAGCATTGGCAGAAGGTTCTTTTGTTAAAAAAGAAATTATTAAAGTTGAAGAAAAGAACTGGGAAAATTGGTCTAGTTTAATTGTAAAAGAATATTTAAGAAAGTAAAATTTTAGGAACAGCACATGAATAATTGGACAGCATTACATTGTCATTCTCACTATAGTCTTTTAGATGGTTTAACAAAGCCAGAATCTATGGCAAAAAGAGCTAAAAGTCTTGGGCACAAGTCTATAGCTCTTACTGATCATGGAACTATTTCTGGCTCTATTTCTTTTAATAAAGCATGTGTTGCAGAAGAAATAAAACCAATACTAGGTTGTGAGTTTTACATATGTAGTCAAAGTGCTTTGATTCATGATAAAACTAATTCTAAAAATTCTCACTTGTGTGTTCTTGCTAAAAATATTTCTGGCTGGTCTGAGCTTATAAAGCTATCATCTTTATCAAACAATAAAGATTATTTTTATTATAAGCCTAGACTAAGCTTGGAAGATTTTGCACCATATTCAAAAAACTTAATAGCATTCTCTGGACACCCAGGAACACAATTGGCCAGATGCATTTTTCCAGATGAGGCATACAAGTGTGCCAGTCCAGAAGAAGCAAGAGCTTTAATTAAAGACGATTGGTTTGAAGAATCTAAAAAATTATGTTCTAAGCATCAAGACATTTTTGGCAAAGAAAACTTTTTTATTGAAATACAGCTTTTCGATAAAGACAATCTACATTGTTCTGTAGTCCTTGCTGAATGTCTTAGAAAACTATCTAAAGAAACAGGCATTAAGGCAATAGCTACTCCTGATGCTCATTACGCTAAACAAGAGGATGCTTCTGATCAAAGAATAATCTTGTGTGCATCTATGGAAACAACTCTTTCTAAAGTAAGGTCATCTTTAGATAAACACGAAGATTTTGGATTATCTAGCTTCTTTAAATCAAATAGATATTACATTCCATCTACTGAAGAGATTTTAGCCCTTCATGAACCAGAAGAATTAAAAAACTGTTTGTTGATTGAAGAGATGTGCGAGAATTATTCTTTAACAAAAAAATCGGTTCTTCCAAGTTTTGAATGTCCAGAAAGCAAAAATGAACACGATTATTTAAGAGAGCTTTGTAGAAACGGTTGGAAAGAAAAGTTTTCAGATTTAGAAAAAGATTCATCAAAGTTTGAAAATTATGTTGGAAGAATTAAAAATGAGCTTTCTGTTATAGGTGATGCTGGTCTTGAAGGTTACTTTTTAATTGTTCAAGATTATTGTAATTGGGCTAGAAAACAAGGATGGTTAACAGGAAGAGGGCGTGGATCAGGTGCTGGTTGTATGGTTTCTTATTTGCTTGGAATAACTCAAGTAGATCCAATTGAGCACAATTTAGTTTTTGAGCGTTTTTATAACGCTGGAAGAAATGTTCCTGGTCATGTAAGTCTTCCTGATATAGATTGTGATTTTCCAATCACCAAAAGAGACAAGGTTATTGATTATATTAAATCAAAGTACAAAGAAGAAAATGTTTCGCAAATGATAACATATAGTAGGATGCAGGGCAGAGGTGCTTTAAAAGATGTATTGAGGGCACACGGTTTTTCCTTTGATGAAAGTAATGCTATTACAAAAAACATACCTGATGAAGCTGAAATATCTGAACAGCTTCAAGAAATGAAGGAAGATGGTGGAGAATCGTCAATCATTGGTTGGGCACTAGAAAATATTCCTTCAAAGCTTAAAGATTATTGTCAGATAGACGAACATGGTAATATAACAGGAAAATTGTCAAAAGAGTTTGCACAAGCAATTAGGCTTGAAGGAACCAAGCGTAGCCAAGGAAAACATGCTGCTGGAATTGTCATAAGCCATACTCCTTTAAAAGATATATGTCCTATGATTTACGATAAAAAGAATAAGCAAATGATTGCTGGTCTTGAAATGTCAGATCTTGAATCAATTGGTTTAGTTAAGTTTGATATTTTAGGGGTTGCAGTTTTAGATAAAATAATGGGGTGCATAAATTTATTGAAAGGAAAAGAAAATGAGTGAAAAAGAAGAAATTGAATTAATAGCAAAACTAGTATCTCAACAAATGGGATTGGTTCAAGCTCTATCAGAATGTCAAAATTCAAAAAGTCAACTTTCTTTGCAATTTATAAAAATACTTAAAGCCATTGTGTTAAAAAACAACGGTGATTTTGTTATAGAAAAAGAATTTTTTGATTCTGCTGATGACAATAACTTTAAATTAGATATTACAACCGATGAAGAAGAATCCATTATTTTACAATTTACAGAGAATGAGGAATAAATGTATAGTAATACAATTATGGTTTTTGATTTTGAAACTGGATCTTTAGATATAAACAAGTGCGAAGTTATTCAAGTTGCAGCTATGGCAATAAATAGAAAAACTCTTGAACCAATCAAAGACGGTATTTTTGAAACATTGATAAAGCCAAGAGATTTTAACAATCTTCAAGATGAAGCTCTTGCAATAAATAAAAAGACAAGAGAAGAATTGAAGCTTGCACCAAGCATTGATGCTGTTTGGAAAAAGCTTTCAGATTTTATTTCTATGTTTAATAACGGCAAAGGAAATATTTCTGCACCAATTCCAGCAGGGAAAAACATAAGACATTTTGACATGCCAATTTTTCAAAGGGTTTGCTCAGAGCTTGGTTATGTAGATAAAAACGGAAATCAAAATTTGTTAAATAGAAGAAACATGTATGATCTTGATGAAATAATGATGTTGTGGTTTGATAACACTACAGTAGTTCCAAATTACAAGATGGATACACTTAGAGACTTTTTTGGATTATCTAAGGCTAATGCTCATGATGCTTTAACCGATGTTTTGCAGACTTCTGATATTATTTTGCACTTTTTAAAGTTGCACAGAAGCATTTTTCCAAAGATTAAATTTAAAGATGCATTTAGAAAGTAATTATGAAATATTATAAGTTTGAATGTGGTTGTTCTTGGCCAATAATTGAAGAATCTAAGATAGAAGGTGCTTTACCCTTAATGGAAGTTGATCCATTAAAATTGCCATATTGTCAGTCAACTTGGGATTTATTTGCCAGAGGTGACACAAAAGGCGTATTCCAGCTTGAATCAGATCTTGGTAAACAATGGAGTAAACGACTAAGGCCAAAGAACGCAGAACATTTATCTGCCATTGGTGCATTGATTAGGCCAGGAACACTTCGTGCATTAGATGAAAACGGCATTAGTATGACCGCCCACTATTGCAAAAGAGCCAACTTTGAAGAACCAGTTGAGTCATATCATCCTGTTGTTGATGAAATTTTGAAGTCAACATATGGATCATTGGTGTTTCAAGAACAGGCTATGGAGTTATCTAAGTCTGTAGCTGGCTTTACCTTGCAAGAAGCTGATAAGCTAAGAAAGGCTATGGGTAAAAAGCTTGCTAGTGAAATGGCAAAATGTAAAAAATTATTTATTGAAGGTGCTAAAAAAGTTGAGGTTGTAAGCGAAAAACAGGCCGAAGAAATATTTAGTTGGATTGAACAAAGTCAAAGGTACTCATTTAATAAAAGTCATAGTTGTTGTTATGGTTTAACTGGATACGATACTGCTTATTTAAAAAGTCATTTTCCAGTTCAGTTTTATTGCAGTTGGTTATATTACGCAAAGGATAAGCTCGATTCTCAACTTGAGATAATGGATCTTGTTGAAGATGCAAGAAAATTTAACATCGATGTTTTAGCACCAGATGCTTTTAAACTAAATAAAAATTTTGCAACTGATGGTTTAAACATATGGTTTGGTATCACTGATATTAAAGGTATTGGTGAATCACAATTCAATAAACTTAAAGCATCTATGGAAAAGAACAAAGATAAGCTAAATACTTGGGAAAATTTCGTAGTATTTTGTTCCGATGAAATACCAAGCTCTACTATAATAAAACTAATATCTGTTGGTGGATTTAAAAGATATAATTCATGTAGACAAAAACTTTTAGCAGAATATAATTCTTGGGTACAGTTAACAGATAAAGAAAGAGAATGGATTAAAATTAATTTTACAGAATCTACTATTGCTGAATTAATATCTTCAGCAGCAAAACCAAAAAAGGAAAATGGTGGTTGCTCTAACCAAAACAGGGTATTGTTTTTGAAGGACTTGGCCAATTTGCTTATTAATCCACCATCTCCACACATTGATCTTCCTCAATGGTTAATTTGGTCAGAAAAGGATGCTTTGGGCATTTCTTTGACTTGTAACGCAATTGATTCATGCGATACTGCACAAGCCAATACTACATGCAAAGAATTTTTAAATGGAAAAACTGGTTTTATGATTTTTGGAGTTGAAATACGAAGATGCAAAGAGGTTGTAACAAAGGCTGGTAAATCTCCAGGATCTAAAATGGCTTTTATGTCTATATCAGATTCAACTGGAAAAGTGGATGATGTAATATGTTTTCCAGACTCGTACAAAGATAGTTCGTCTTTGTTAAAAGAGGGCAATACTGTTTTAATTCATGGTGAAAAAAGCAGGGGTAGTGATTCTCTTTTAGTTAAAAAGGTTTTTCAAATTTAGGAGCAGAAATGAACATTTGTAGTTTTATGGGTCGTTTAACTAGAGAACCAGAATATGTACAATTACAAAATGGAAAAAATGTAATAAATTTTTCTATGGCTGTTAGAAACCCAAATACTGGCAATAAAGATAAAGCAGACACAACATTTATTGATTGTGTAGCTTGGGAAGGAACCGCTGATTTAATAAACAAGTATTTTAAAAAAGGTTCTAGGATATTAGTACATACATCTGCAAAAACAGATAATTGGATTGATAAAGACACCGGAAAGAATAGATATAAAATTAAATTTCTTGTACAAAAATTTTGGTATGTAGATCAAAAACAGGAAGATGCGTATTCAAACATTGAAAATGTTGACGAAGAAGAAGTAATCTAATATGCAAAAAAGAAAAGTCCTTCTTGTTAGTGAAGCCTCTTATCTTAATTCTGGATATTCCAATTATGGTTTCCAGATAATGAAGAGGCTTTATGACACCAAGGACTTTGATCTTGCTGAAATAAGTTGTCATGGAAGCGACAGTAGATCAGATGAAATACCTTGGAAAAGTTATGTTGTTCCAAAAAAGTCAAACATCTTTGGTGAAGATATATTAAATGATGTTTTAATAGATTTTAAACCAGATATAGTTTGGTCATTTAGAGATCCTTGGGTAGATGAATTTATTGGCGATTCTGTATTAAGAAACAACTTTAAATGGGTCTACATGCCAACTGTTGATGCTTTGCCATTAGATGTTGATTGGGTTGACACTATAAGCAGAGCAGATCATGTTTTAACATACTCTGATTGGGCAGCAGAAGAACTTGCAAGTCTATATCCTAGTATAAACATTTTAGGTTCAGCATCTCCAGGATTTGACACCAACTTTAAACCTGTTGAAGATAAAATTAAATTTAAGAAACAACATGGAATAAATGAAGAATCATTAATTATTGGCTCTGTAATGAGGAACCAAAAAAGAAAACTTATTCCAGATCTTCTTGATGCATTTTCTGAGTTTTTAGATAAAGCACCAAAAGAAATTTCTGAAAAATGTTTTTTGTATCTTCATACAACTTATCCAGATGTTGGTTGGAATATACCTAGACTTATTGCAGAAAGACCAAAAATATCCAACAAGGTTCTTTTTTCTTATAACTGCAACAACTGTTTTAAACTTTCAATCTCTTCTTTTTGTGGTGCGATTATACAATGTAATAATTGTAAACAGGTCAATTGNACATTTCCTAGAGTGTCAAAAGGCTCAAAAAGAGATGATATGGTTATGGTGTATAACCTTATGGATCTATATGTGCAATACTCTTGTGCAGAAGGTTTTGGTATGCCACTAGTTGAAGCAGCATCATGCGGTGTACCAGTTTGTGCTGTAGACTATAGTGCAATGACTGATATAGTTAAAAAACTAGAAGGTTATCCAATAAAAGTCCAAAGATATACATATGAGGTTGAAACAAATAGAAAGTTTGCTTTGCCAGACAATTCTAGTTTTAGTGATATTTGCATCGACTTTTTCAAAAAGCCATATCCTATAAGGAAAGCAATATCTAAAAAAACAAGAGATTTAGTTGTTAAAAATTATACATACGAAAAAACATTCGACAAAATTAAAAACATTTTCTATTCAATAGAACAAGAAAACAAATGGGATTTGCCTCCAAAGTTTGTTGAAATGCCAAAAGATTTTAAAGATTGCAACTCTAACAACGAGATCATTGAAAAGATTTTTAAAAAAATTCCAATAAATTTGGGTCATATTAAACAAAAGTGTTTATTTAAATTAAACAACAGAATGCACGATAAACAAAAGGTTTTAAAAGAACTTTCTTCAATATTTGATTCTTATAACCATTATGAGTCTTTAAGGGTAAAAAAATGAAGGTTCTTTATATAGGCGTTTATCGTGATGGAACAGGTTATGGTCAAGCAGCAGAAGATTATATTCTTTCTTTAAATTCTGTTGGTGTTGATGTTGTTTGTAGACCTTTAAAACTTAATAATTTAGATTATGTTCCTAATCCAATAGTGGCTAAACTTGAATCTAAAAGTTCAAAAAATTGTGACATTGTTATTCAACATATGTTGCCAATTCATATGCAGTACAATGGCGATTTTGACTACAACATTGGTCTTTTTGCTTATGAAACCAGCAACTTTAAAATGTCTGGATGGAAAAATTATTTAAACTTAATGGATGCTAATGTTGTAATAAATAAACAAATGATTAATTCTTGTTTGAGCAGTGGAGTAAGTACGCCATTGCATGTAGTTCCTCACGCTAGAGATTTTTCTAGATACATTGAAAAATATGAAAAACTTGAAACCATAACATCACAAGTTTCAGATTCTGATTTTGTATTTTATACAATAGGTGAAACAACAAAGAGAAAAAACTTTTCTGCATTGTTAAAGGCTTATTTTACAGAGTTTTCTGAATCTGAGCCTGTTTGCCTATTGGTTAAAACCAATAATTCAACTTATGAATTTTATGATTATTGTGGAAAAATACTTGATGGTCTTTGTATAAAAAATCCACCAAAAGTTGTTACTATTACAGAAAGAATGTCAAACGAAGACATAAATAGACTTCATTATACATGTGATGCTTTTGTGCAACCGTCTTATGGTGAAGCTTGGGGTATACCAGCTTTTGATGCAATGGCTTTTGGTAAAACTCCAATTGTCACTAATTGCACTGGATATCTTGAATATATAGATGAATCTGTTGGTTGGTTAGTTAATGGTTTTGAGGAACCAGTATTTGCTGCTGATAAACAAACAGATGATATATATACATCTGGTGAAAATTGGTTTTCAGTAGATATACTGGATTTAAAGAGAAAGATGAGAGAGTGTTACGCAAAGGAAGGAATTAGGAGGTCAAAAGCTGCAAATGCTTTAGATCGTGCTTACGAATTCTCCCATGAAAAAGTGGGTTCAATCTTTCTTGAGGTATTAAAAAATGTCACAAAAGAAAAGAAAACAGAACTGGTTAGAAGAAGCTAATAATGCAGAATTAGAAAAAACTATTTCTTGGAGAGATGAAAGGGATAAGTCTGCTGATGAGCAAAAAGAAAGTGCCAATAGCAATAAATTAAAACCAAAAACAAAAAATCAAGAAACATATATGAATTCAGTATACAGCAAAACAGTAACNATATGTTCTGGTGTTGCTGGAACAGGAAAAACATATATAGCTTGTGGAATAGCAGCAGAAATGCTTATNGATTTAAAGATAGAAAAAATAATTATTGCTAGACCTTTAGTTGAATGTGGNCAAAGACTTGGTGCGTTCCCTGGAGATTTAAAAGAAAAAACAGAACCATTTATGACAGCTATGCTTGAAGTATTTGGTAAGTTTATGACCAAAACAAAAATGCGTAAAATAAAAACCGATGAAGTTTTGGAAATATGCCCATTGGAAATAATGAGGGGAAGAACATTCCACAACTCTGTAATTATTTTAGATGAAGCACAAAATGCTACTAGAAGACAATTAAAAATGTTTCTTACTAGATTTGGGCAAGAATCAAAGGTTATTATTTGTGGCGATCATACTCAAACGGATTTACCGCATTCAGAAGGAAATACAATGAATTGGTTGCTTGATAGGCTTGACCACAATGATATTGGTAAGGTATTCTTGACATCTGAAGATGTTCAAAGACATGGCCTTATTAAATATATAATAGAACAGCTTGGTGAATAATGCACCACAATGTTAATAACATATTAAGATCTTCGACTAGAAAAACTGGTCAAAGACTTAACATTCTAACATTCTCTACCCATGAAAGATATCAGTCTAATATGGCTGATGTTAATGCAAACTTTTGGGTTATCAATAATTCTAAAATTAAAACTTGGAATTTAAATTTTTCAGATATTCCTAAAAATCATACTATGTTAAATAATGTCTCACTTTTAAGNGATATACCAANATACATAGATTTTGATTTAATAATTTCTCAAAGCAAATTTGTGCAATTTAATTTAGCTNTTGAAATAGCAAAGTATTTAAGCATTCCACTTGTTTGCATTGAGCACACTGAAATGTTTGAAGANAGAAAAAAATTTAAACATATGATTGGTGACACAAACATATTTATATCTGATTATTCTGCTAAAACATGGGAAGCAGATTATGCATATTATGTTATTGATCATGGAATAAACAGTTCTATATTTCACAACAAAAATATAAAAAGAGAAAATCAAGTATTAAGTATTGTAAACGATTGGATAAATAGAGATTATGAATGTGGTTTTACACTCTGGAAAGAAGTAACAAAAGATCTTCCAGTCTATGTAGCTGGTGATACGCCCAACTTTTCTAAGCCAGCTAAAAATACAGAAGAACTTATTGACATCTATAACAGAAACTCTATATTTTTAAATACCTCTATACATAGTCCAGTTCCAACTACCTTGCTTGAAGCTATGTCTTGTGGGTGTTGTGTTGTTACTACTAAAAACGAAATGATAGAATCATTTATAGAAAATGGCAAAAATGGTTTTATTTCAAATGACAAAGATGAAATTAGAAAAAATTTAGAAGTTTGTTTAAAAAATCCAGACATGTGTAGAGAGATTGGAAAGAATGCTAGACAAACAATTATTGATAAATTTTCTTTGAGTGTATTTACGCAAAAATGGGATTATGTTTTAGGTAGATCTTTAGGTAAATAAAATGAAAATAAACATTTGTTTTGGAAACTCAAACGAATATCTAAATGGATATGTTAATACCAATTTTGTTAAAAATGATAAATTTGAAAATTGTCATCCTGAGAATTTAGATTCGATTGTAGATGATGGTGAAGCAGATGAAATATTAGCTGTTAATGTTTTAAATTATATTGAATTTAACAAAACAAAAGATGTTTTAATTAATTGGTACAAAAAATTAAAATACGATGGTACAATTGTCATATCCTTTTTTGATTTTGTAGAGATATGTAGGGCTTTAACCTCTGGACAATTAGATGTTTTAGATGCAAAGAAACTTATTTATGGCGAGCAAAATGAAGGTTGGCAATTTTTTAANTCTGGATCTTCANTGATTGAATTAAAGAAGTTTTTTTTATCNATTGGTTCTAAGATAGAATATTGTAAAATAGACGGTTTTATTTCATATATTAAAGTTAGGAGAGTTAAGTGAGTAATTTGCACACAAGCTGTAAAAATTGTTTTTATGCAATTTATGAAGAGTCTGAAAAAACTCAAATTGGTTGTCATTTTAATAAGTTGGAAAAACTTAAAGAAAACAATATTACAATAACAGAATCTTATGATGATGAAAAAGAATTTTTTGTTCTNGAAAAACATGCTTGTATGGCTNATAGAACTAAGTCATCTATGATTGCTGCTAATCAAGATGTTAAAGAAAGTATGAAACTAACTAGAAANCAAATGTCGCCCAAAATTGCTGCCGTTATAAATGTATTNAATGAAAACATGGAAGATTTAAAGAAAACAATTCAGCAAATATCCGATCAAGATNTTCAATTTTACGAAGTTATTTTTTGTGTTTCATCAGGTATAAAGCCATCAGAAATTATATCNATGATTCATAAATTAAACTGTACATTTAAATGGAACATAAAACAAATAATAGATGAATATTGGTTGGGATCTAGAGCAATAAATGTCTCTGTTCAAAATAGTAAGTCTACATATTTTGCACTTTTTAATTGTGGATTTGATATACCCAAAGCTTTCGTTAAAGAGATTGATGAAGCTATTTGTGATCAGATGAAAAGATTCATTGTGCTTCATGGGGTTGATGAAGAAGGAAATGGCTCTGTTTATCAAACATATGCTTTTAATGCACTAAGGGGCAATGAAGAAGCTTTCATTGAGGAAGAAGATGATAAACCAGCACACACCTTTTTAGAAAAGTTGAATTATCTTGCAGTTCAAAGCGATTTGATGCACCTACTTAAGAAATGCGAAGAAGTATGTCCTTGCATGAAAAACCACTAATATCCATAGTAATACCAAATCACAATTATGGTAGATGGATAGAGGATGCTATTGATAGCGTTGTTTATGATGACTATTCTAATAAAAGGATAGTTGTTGTAGATGATGGTTCTACCGATGGATCAGCCAGAAAAGTTTATGGTCTTTTATCAGATCCAAAAGCTTCTGAATCATCTGGAATATCTGGTATAACAGGCAAATATAAAAAAACAGATGTTGAAATAACACTAATAGCTTGTAATGAGTGCAGAGGACCATCTGCTGCAAGAAACATAGGCATAAAGTTTTATTGGGAAAATACTGATGTTTATTCGTTTTTAGATTCTGACGATATGCACATAAGCGGAAAATTAAAAGAAAGCTTNTATGCTTTAATTAGTGGATGGGGATCAATTGGTGCTGTATATTGCGATTATATAAATTTTGATTNTGAAAACAATATAAGTTTTCAACAGCACAAAGAAGCTTTTTGTTCTGAAAAAATATTACAAGAATGTATAATGCCATCGTGCAANTTAGTTCCTAAATATGTTTTTGAAAAAATAGGACTTTTTGATGAGACTATGCGTGTTGCAGAAGATTGGGATCTTTGGATAAGAATGTCTAAGCATTTTATTGCTTATCATATTCCAAAAAATTTTACAATCGTTAGGACAGGAAGTTATAATTCTACCAATGTTGTTTCTGAGGAAGTTTGGTCTAAAAACTGGCGAAGAATATTAGAAAAAATAAAAAATGACAAATGATATATGTATTATTATACCAGTTGCTGGTCTTGGCAAAAGAATGAAGGCATATGGCCCCAAAGCATCAATACGCATAGACAAAGAAGAAACAGTTTTAAGCAGACAAATTAAAATTTTAAGAAACTTTTTTCCAAAATCAAAAATAATTGTAGTCTGTGGTTTTCAAAAAGAAAAAATATTTGAAATAGTTGATCAAGACATTGTTTGTGTTGAGAATAAAAGGTATAAAAGCTCCAATGTTTGTCTTTCAATTAAAATAGCATTGGATAAATGTCATTGCAAAAAGATTTTAATAGTCAATGGCGATTTGGTTTTCACTGGTGAAATATTTAACACAATGCCAAAAAACTCATCTTGGATTGCTATTGATACAAACATAAATCAAAGATCTTCTGAAGTTGGCGTTAACATAGTAGAAGGCCAAATAACTAATTTCTGTTATGGCTTAAATCCCAAATGGGGCCAAATAGTTTGTTTAATAGGAAAAGAAATGGAGTTCTTTAAAAANNTGNTTGTTCTAGAAAGNTCTGAAAAAAAATTCTCTTTTGAAATACTTAATGATGTGATAGATATGGGTGGTATTATAAAGCCACAAATAAACAAGAAGTGGAAGCTTGTTGAAATAGATACATCTAAAGATATAGCTAGAGCTAAAAAGCTTGTAAGGAGAATTTAAATGAATGTTCTGTGTGACATGGAATATCCATTGGATGAAAAAGAAATGTTTGGATGGGGTAAAGCATTTTCCTCAATAGGTCATGATTTCTTTTTTTTGAATAGGAAAGAAAAAGCAATAATTGATGCTTTTGAAGAAAAAAAACCTTCCATATTTATAACCCATGCAGCACTATTAAACAGGGCATCATGCAAAGCTATTGTTGGAAATGAATACTGTAAAACATTTGTTTTTATTGATTCAGAAGAAGACAAGGAAAAACTCAAAGATAAACTAAATGTTTTTTACATTTCAAAAAATGAAAATTTAAATTGCATGTTTGTAGAAGAATCTTGCGATCTTTATCTGTCATTAAAACCAAAAACAAATATAAATATGATATCTGACATATGCTACATAGGCGACTATGTAAAAGAGTACATTCTTTCAAAGTGTTTTTCTATGTTTAGGGTTAAATGTTGGGGAAATACAAAGTGGCCTTTTACAACATATTTGGGAAAAATTAAACCAGACAAAATAAAAGATGCAATATGTTCTTCAACAACATCTTTATATTTAGATGATTTAAACAATAAAAGCTGGCCACTATATACATATCTATGTAATAGACCAATAGTTTCTTATAAAAGCACATGGTTAAAAAATGTTTTAAAAGATAAATCTTTATGTTTTTCAGACGAAGAATCTTTTTTTGAAAATCTTTTGAACATAATTAGAAATCCAGAAATAGCATACGAAAATATAAAAACCAATTCGGAATTTATAAAAAATAATCATTTGTCACACCACAGGGTTTCAGTTATACTAGATGCTATAGGACTTAAGGAGGATTCAATAAAATGTACCAATGTTGCGATGGATCTAACAAAGAAATATTAAGCATTTTATTAGGATATGGCCAATCTCCAGATGTTATTAAAAAGTCTTTATGGTGGATATCTGAAGAACTAAATAATAACGAATATAATGTGATAGCTATAGACGATGGGGAATGTGGTGACATAGCAAAAGAAATGTATAATTATGTTGCAAGAATATGTCCAAAAATAATAAAAATAAATAATGCTGCACTTTTAGAACATTATAAAATAGACTCTATAAGAAAAAGCAAAAAACTTGCTTATGCAATTTGTGAAAAATTTTCTTCCAATAAAAGAATTTACATAAGCCCAAGATCAATATGTTATGGCAAATCCTTTAAATCATTTTGCGATCAAATACAAGACGATAAAGTTGTGCAAATGAGGTCGTACTTAGTGCCGTTATATGTTCAAGAGGCAATAAGTGAGTACTCTTCAAACTTCTGTAGTTTTTTAGCTAATGAGTGTAAAAAACACCCAATATATACTGAAAACTATCCTGAGAAAAACATAGATTATATAACACAATCAACAGTTGATTCATTAGATAATAAAGAAACATTGTTTTCAGAACACGAATGTTTTTATTTAGAACCAAAAGATCCTGATCCAAAAGAACATCTTGAAACAATAGACCTAGAATTAATAGATAAAATCTTGGAAAATTAATGATAATATATAAAGTACCAAAACCAATTTCTATAATTGGAGAGTATTCAACAAAATGCATGATTTTTTCATCGTGTAATTTTAGTTACTTAAGCAAATTTGGAAATGTTAAATCTTTCTTTATAGACAAAAAAACAAAAGACTTTTATAAAAGATGTTTTAAAAATTATAGTACAGCAAAATCAAAAATGTTAAATTTGATAGATTCTGATGATTTCCCTTCTTGTTACACATCTATATTCGGAAAATTTAATTGTATAAATAAATCTTCAACAATATGGAATAATGTCGAAATAGATAGCTCTAGCGATTTTTTTAATAAACTGTTAATATTTCACATAAGAAGAAAATATTTTAAATACAGTAAAGTAAAACCAATAGAAAATTTTAATATTGGAATTATTCATAAAATGGTGGATGATGCTTATAATGCATATATAGACAATGACTTTAAATTTATGGGAAAGTTAATAGATTCTTATTGGAGAATAAAAACTCAATTAGATCCAAATTCTGCAAATGAATTTATTTACAAGATTTATTCTGATTGTAGATTGTCTGGTGCTTGGGGTGGAAAGATGGATGAGAACACAATGATTATTTTAGCACCAAAAGAAAAACATGAAGGCATATGTGCTGTAATGAAGGACCACATAAGATTAAACTCTTCTGTTAATACAACAGGAATAGTAAGAGAGGAATTGTTTAGTGGAAATAGCAATTGCTGTAAATAAAATTAAAAGAGATCAGCTTCTTTTTGATATAAGAAATCAATGTTCAAAACACAACATTGTAGTATATTCAAACAAAGAAATGTTTCTTAATAAAAGCTTTGGCTTTAGTATACTTACATATTATGACATGTGGTATTCAAATGCCGATTATCATGTGGCTACATGCCTATACTCTGCTAAAAGTATGTTGTTGAACCCAAAGATTAAAATCGTATATTTTTATGTGTGGGATTTAGAATGGGTTTACGGTGTGCATGAGTATGAAGACATCAAAAACATTTATGCTAATAAGAGAATAGAACTTATTGCAAGAAGTGAAGATCATAGTAAATCGATATATGATTCATGGAACATTAAAGCTAGAATAGCTTATAACTTTGACTTAGATAACATAGTGGGGAAAAAACATGAAAAAGTTAACATATGAATTTTTGCATAAACATTATGTTGAATTACAACAATCAACTTATGAAATAGCGGAAGTTTCAGAGACTTATCCCAACAAAATAAGAAGGGCATTAGTTTCATTTGGTATACCATTAAGAGATAAGTCAGAAGCTCAAGCAAAAGCTTTAGCAACAGGAAGATGTTTTCATCCAACTAAAGGTAAAAAGCTAACAGAAGAAACGAAGATAAAGATAAGTGACTCTATGGCCAATTCTTGGGAATCAATGGACAAGAATGAAAGAGAAAGAAGGTCGATTGTTTCTAAGAAAAATTGGGAGGCTATGCCTTTAAGTAAAATTGAAGAAATGCAAAAAAAAGCAGCAGAATCAGTTAGAGAAGCTGCTGAAAATGGTTCTAAGCTTGAAAAGTTTTTAATTAACGGAATAAGACAAAATAAAATTAAAGCAGATTTCCATAAAGAATTCTATGTGATAGGCGAAAGACAACATATCGACATTTATATTCCCGAATATAAAGTAGGGATAGAAGTTGATGGCCCAACACACTTTAAGGCTATTTGGGGAACGGAAAAATATGAAAAACAATTAAAAAGTGACACTAAAAAAACTGGATTGCTATTGAATTCTGGAATGAAGNTAATAAGAATAAAAAACATAAGCGGTAACAGTTCTGGCTTTTATATGAGAACTATCTTGAAAAAACTTCTNGATACGCTAGAATTGATAAAAGAAGGATCATTGGAAGGATTATACGAACTGGAGTAAAAATGGTTAAGAAAGTAGCAGAAGAATTGCAAGTGGTAGAAGAAAAAATTAACAGCAACAGCCCCGAATGGAACGAACATGTTCTTTCACATTTTCAGCAAGATGAGCTAGTTGATGGAAATCCAACTGTAGATGGATTAAGGCGAGTTGCTGAACTTTTAATTGGGCCAATCATCTCTGGAAAAGCAAATATTGTCCAATCACCCAATCCAGATAACGATGGGCGATGTGTAGTATCATACACTGTTATAGTTAAATCCTTAAATGGCTCTGACTTAACATTTGAGCAAACAAGCCTAGCAGATTGTTATGCTGGAAATTGTGATCCAAGGTTTGCAGTATTTGCATCAGCGGTTGCAGAAACTAGGGCCGAAGGAAGAGCATTAAGAAAATTACTTAGACTACGCAAAATAATTGCAGCGGAAGAAGCTGGCCTTGTTCCAGCCGAAGAAAACGGGTCTAACGGAAAAATAACAGCTACTCAAATGAGTTTTATCGAAACTCTGTGTAATAGGAACGATATCAATGTTCCTGTTTATTTGGGTGACTCAAAAAGCTTCAGCTTTAGTGGTAGGTTGGAGGAAGTTCCTTATAGGTCAGCAGTGGCTATCATAGCCCATCTATCTGAGCTTCAGCGTAATAATGCATCGATTAACCCTAAGTATAAGGGTTATAACCCCAATTGGAGAAAGTAATGAAGGCTATTGTACCTTTTAAAATTTGCACTGTAGAAATTGAATCTGAGTCTGTAAAAGATCTTTTTAGAGAAATTGCAACTCTTGCTGAAGTGCTCAATGAAGAAAAGTGCGGTGTTTGTGGTGAAGAACACATTGTGCCTAAAACAAGAAATGTAGAAAAAAATAAAAAGTTTTATGAATATTTTGAGATGAGTTGTTCTAATCCAAAATGTAGGGCAAGGTTAAACTTTGGTCAAAAGCAAGACGGTTCTGGAATTTTTCCAATTCGTAAGCTTGATGCTAATGGCAAGCCAGACCGTGAAAATGGGTCATACGGCTCGCATAATGGTTGGTCTAAGTACAAGGGCGGTAATGTAGATGAAGTGCCTTAATATCGAATCTATGACAATAGATGATATAAAAGAAGAACTCCTTTGGCTGAAAGGCTTTGATGCCGATTGGTCAAAGGAGCTTTATAATTTGCTTAAAAAAGAACTATCTATTAGAGATATTCAAGCTCAACCCAAAGAGCATACTGAGTCTTAGATCCAATCGTATCTGGACTAGCAGAAAGTGCTAAGTACCAATCATGTCTACTATCAATAGTGTTAGAACCACTTGGGCTTAATCCTGATGTACCAGGAGAATCTGTAAGGGTCATATAGCCAGTTCCTGCTGGCGTTGACCAAGTATTGCTTCCAGAGCCAATCAAATCTTCATTTGAAGCTGGATGAATCAATTCTGCAACTTTGGTAGTAACACCGCTTGCTTCATTAGATATACTTGTCCTGTCATAAATTCTAAGTTTTGTATTTTGAGTTTTTACCCCAGTGGTATGGGTAAATCTAACATTTAAAGTGGCAAGACCATTTGCTATTGTTCGTAAGTGCCTTGCAGCACTACCGTTAGGATAACCAGATGCAGTGTTAAAATACTTTATATTTTTGGCTTTACCGCCATTTGTTGCACCTTGACTATCGGTTATATAGGTATCATCCTGATATTGTCCAACAGCAACAGATGACCCAAAACCGCTAGACCCATAAAAACCTATACCGCTAGATATAATGTTTTCAAGAGAAGCATCGCCAGCAAAAAAACTAATTGTAGCCATATTTTTTCTCCTATGTACATAATATTATACACCAGTTACAACCACAGTTCCAAGTTTATATTCTACAGAAGGATCTTGTGTACCTTTCATTGTTGAGCAATTATAAGAAAGAGTCCAACTATCAGGATAATTAGTCCAAATACCGTTTAGTATTACTGTTTTTGAGTCTATTAGTTGTCTATTGTAATGATCTTCTTGAAAATAAGCCCCAGGTGGAAGTGAATGGAAATACGAACAACTAGTTGTTCCATCGGCTTCTTGTGTATATCCACCCCATGTGTTACCGCAACAGGTATAAGGATTCTGGTATTGGTCTTGGCAAGGCTCAGGAGGTTGGACACCGCAAAAACCAGGAACCGAAGGAGTAAAAAAACTTAGTCCAAAACCATATTGATAACCACAACTTTGATATACAGACAAAAATAGTTTTTCAGATTTATTTATTACGGTGAAACTAGCTATGCCACAATCTACATATTCAACTTTTGTAGTTGTCTCACCTTTACCATATGATTTACAATAATCTAATGGAAATTCTATTACTGATTCAGTTATATAGCTTGCTTGCCCATTTATAATCCAAGTTGATCCATTCGTTGCATCTGCACCACATGGATCAGTACAAAAATATCTTAGTTCTACCCCATCTGGACCGTTAAAGTATTTGCTTGGTACATCAACAATAATCATAGGCCCAGTTGGTTCATCCCATTTTACAGAATGAATTATTTCTGGCTCAGACCAGTCTTGTACATTGTAATAATAGAGTCCATTTTCTTCGTCTTGGAACAAAGTTGCTTTTGTGAATTTTGCCCATAATTGACATTCTCTTTTAACATTATCTTGTTTTTCTTCAAGGCTAAAAATTGAAAGTACATGTGCTGGATTAACTCCACCTGGAGCACCTAGCCAAGCTGAACTATCTCCATCCCAATCTTCAACAAGATATCCAGAAAATACTGAACCAGAAAGTCCTGATGTAACTGAACCATATCCTGCTGGTGTACCACTTCTACTCTGAGCTTGCCACCCTATATCTCCAGCCCAATAAAGATCTCCATTTTCTTTAAAAGTTGCATTGTCTGCTATGTACTGTGAACCATTTCCTGGACTAATTAATGGCAACCATGTTAGCGTTGACATTGGTTTTGGGTATTTCCTATGTATCCAAGGAGCAATTTTATAACCCATGTTATATGAAAATGGATAAGTGTCAAATGATTCAACTTCAGCATTTGGATCATTCTTTGGCACTCTGCATTTACAACCACCTGGTGTGCAACAATTACATGGCATATTAAAACACCTTTATGTCATTTTTCTCAAGGACATCAACCAATTGAACAAACTTTTTAGTCAAAGCTTTAAGCTCTGCTCTTAGTAGTTTAACTTCCAAATTTGGAAAACTTGAGCCAAAAACCGCTGGAGGAAGAGGTTGTGTTGAACATTTTGCAACACTAACACTTTTTGTCCATATATCGCCACCACCACTAACATAACCATCACCAGGACTTTGTGGGGAACATACAACAGCTTCAACAACAGTTACGCATGTTGGGGCAGGAGTAGTTGTTGTAGTACTAGTTGTAGGATCAGGAGTTGTAGTAGTGGTACTGGTTGTTGTACATATTGGATCACATTGAGCATTTTGTGAATCTGCTTGTTGCATACAATCATCTAAATTTGTATACTCTCCCGATTCACCAGTTTCACAACTTCTACATGTGTAACAAGTGCTTTGATCACAACCACCAGTAATCTTATAGCAACCTTGACATCTTGGGTCTTCAGAATCAGCTATTGCTCTTGCAGCTTCGCAACCATTTTCACAAACTCCATCGATTAATGTTCCTGGATATCCTCCAGTGCCATTTGGTGCTGTTGAACAATAATGACAAAATGTCTCTTCATTTTGATATAAGTAGTATGTATCACAAGGTGCTGGCGTAGTAGTAGTAGTACATGCTGGTATATTTGCATTTTGCTGATCCCTATCCATATTACAATTTTCAACTTTATTTGGACCAGTATATTCTCCATTTGCATCATAATAACAACTAAAGCATGGATCATCAAAAACAAGTGTCATTGAGCAACCAGCATTAAGTCCTGGTAAATATGATTCGCATTCAGCTAGTGGGTATGGTCCTTGTAAAACAAGTTCGGCTCCACAATCTGCACTACAGTTATAACACTGTGTTCCCACTCCTGTTTCAACAACACAATATCCTGGTGGTGCAGGAGTAGTGGTTGGAGTAGTAGTTGGGGCACTAGTAGTACTAGTAGTATCAGGATCTTCATGCCCCTCACATTCTGAACCCTCTTCTGGCAAAATTACTTCTTTTGCAAGACCATGCCAAAACCACAATGTATTTATGATTGGAACTATTGTTCCATCTGGACATGTTGTTATACCATCAACATATGGCACACCTTCACTCATACCAAATGTTCGTATGACATCTACAGACTTATGTTCTGGACATTCTATTGTTTTGCCATCATCCTGTCGTATCGGGACTGTGTAAATATCTGTTACATGTTCTGTTACTTCAAAATCTGCATAGTAATTATATGCACTTTTATTCTCTCCCTCTGTTGGGACACCACTTGTGATGTTGATTTTACAATTTGCTTCTTTTGGACATAATGCCTCATATATTTTTGCTTGTACTTTTAAATCATTGTATCTAGGTATTGAACCTTCGCCCTTTATATACCACCTATTGTCAAAAACAGAATAGTGTGCAAGAGTTTGAGTATTTCTTATTTGAGGTTTGCTTGAAAGATTATAGACTTGAACATACTGATTACTCAACAGATCATTAGTATACATTTGCATAAATGCATACGAAAGTCTTCCAGATGTATTGCATGTGAAATTGCTTCCTGCAATATTATTCGATGATTGCACCCTAACAACATCATGAGAAGTCCACACACCCCTTGCTGAATCCCATACAAGATCAACTGGGCCAGTTAGTTTGTTTTGTGCTGCTTCCCAAGGAGCATTTGGAACAACATAAGGATCTGGAGTAAACTTGTGTGTTAAACCATAATCATTGATAAATCCTTGATCTGCATTTGGTACAACATAACCTGACCAAAGATCAACTCCCCATCCAGAAACCATCAGTGGTCCACGAAGAGCAATAGCATTAACATCTATAGGTTGAGAGCCAGCACCTACAGATCCTGCGGTTGAAAAATATTTTGTTGGTTCATTATGATTATCCCAATAGTTTTGATTACAATCTATCAATGTGTCAAAATGACAAAATCTTTTAAAAGGATTGTATGTTATAGATGTTGGAACTTTACCTTGTCTAATATCAACTAATTTATCGCCTCTTTCATATTGTGGATCTCTATAATTTGTAAATTTTTGAGTAACTAAAACATCTGGTGTTACTGGCCAGCAATGTGGCAAGTATCCAGATGTTGATTCAAATGCTCCACCACTATTTGCAAAATTATTTCTAAATGGAACATATAATGTATCCATTGATGCGACTGCTTTAGAATTTATTTGTACAGAATCAAGCTCTTTATCAGCAAGATCTTTCATTGATTCATTTTGCTTATATGATGCACCAAGAGTTTTTGTTCTTGAGTACATACCAATACCAAAATATGCACCAGGACCAGCATTAGCTATACCAATACCCATAACCATTAAAGCATGTGGACTCATTCTGTCATGTCTTCGACCTAAAAAGTCTAAGAAGAAAGATCTTATCTTACCGCCCATTTCTGAACGATTTGCAGACTGTTGTCGTGCAATTGTGTCCATATAGGCTTTTAAAATATTTCTTCTGTCTTCATTTTGTCTTGCTGTTTGTTGCCTCATTCTATTTATTACAATTTCTGATGTTACACCAAATCTTGGCGTAAATGTTCTAAAAGAGTATTGGGTTGTTACTCCATTAGGACCATAATTTACACCAACAGATGTTACAATAGCACCGTTTTTAACCAACTCATCTCCAAGACTATGCTCTGGAGCAGATACCATTGTCAAGCTTCCAGTTTCAAACTTGTCAATTGGTTGTATGTCTTTTATTTTTTTTGAAAAAACTTCTCCTAAATTTGCACCTGAGCCAAATTCCCAAGGTGTAAGGCTTGAATCATTTTCAACTTTAGTAAGACCACCTTTACCACTATTCATGTACCAAGGACCATATGCATCATTAGTGGTAGCAACAAGACCTATTGCCATTAATCGTGGAGTGATTGGTATAAATCCAACTTTGAAAAGATCAGACGAACCTATCTGAGTTACCCCATTAAATATCCCAAAAAGAAATCTTGCTAATGGATCATGCCCAAGTTCTGATCTTTCGTTTTCTGGACCTAGTAAAAGTACAGATTGTGGCAAAGAAACATGAATATGTTCTTTTCCATCAACCATGATATATTTATCAGAAACGGTCAATTTTAAATAAATGTAATTTCCTAGCACATAGCAGTCTGCACTTGTGTCATCTATTTGATATGTTCCTGGTGTTGCTTGTATGACTGCCCAATTTTGCAGTTTTCCTTTGGGGTCTTTAAATTGTCCATCAAATATTGGTGTTGGAATGCTTGCAAATGGACTAGAAACAACTTGAGTTGGGTCCATCCACCCACTTTGAGATGGAAGAATGTTGTATGTTCCATTTTGTTCATCCGTTAATGAGTCTTGTGGTGATTTTTTTTCTAGTTTATTTCTTACTGTTAATCCTCCAGTTTTGCTAGTTTCACCATCAGGACCGATGTTATTCGCTCTTCCTTTAAGATTAGAACTACCCCCACCATTTACTTGAACTAAAAATTGTTTTCCCCAATATGTTTCACAATAACTTTTTAAATATGAATACAATCTTGCTGCTCTTCTTACGCCAATATCATTTTCTTTTTCTGAAAAATATCTTCTTAATGTAGTTGTACCAGCACCACCAAAACGGCTCCAATAAAGACGATCAGCATCCCAATCTCTAGCCCCTCTTAAAAAAATATTTGCATATCTTCCTGGTTCATAAAGTTCAAGATAAAATTCCCAAGATTCTTGAGAACCCATAACACATTGTAATTCTAAAGAATTTGTTAAGTAATAGTTACCGCCTTCTATATCTTCAATACCAATAGCTGGAATATTTATGTTTTCCATTACTTCTAAAGTGTAAGCTTGTCCTAGAAGATTATAATATGTTTTAACCTCATAATTAATTTTTGTCTGAGGGGTTCCATTTATGTCAACACCCCAATAGTATTTAATAACTGAATTTGGATCAGTATATGTATCAAAACCTCTATCGAACAATATGGTTTGTTCTTTTGCCCCACCCCACACAACAAAATTACAAGTAACACCATTTGCTGCTTCATTTCCAGCATCCCAAGATATGCACTTTTTATTTTTCGCCATTGTCTTTATGCTATCTACAACTTTTTGATTGGCTGCATCTTGTGCAAGAGATTGCAATTTTATCCTAAAAGTTTTTCCTTCTAAAACTAATCTCCACATATGACCAGTAGCATCACATATTTGTGAAACAACATCTAGCAAGCCAACTTTTGGCCCAGGTATTCTATAGTAATCAGGAAGACCTGTTAATATTGCAGATATATCAACGCCATATCGTTCATTGCCACTTCTAACCCCACATATGCCAGACAATGCTCCAACGCCAGCAACAAATGCATTAACACTCATTCCAGATGCATTTGAATTTGCTAGTCCATAACCACTTTTTTCATAATATCTAAAAACATTAAAATAATTATCAACTAAACAGTCACCATCATCTTTATTTCCGTAAAAATTTCCAACTACACATTGGACATTTCTTAAGATTTCTTTTCCCTCACTTAATGTAGCTTCATAAGTAATTCCACCGCTACTATGCCTTTCTACAACCCTATCTAAAAAACCAACAAAGGTAAATTTTCCTTTAAAACTAAAGTCCATAGCTTTACCAATAGTGTAAGACTCTATAGTCTGACCATCTTCGGGAGCCATTTTTACTGTTAAAGTTGAACCAGCATCATTCCATCCAACACTAGATGAAAAATCTATAACCTTAAGACCAAGAAATGTTTGAACATCAAATGCCATTTTGTGACCCGCCAATAAAATTGTTTTTAAACAAATTCCCCACCATAAGTCCAAGTAATACTTCTGGTAACTTTTCCAGTTCTTTCATCAAAAGTCATTTCATCTTTATCAACAAAATAACTGGTTCCATCTGAAGGCTTATACTTACTAACGGATGGTTCATTATAACCTCCATCCTTATATATTACCGTAATGTTTACAGACAAACTACCCTGTTTTTTAGTTCCAAATCTTTGTAATATTGGTCCTGACTCTTTTCCAATTGCTGCAATAGAAGCATAAAATTCTGTTGGTACATTATCAGTTATATCTACAGTCCTATAAATCTCACCATCCTCTTCAATTCCACCAGAAGCATCCATGTTTACCGTTATGGTTCCACTTATAATGTTCCTTGAAACAGAAATAGATTTTATTTTATCTGTGTCAGAACCTTCATAGGAATCTCCAATTTCTGGAATTGTCATTGTTGAAAAATATGCGTTTGCGTTTGCGTACTTATCTCCACCTCCTTCACCAGCAAGTCCTTTTATACTTATTTGTTTTGAGAAAGTTTTATAAATTGAGTCAGAAGATTCTTTTATAGAATATGTTTCTTCAACTAAAGCACTTGTATTGCATACAGTCCAACTTTCTGTGCATTCAACTGAGTTTTTTTCAGTGTTAACTGTATAGTTAGTCGTTTTATTGTAAGCCGAACCTGTTGTGGCTGGCAAATAACTTGCACCATCAGTAAAACTAGATGAAGCTGGCAATTTTGCTATAGCTAATTGATAAGTTGCAGTTTCAGAACTATTTAATGTAATACTTCTAGATCTTGTTACTTTTACAAATCTGTTATACTCATCTGCTGGATCTAAAGACCAATTTTCATCAACATCTTGTGATTCAAATAAAACTTTTTCAAAAACTATTGTGTAATCAGCAAAAACATTGCTCGCATCAATTTGATAAGATTTTGATTTTAATTTCACCTTACCAGAAAGAAAAGGGGCACTCATTGTTCCAGTAACAAATAGATCATTTACAGAATGAACAACCAATCCTTCTATTAGTGAATGAGCACTATTTATATAACCAAGTCTTCCTTTTTCATCAGCTTGTGCAAGATCTACAACTACCCCATTTTGTTTTTCAAGAGAAAGTGCTTTTCCCTTTAAGGTTACTGTTAATACGCTCTTTTTTACTTTGCCATTTTCTTTAAATTCATTTTCTGTTTGTGCTGTTACAAACGGTGTTGGAATTATAGTCGTTCCATTAAGGGTGATTGCCATTTATTACTCCCATATAAAAACTGTGGTTCTTGTTTTTTTACCAGCAGCAATGTTTCTTTGTACATTGTCAGATTCGATTATATAATCAGCATCTGGAGCATATTCTAGCGTATTTAATGTGGGATCAGTAAGAGAAACAGCTTCTATTGTTACAGTTTTTGTATGAACTTTTTTTATACTAATATCTTGAAATAGTGGTCCTTTTCCCCCATATATTGTTTGATGTGTTACATATGTATCTGGTGGATTAGCTTCTGGACCCATTTGTGTTATATTTACCTTTCTAGTTTTTGATCCATCTGCTGGTTTAGGATAATCTTCTATTTGATAATCGTAACTAATTATTCCTTTAATCTGATCATGAGTTTCTGATGTTGATAAAATTGTAACATCTTCATAATCTGCGATTATTCCATCCTTAACAGTTTCCCACAAATCAGATGCTGGACCATATCTATCATTATCTCCACCGTTTAATCCTGTTATAGTTCCACTGATTGAAGTTGTTCCCCTAAAAGAATTAGAGTCGTTCTTTTCTGTTATTGTTTGATCATGACTTGCTAATGCAGATTCTCCACTAGCTGGATCATGATATGATAATTCAACATCAGCAGAAACTTCACCAGTTAATACATTTAACCTATAAGACAACTTTCTATTGTGTGCATTGCTAAATGTTCCATCAGTAGCACCACTTATATCATTTGGTATTGTATCGGCTATGTTTGCATCGACTTTTGCTTTGGCTTTTTTCCATCCAGCAGTCCATCCACTAGCATCTTTTATGTCTTTACATTTTGCAGAAATTTTATGAGATACTTTTGTAAACCTTTTATCTTCATCATTTATTTCTACAGTCCAAGACTCATCAAAATTTAAGTTTATCTCATCTTTTGATGGAACTTTTACCCCATTATATGTAAATGAATCAGCTTCCATTTCAATGGTGTAATCTGAATAATCAACCCAAGTTCCTTCATCAAAAGAAACAGATTTTATCCTACCGCTACAAGAAAATGTGCCAGTTCCATTCCTAGATGTAAATGAAAAGTCTTTTGTTTCACCATCTGAACTATACGCACACTTTGAATTTATGGTTTGTTGTTGTCCGAGTATCCAAGTGTGTTTTGTAGCATTTTTTGCACTTTGAGAAGCTACTATTTTTCCTTTTACAGATATGTTAAAAAGATACTTTGATAGCTTTCCACTTGTCAAAAACTCTGTTTGTTGAGATACGCTTACTGATTGTATTGGGTCTAATTGTAAGCCATTGAAAATTGCTGGCATTTTATACCTCGTCTACTTTTATGTACATGTCCATATCGGCAAAGTGGTTTGTGTAAAAACTAAGCCCATGTATATATAAATACAGTTTATTGTCTGCTCCTACTACAACATTTGGAATGCTTAAATTAACAGAAGAATTTAAATTGTCGTGCCCTTTTTGAAATAAGTCCACATAATTATTTAAGGATGCTTTACCTTCTGTAAATAAATTCATAATATTTGCATAATGTTCATTATCTCTAGATACAAACAAGTCTATTTGCCCATTATTTGGCAGATAACCCTGAGATGTTCCAGTTCCTTCTATGTAAAGTGTTTTCTCTATGGTTTTTCCCAAAATGTCATTAAACAATGTTAGATTTAAATAATTTTCAATATTTTTCTTAATTGTTAAAGATTGTGTATACAAGCTCATACCACTAGAAAGATCACCTATTAATGGAACTTCCATATATAAATTTAGACTTTGCTGTTCAGAGCTTCTAACAAAAAGATTCATTCCTCTATAAAATATTCTTACTGCCTCATCGCCTTGCATATAAAGGTTTGTTTTGCCATTGAAAGCTATTCTTTTTGGTCCACTAATATAAAGAGGCAACATTTTTTGCGGATCTTGTTTTAAAAACAATTGCATTTTGTCATCAACTATGCATTTTACAAACATAGTTAAATTTGATTGCATGTTTGAAATTATAAATAATGGCATTGAATTTTCTGGAAATGATTTAGTGAACAACCTTCTGATTCTTGTGCTTCTTCCAGCACCTTCTATGAACAATGTTGATGTATTTGAATAAGCACCTCTAACATATAGATTTTTTAAAGAAGTATTTTTAGCATTTGATTTAACAAACAAACTTAATGCAGAGATAGGGTTTGACTTTAAAAACATCGTCATGGTTTTAATATAATCTTTATTTCCATGAGTAAATAAGCTTACATTATTTTCTTCTGCGTTTTTAATAAACAATGAAACATTTGGTATTCCAACATTTATTGAGTCCAAAAAATAAATTAGTGAAAAGCTGTCACTTATGGCAGGAGTTATACATGGGTTTGTAAACCTTAAAGTAAAATCTCCACCTGGATATATTTTTAAATTTGAAAATGTTGCTATACCATCTACGGCTTGAACCATAGTTGTACCAACAAATGTTCCTGTTCCAGTATATATTTCTGCTGTAACTCGTAAATTAGAAGAAGTTACTACTTGATTGTAAGCATCTCTAACCTCTATGACTGTAGCACCTAAAGCAACATTGGTGTAAGTGCCTGTTGGTTGAGTAGTTATGACTAATTGTGTTTCAGTAGTTATCTCATTACAGTAGATAGTTTGTATTTGTGCTATTTCTGTAGAATCAATTGCTTCGTCATATATTCTTAAATCATCTAATTGATAGCCACTAGAGGTGTTGGTTATAAAAAATAAATTTGTATTATCAACTATTCTCTCTGTGCTAAACGGTATTGAATAATCTAATGTGTCTGGACTTGGTGTTGTGCCATCAAAAAAAAGATCTTGTTGTGTTCCATTTAAGGCTAAAGATAATGGTTCAGTTGGGCCTTTATAAACAATTATTATGTTTGTAAACTGTTGATTAAAATCATTAGCACCTAATTTTATTAAAGCTACTCCAGAATCAAAACCATTATTAAATCCAACACTTAAACTATTTGTTGATGTTTTTATTGAAATGTAAAATCTTGTATCTCCACCACCGTATATCTGAAATATAATGTCTTCTTCAACACTTTTTACCCAAAAAGATATTGTCCAAGGAGCATCTACAGTTGATGGTAATGGGTTTGATTGTGTAAACACACCACTAGTTAATGGGCCATGATAGCCATCTTGAAAGTTTAAACATTTTTGAACTAGCCCATCAACAAATGTGACAAGACCTCTAGTATTAGAAAAATCTAAGTTTCCTATACTATCATTCAAGTCGCCATTGAATTTCCACTGATGCGTTAATGGCATTTTATGCCCTCATTTGATCATTATTGTTGTCTTCAATTGCTGAACGAATCATTCCTGCAACATTAGTTGTTATACCAGACAATGATTGTTGTATTGCTGCTAGTACGCTTGGGGTATTAAAGCTTACATTCAATGATAATGGTGCAATAGCCAAGTTTATTGTTTTTGGTACACGATCTAGTGCAGATGCTAGATTGTTGACTGCTCTTTCAAAAGCAAGACTACTAGAGTACATTGCTGATGATGAGCTATTCATTAGTGATCCAACTTTATCAATTAATGACATTGATGATGTTATTGTACCAGCAGCTTGTCCAAAAGATGTTCCTAATTGTATTACAGCCGAACTCACAAGTCCTGCTACACCTTGTAAATTTTCGGATGCAGATTGAAGTATTTTAAAATCAACACCTAAAATTGGTCCACTTCCAGAATTAGAACTACCAGTTCCATTTTGATAATAACCAACTTTTCCACCTTTAGCATAATTGTTTACTCTATCTAAAAATGCAGTTCCAACTCTATCTACTGCTGGTTTACTTACAACAAACTCTCCTGGTGTTAACATAGCTGGTTGAGTATCAGTGGTTGAGCCACCGTTGGCAAAAAATCTTCTTGGCTGATTATAGTGCGACATTCTTGCATTTTTAATAGTATCTAAAGCTGTAGCTGCTGCCACATCTGTATTGTTTACCGATAGGTTTCCTAAACCTTTAGTTTGTATTGAAGATATTGCCTGTTGAGCTATGCCCACATTACTTCCTGGAGTATCAGCAAGGCTTCCCATTGCTAATGCTTTGTTAGCACTAACGCCTTGGAATGTTTGATTTCCAGCCTTACTAAAACCAAGTTCATTCATATAGTCTTTAAGACTTACTTTATCAGCGGGTGGTCCACCAATTAATCCAGATATGTATCTGCTTCCAACATCGGACATTTGATAACCACCAATTGGCCCTCTGGAAATTTCTCTATTGTTAAGAATATCTTCGAAAGCCCAATCTTCGAGTGCGAATTTTGTAACACCAGCCATTTTTGGTGAGCCATATCGAGAATCAGATAACGCATTTAGTCCACCAAGATAATCAGGAATTGCATTTCTACCGCTAAAAGAAGTAGAACCATAGCCATCACCACCAAATTCTTTTGAGTGTTTTGGTCCATAGAAACTATTGTAAGTGTATCTTCCATATCCTGGCTTGTTTAAAAATCCTGATCTATCTGCTGCATAATTAGCCAAATTATTAAGAGTGTTTGCGTTACTTCTAGGGTTAAAGTTTTTAGAGGCTAAATAACCCTGTGCCCCTATATCAAAGTCTGTCCTTTGTCTTCCACGAGAGTTAATGTATCCTCTGCCTGGAGATTGTCCAGAAAGCCTAGCATAGTATGGGTTTATAGCTTGAAGATCACCACCACGATATAAGTACTTTACCGCCCCACCACTGTTAAGATTTTGCAAGAGAGGGAGATTAGCAGCAGTTGCCCTAGCATTAACTACATACTCACCAGGAGATAGTATTGCTGGTACAGTATCACTGCCCTTTGCGACAAAGAAGGATGGGTCAGGGTTTGGAGCACTGCTTGGAACAATACCGCCAGAGGCCATAGCTATTGGTTGATCTAAATTATTTTCTTTAGCACCAATCCAATTGTATTTTATACTCTTGTTTTTTTCAAAATAGTCATATATGTTTTTTGAAACCACTTCTTCTTTCTCTGGAATATTTAAATCTTTTTTTATTTTATCTTTATCATATTTAAAGAAGTCCTCTTTGGTTTGTACATTTCCATCATTAGAACTATATTGCAATGCATCAAATTTTGTGTTGAATAAATTGTTGTTGAAGAATGGAACTATTGCAGTAAGTTTTTTACCAAAGTCTTTGCTAAATTGTTCTAATATTAAAGCATTTTCTTTTTGTCTTTTTTCAATTTCAATATTTTGATATTGTGGCAATAGGCCAGCATATTTTATTTCTTCCACACCATAATTTCTATCTTTATAATATTTTTTCTGATTTATATTTTTCATTAATTTAACATAATTTAGCAAATCTGTTTTTGTTGCATCTTCCTCATAAGACCCATTAAATAATTCGTTTTCAATATTTTTTTGTAAATTTTTTCTTTTTTCCTTATCTGTATCTATTTTTCTTGGTTCTGCTCCCTCTAATCCGTCAACTGTATAAGTTGGTTCCATTAAATTAGAAACTTCTTTATATGTTTGATTTATATAGTCATCAAGTCTTCTTCTTTGAATTGGTAATACATAAAGTCCACCTTTTTGTTTTTTTAGTTTTTCACTTGCACTTAATATTGTTTGACCTTCTAAGTTTTCAAGATTTGCAGTAGTTTTTATATTTTGAGCCAACTGTTCTAGCTTTAAATTTTTTCTAAAAACATCATAATTTGTATTTAAATCTTTTATAGAATATTCTTGATCATCTGGCATCTTAACACCAAGTGATTTTGCTATTTCTACTATTTTTTGTTCATTTTGATCGTCAAACAATATTTTTGGTCCAAGCTCTTCAATATTTAATATGTTTTTATCTTGTTTAAACAATCTTCCAAATATTGCACTTTTATCATAGTCGTTTATTTTTTCAACATCACCTTTTCCAAGTTTTTTCAAAATGAAATCTGTGGCTGCATTTTTTGATTCATATTTTTCTCTGATTTTATTAAGTTGTCCTTCACTTGCCCCACTTTTTTGCAAAGGAGTTATTTCTGAGATAAACGACTCTGGCATTCCTCTCTCGCCTTTGCCTTTGTCATCTTTTAACTTTTCAAAAAGTATTGCATCTTCTATTGATGTATAGGGGTTTTCATTAAGATATCTTTGATTTTTTAAATCTCCATATCTCCTATCCGTTACTATTCCATAAGATTCAATTTCATCAGAAAAGTTGTTGAAAAACAAAGATGGGTTTTCTTTGAGTAATTTTGTGTATAATGTATCATCCTTGTCATCAAAAAAAGCAGCATTGTCGGAACCCATACCTCTAGCATCAAACCTTGGTTGTAAATACTTTCTTAGTGTTTTAGCCTCATCGTTTTTTCTTAGTTTTAAATTTCTAGCATATGTATCTCTTAAAAATTTATAAGAAGCAATTAAAAATCCGGCTGCACCACCAAGTAATGTGCCACCAGGAATAGGAATAGCACTTCCAGCAAGTGCTCCAGCAGCTATTGTTCCAAGATAAGAAGCTCCTTGTCCAGCAAGTGTTGTATCAGCATCGCTTTCTCCAAGTATTAAACTTGAACTTTCATATTTTTTCTTGTCGTATAGATTTGCAATTTCTGGAAAAACTGTTCCATAATTTTCAACAACAGATTTAATTTGACCTTGATTTTTGTTAGTGGTCAGAGCCGTTCCTATTTTTTCTAAGTCAGTAGCTGTTTGAGGCAGAAATGCTAATCCTAAAGGTCCAGCAAATGGAGCTACTTTTGGTATTCTTGTAAGACCTTCAAACAGAGGTATAAGTGCTGCTGAAGTTAATGCTTCTGCACCCAACTTTTTCTTAATTTCACTTGGATCAACACCATTCATATAATCAACAATTGATGTTTTAACGAGTGGCAATGCTATTTGTGCATAAGTGCCATATTTTTGTATTGTTTTTCCACCATCGATCATATTGAATTTTGAACTATTGCCAATTATAGTTTTAGAGTTATTGTTTGCTCTAATTAGTTGATTGTTTGTTTCCACAAAACTTGCTTTATTTTTTTCTCTTACTCGTTGGACAGCTTTCATTATTTCATTAATTTTTCTACCTTTTGCAATATCTGGAAATTGATTTTGTACTTGAGCCATTTCACTTGGAGTGACACCGTTTTTTTCTAAAATTTGTCTAACAGTTTTTGGTGCTTCAACAGGTGCATTGTTTTTTGCTGCTGGTTCTGCTTTAGCTGCTTCAGTTGCTTTTGCTGTTTCAGCTTTTGCTGCTGCTTCTGCTGCTATTTGTTCTGGTGTTGGTGGTAGTGGTCCAACTAATTCTGATGGTGGTACTTTGCTTGGTTGAACACCAGTTCTTCCCTCTGTTGTTGTTGGAACAACTGTTCCTTTTCCTGCATCATTTAGATTTGGTTTATTGCCTGTTGTTACATCAACTTTTGGTGGTACTTTGCTTGGTTCAGTTTTATTTGTTATATCTGTTTTTACTGGATCTGGTTTTAAACCATATATCTCTTTTGGAATTTCTTTAGGAATGCCAAGATTTTTTTCGGCTTTTACTTCATCTGGTTTTATATTAAATACATCCCGAACTTTTTTTTCCACTTTCACTTGAACTTTTCCAGCTTTTACTTCACCATCTGGTTTTATTCCAATTACATTTTTATTTTTTGCTGCGTTTTGTCTTTCTATTTCTTTATTAGCATTTTCTATTCTTTTTCTTGCACCTTCTGCTCTTTTAAAACCTTCTACTTCTTGTAAAGCTATATTTTCTAATCTAATGACCTCTCTTGCTTGAGCAAGCGATATTGCTCTTTGTTGTTCTGCACTTTTTATGTTTCGAAAAATGGCTGCTCTTTTAGCATATTCTATTTTTTTAGCTTGAATTTGTTCTACTGATAATCCTTCTGTTCTAAAATTAGCAGTGGCAGCATTTTCTCTTGCGTTGTAAATCTGATTTGCTAAAAGATAAGGGTTTCTGGATTGAATTTCCGCTATTACATTACCAGGAATTGGTGTTTCTCTAGTTAATTTAAGAGGTTTAAGCCCATTTTTAGAAATTAATTTTCTTTCACCATATCTAGCATCCAATTCATTTTGTAAAAACTTGTTGGCATCTGCCTTATACTTTTCTTTTGAAAGTTGTAACTCATTAGGTTTACCCTCTGTAGATTTTTGTGAAGCAGTAACCATTCTTGTTTTTATGTCATTGGCAATATCCAATGCAATTTTTTTAGTTATTGGTTGTGCAATAGGACTTTCTAAAAATCTTGAGGTTTTTTTAAGTGTGGCTTTTATTATGTTTTCTGGAACTTTTTTACTCTTTAAAAATTCGTAAATATTATTATTGGTACTATTTTTAATTGGTTTTTCTATTACAACTGGTTTTGCTTCGTTTGTTTTTGGTTTTGGTATTTCTGAATCTAATGGTGCTGTTAACTGATCTGCCTCATACATAGTTACAAATCTGTTTTGATCAAGCGGACTTAATTTTTTAAATTCATTTACAAAATCTTGCTTGTTTGCAGCAATATTATTATTTGTTTTATCGTTTACAATTCTATTAAATCTTTCTGTTTGTGCTTGTTCTCTATATTTTTTAGGAAGATTTTTATTTTCATATATTTTTTTAAGGTCGCTTAAATTTAAATCTTTTATTTGTTTCATTGAAACATTTTTATTTCGTTCAAAATTAGAAAGATCATTAATTACTTTTTCAACTTTAATAGGATTATTTGATGTTTCTGAAACAACTGGATTTGTTGAAACTTCTGAAGTTGGTTTTCCTGCTCTTTCATCCAATATTTTTTGTAAAACAGCCCTCATTTGTGGAGTGGTATCTGGACTTTTTATACTAGCTTCTATTTGATTGGTTGGAATATTTTTACCCCAATCTACTCCACCAGCTTTATTCATTGGTATTTCGTCTGATTTGCCAATACCAATACTTTTTATAATATTTGACTGAAGCTCACCACTGTTAAAATCGCCAACAATATTACCAATACCCTTGACAGTATTTACGCCAAACTTACCAATACCTTTACCAAGACGACCAAAAAATCCAGCAAATGGTACATTTCTAGTAACTATACCTTTATTAGTTGTGTCTTTTATAAAAGACTCATATGTTTTTACTAAACTTTTTCCTTCTTCGGTATACTTTAAATTTTTAATCATTATCATTCTGTCGGCTGCACTTCCTTTCCTATATTTTTTTTGAGCATCTACATCATCTGGAAATAAACCAGCTATTTTTTGATTAGTTCTATATCTTGATGCTAAAGCAACAGTACCAACAGCAGCAAAAGGAGAAGCAATATACCCTGCCATAATAGCATTTTCCCAAAACTTTTCATTTGCTTGTATAGCTTTCAAATCGTTATCAGCTTTTATTTGTTCTTCTGTTGATTCATATCCTGGTATTACAATTGAATCACTATCTTTGGCTTTAATTGCTTCTTGTCCATATGATTTTCCAGTAGAACCAAATAAAGATGCTGCTGCAACTAATCCTGCACCTATAGATTTTTTAGGATTTAAAAGACCAGCACCAACAAATGCTTTTGCATTAATGTAGGACTTACCAGCTACTTCACTTATGGATGATGTTTTTTTACCTGCTCTTGTCAAAAATTCTTTAAAAAGTTCTGCCTCTTTACCTTTACCAGCCCCTGATAAAAGACCATCTATTGGAATCTGACCTTTATTTCCTTGTAAATCTTTAAGGGCTTGTGCATGAAATCCTAATGCATCTTTACCTAAAATTGGGTTAGCACCATAAGCATTGGCTGCTTTTTGATTAGATAAAAAACTTATCATTCTTTTTAATGAAGCTGCTGGACTTTTTTCTTCAACAATTCTAGCGTGTGTTTCAGCAACTGTTCTTGTTGGTTTAAACAAGTTCTCAAGCGTGTCTAATCCAAGAGATCCAAATATTGAATTTTTAAGCTTGGCTCCAGGTTTTTCAGCAGCATATGTAAGAGCATGACCACCAAATTCATGCCTAGTGGTTTTTCGTGACGATTGGGGCTGGACTGGTCCAGCTTCACCTCGTATTAAAGTTACTGCTGTGTCTCTTTTTATATTGTAAAACCCTCTTGTGCTCTCAAGTTGTTCTGGATTTTTTTCTAATGTAGGCAGAATATCTTGAAACATCTGCATTTTTTTCATAACTCTTCTATCTGGTCCAACATCTTCTGCTGGTTTACTTAAAATTCTTGAAAATTGATTAGCTATTCGTTCTCCAAGGTAGTGTCTTGCTCTTTCTAAAAGATATTCAGTGCCCCTTGTTGCTACGCCAGTTGTGTTAAGTGGGTCCATCCTTTTAATTTTAAGATTACCTGGACCACTATCATTATTCCTAAAAGTTTGTAATATGTTTTGAACACCTGGTTTAGATGAATTTCTCATAAACTCATCTGCTTCACTCATACCTCCCAAGCTTAAATAACTAACCTTACCCCCGCCATTCATATGATCTAAAAGACCCTTATTCTTTTTAGCTTTATCTGCACCAACAATAAATTCTCCAGATTGAACCATAGCTGGAGTTTTACGACCAGCTTGACCGCCCTTAGAAAAACCTAACACTGGAAAATTTTCATCCGCAAGATCAAATCCAAATGTATCACTAAATTTTTTATTTTCTCCAAACTGTACTGGAGCACCATATACTAATAAGCCTTGAAAAAATGGGTCTAATTTTGCCCTTCTTCTATAATATTCTTTGCTATTTCCTTGTGCATCTTTTGCTGTTACATCAAAAACACTTTGATTAGCATTAATATTAGTGTTTTTTTGTTGTTGTGTTAAATCACCACGAATGTACTTGTCTGTAATTCCAGTAATCCACTGATAATGAACTGGTTTAATATTTAATGGCATTCCAAATATAGCTTTTTTATTTAAAGCTTCTTTTTGTTGCGGATTTAAATTATTTGTTTTTAACCCTGCGGTTGTTATATCTTTAATTGGAGTCCAAGGTTCATCAAACGCAGGAGAAACTATTGCACTTGCAATAAACTGTCCACCCTGATAAGGAATATTCGTAAGATTACTATCTCCAGCTTGTATTCTCAAAGAGTTATTTAAAGCATTTCTTCTCCAAGAACCTCTAAGGTTTCCAAATTTTTGTAATATAGCAAGATCAACCCTTCTTTGTCTTTCATCATCTATAATTCTTTTTAATTCAACTGCATTAACAGCAACACCAGCACCAGCAGGACCACCAACAAAAGCACCGCCAGCCAAATATTTAACAGCACCGCCATCATTCATTGCTTTTGTAGGTTTAACTGTTCCACCGCCATTTAAGGCTTGTAGCAAAGGAAGATTTTCAGATGTTGCTTTTGCGTTAACCACATATTCGCCATCATTCAACATAGCTGGTATTGTATCTGGACCTATTGGCTTAAATACTTTTGGATCTGCACCAACTATCGCAGAAGAATGGGTTACCATACCGCCAGTGCTTAATCTCGCTGGTGCAAATGGTATACCTTGTGGTCTAACAAGATTGTTTTGTGCAACTGGTGGATTTGCCACTTGTGGTGGTGCAATAGCATTTACATTTTGAGCATTTGGTACTGGAGGTTTTGGTTTTCCTAAAGCTGCTATTTGAATATTTAATGCTGCTATTTGTGTTGTTGCTGCTGTTGTTTGTGCTTCAAGAATACCCATTTGAGCAGTAAATTGTGTGCCAATAACATTGCCAAGCCTTTTTACATCTTCAGTAGCTTGTGTAAAAGCAGCACCAGTAACATTATTTTTAATTAAATCTGTTACAAAACCACCAACACCACCCTTAGTAGGATCTTGATCTTTAGCTATATCTCTATTGCCTTTTTGATCAGTAGTAATTTTAAGACCTAATGATCCAGCTAAATTTCCTTGAACTTGTTCTTGTTCTGCTCGAAGAGTAGCAAGCCTCTTACCAATAGCAGCAGTTATTATTGATGCTAATTGTGTAGAATCTGTACCACCTTTATTAGCAGCTTGTATTTCTTCAGATAGTTTGCCTAAGTCAATATTGGCAGTTTGAACAGCTTTATTTTGAGCAAGTGCCGATGGTAACTTAGCAGCAAGATTACCGCCAGCCAAAGCGTTAATTGCTATAGCTGTACTATCTTTTCCAACCCCTGGTTGTAATTCTGCTATCTTTTTTCTTTCTTCTTCAGCAAGCAAGAAAGAAGTTATGTCTTTGGTTTTTGGCCTTATCTTATTGTTGTAATAAGCTTGACCACCACCAACCTCTTTATTTTGTATAGCAAGTGCATCTAATGGATTAAATAATGCAACAGACTTTTCTGAAGCTTTCATATCTACTAATTTTGCATTGCTTTCTAATTGAATCTGCTGTTGTTGAGCCACTTGTGGCATTAACAATTGTTGCCCTAGTCTTGTAAAGAAAACTTCATTTTGTGCAGATAGTTTTGTAAAAAATTCTCCCTGCAAAGTTTGCTGATCTTTTATTATATTTATCTGTGCCTGTTCTCTTACCGCCATTACTGCAAGAAGCTGTTGATTTAATTGTGCTAATTGTGGACCAAACTTATCTTGCATTGCTGTTTCTGGTTTAGAAACAAAACCACTTGCTTGTAAAAATTGAGATTTTAATTTTTTGCCTTCATCTCCAGAAAAATCTAAATATTCAAAAATAGCTTTTCTTTGTTCAACATTAAACCTCAAAAGATTTCCACCAATTGATTTTGCTACATTTGCTAATTGACTTCCAGCTTGAAGCCTTTGCAATTGTTCTGGTGACGATGTTAATAATTTTTCACCTTTGTTTTCTGTTTCAGATTGTTTTCTTGCATTATCTTGTTCTTCTTTTGCTATTTCTTGTCTTATTTTTCCAACCCTTTGCTCAATCGCAGAAATCTCTTCGGTTGAATCAGCAAGATTTTTCATAGCTTGGTTAAGAAGAGAAGCCTCTACTTTTAATCTACCTAATTCATTTGTTGCTTCAACATAATCGCCCCTGCCTTCTGTAGCAGTTAATTTTGAATTGTTTTGTTTTGTTTGTGCCTGTTCTGTTCTGGCTCTATTTTGCTCTATTTTTGCTTGTATTTCATCTGGTGTCAATTGTTGACCATTTACATTAACGCCAGCTAATCTAGCCTGTTGTTCTCTAAATGCTTGAGTTTGATCTGCCACATTTGTCATATTCAAACCTATTACATTTTCATTCACATCAGAAAATGGTCTTGCTTTTTTTTGTCTTTTTACCTCATCTTCAATAGCTATATTTGTCCTAATATTTCTTGTTTGCTGTTGAATTTTTGAAAGCTTATCAAATTCCTGCACAGTTGTAAGCGTTGCTTGAACTAATTTATTTATTCCAGCAACATATGTGTCTGCTGCTTTTTCTAAGTTAACCGTTATGGTTTTAAAAGCATTTAAGAATGGATCAGAAACATTTGACATTAATTTTTTTGCAAGTTCATTATAATCGCCACCAGACTCTGAAAGCATTTTTGTAAAGTCTTCACCCATTTTTCCAACGACTGAATTTACATAGCTTTGTATTTGGGTTTCATCAAGACCACCAACACCTTTTAATTGTTGAGTCAAAGCACTACGCAATGCTGATTGTGGATCTTTACCACCACCCATATCATTTGGTCTTATATTCGCAAGAATATTGGGGAGTATTGAAGACATTTCTGCCAATACTGTTCCAGAAGATTGTAGATTTTCTCCCGATGAACCAAGACCGCCAGTAATATTTTTTAAATTAGTCTTAAACCCAGTTGGGTCTATGGAAGGCAATTGAATTTCATTTGATATTTTTTGTTTTTGCGATACTGAAAAATTTGAAGATAGTGAATCAGTTATAGTTTGAAAAGCTGGTGTTAAATTGTTGAGCGTATTAGCAGCATTAGTTGAAGCATCAGCAATAAGAGAAAATGCTATACTTAATTTTTGTGCCCCCTCAATTGCTTGTGCTTGACTTTTAGCAGCATTTTGTTGTTTCTCAAAATCTTTTGCAAATGTTTCAAGCTGTTTTTTAATCTTACTTATTGGTTGATCTAAACCAATTGCCAATCTTGCAATCTGACTTATGTTTGCACTATCTTTAAAAAACCCTTCAATTTCATATGGTTTTCTTTTTCCCTGCTCATCTCTAACAACAGGCGAACTTTTTATATCCTCTTGAAGTTGTTTTGACAAAAGGGCATTTATACCACCAGCTTGTGCAGCATATTGATTTCTTCTTTCTACAGCAGTATTTGTTGCTTCTTGACTTGCATAACTTTTTCTACTAAAAAAGGTAGTAGAAGCTGCACTTTTTGTTGAAATTTCGTCATCAATTTTTGATTGAAGGGTTGTAATTTCATTAAGATTTTCTTGTGATATTTTTCCAAATGATGCAGCAGCAACTTCAAAAGCATTTTTCAACTTATTGCCAGCTTCTTCTAATTTTATGCTTGAGATTTGTTTTTTAGCATCAGTTAAACCTGATACTATACCAGTAAATCCACCAATCAATGCACCAACAGCCATACCAAAAGGACCAGCAAAACTTCCAATCGCCAATCCAGTAGCAGCACCTGTTAAACCACCAGAAATTCCAGCACCAGCCTTTACTATGCTTTCACCTTCTGCTCCACCAGCAACAGCCTTTTTATAATCTTCTGCTTGTGGACCTACTGCTGAAGCTATAAGACCAATACCGCTACTAACAGCAAAAGAACTATTTTGAAGACCTTCTTTTGAAACAAGACCTTTTCCAAAATCAGTAACTTTTCTGAGTATTTTCTTTTGACCTGTTTCTGTATAACCTTGTGTTTTTAACCTATTGGCCAAAACTGGATCATAAAATTCGCCCTTAGATGAAACTTCAAACTTTCTTCTTCCAGCAACGGTTTCCCTAGCCATTTGTTGAGCTTGCTTATTTGCAAACTTTTCATCAAATTCTAAACCTTTTGCTTCAGAAAAAGATTTTATTTGATTAAAATAACCAGCCTTCAATCTTTGAGCAGTATTTTCTCTAATTTCTTTACGAGTGCCACCAGTTGCTTCTTCGCCATAAAGTTTTTTATAATTAGAAAGTTCTTTCCTTATTTCTTTTTTATAAGCATCGCCATAAGTTGATGTTATTACTTTTCCATCTTTTGTAATATTTCCATCTGGATTATCTTTATATTTGTTCTTTAATGCATTAATTTCTGATCCTGTTTTTTCCAGATCTTTTTGTGCCTGATCAACGAATGCTTTATTTCTAGCAGCACTTTGATTTACTTGTTTTAAATTGTTTACACTTTGACCAACATTTTTTTGTGCTTCTGCTGTTGTTGAAGCAGCAGCATCAATACTTGCTTGCTTATTAGCTGCTAAGTTTTCATAGTTTGTTTTAACTCTTGTTGCAGCTTGTATCTTTTTATCAATTGCTTTTTCTTCTCTACTTCCAACAGCAACACCTCTTTTTTGAGTTTCAAGACCTCTAATTTCTTGCTCTTTAGCTTTAGCGTTTGATATGTGTCTAGCTTGAATATCTCTTTCTTCTTGTTCTTTTGCTTTAACATCTTTTAATATTCCCTTTCTTTCTTCCATTGTTTTTAGAATTTCTGCTCTTGCAGCATTTATGTTTTCCTCATTTTTTTGACCTTGAGCAACCTTATTAGCTTGCTGTTTATAAATAGGTTCAAGTGCTTTTACTTGTTTAGTTGTATTGGTAACATCTTCTGCAACAGCTATTGCTTCTTGTCTGTTCTGTCTTTTTTCTGCTTTATTTGTTGGTATCCTAAGTTGTCCTTCAACCTGTTTTGCAATTTTTATTTCTTCTTTTGTTAAACTGCCATAACCACCCCTAGCAAATTTCTTTCTGCCAGTCGTATTCATATGGTCTAAGTTAGGAACTCCAATTTTCTTTGTTTCATCTGGAGTATAAATGTATTCTCCTGGCATAACCAACGATGGAATAACCCCACCACTAGCCCTTCCAAGTCGAGATAAGTTTGAAGCACCTATGCTATTAACTGAAGATTTTTTAATTACATAAGAACCAATTGGCAAATCTAATGGAACACTATCAGTGTTACCAACGCCTGGAACTAAACCTCCAAGAGCTAATTTTTTTTCAAATGATTCGTATACTGATAAATTAGATAAATTAATTGAATCATCTCTTTGATTTTTATAAGAACTTTTTGGATTTATATTAGCAAGTTTTCCCTCATATAATAATGCCTTGGCTATAATTTCTATGTCTGGAACTTGATTTTTCGTTACCTTTGTTTCAATTAACTTATCGTCACCTATAAAATCCATTCCTTGTTGATTTGGAAGTTTTACATAATTAGATGTTTGTGGATTTCTTCTTAATTTTTTAGCAGTATCGGCTTCGCCTAAAGCTCCAGCAATTTGATTGTATTGACTTTGACTACCTTCTCCGATTTTAACCTTAAAATAATTTTCCCCAAGTTGACCTAAAAAATTATCTCTTCCACCCACAACCTTTCTTCCAAAAGCTTTTGTAACAGCAGAATTAGCTTTTTCAACAGCTTTTTGTGGAGTTGATTTAGGATTAGCCATTTCATTTTCATAAACATTTTTTCCAGCGTTTAACATTCTTTCCGAATCTTTTCTATATTTATCATATTTGCCTAATTTATTTCTTTTTATTTGTCCAATAAATTTATACGCATCTAATTCTGGATCATATAAATCATTTAATGATGTTTTACCAGTTTCTTTAATAACATCTAATACTTTTCCACCCATATCAAAACGATTTCTTGGAATAACCAACTCACCAGGTTCTAACAATGCAGGAACCTTATCTCCCCTACCAACTCCTGGTACAATTCCACCCTTTGCCATTTTAATTATTCCACCAGAAGCTTTTCTTCCCCCAGTTGGCAAAAATGGAGAAAAAGTACTTGGTTGACTTGCTGGTGCAGGAGCAAAAGCCGTACTAGCAAAACCCTTTGTAAAACTAGTTAAACTTTGAACCGTCTTCACTGCTGCAATAGCAGTTATAACTGGCAAAATTCCTTTTAAAGAATCAGCAAGTGCAATACCAGCAGAAGCAGCACCAAGAAGTAAATCTATGAGCGATCTAAACGAAGATGTATTGGTAAGATTTCTAATAAAATCTGCAAATTCTTCTTTAACCTTTTGTATTTTTACGCCAAAAGCCTCTTGTGCTTGTGCAGCATTTAGAGCAAGAGAAGCACCACCTATTTGGGCGATACCTAAAGCTTTCTGTGCGACACCAAATTCTTGAATAAGTGGTATAACCTTGGAGATCTGCCTATATCCACCAAGTTCTTCGATAATGGCACTAAACCTTGGATCAGTAGATCTAAGCTCATTAAGAGCACCAGAAAGCCTTTTAACAGCCTCATATGGTCCAACAAATTGATTTGCAAGACCCAAATCGCCAGCAGCCCTAGCTTCGTCTGCCGTATATCTTAGCTGTACGCCAATATCCTTAAGTGCTTCAACAGTTTCATTACGCTGTACCCTAGTAAATATAGTTCTAAGGCCAGTACCAATACTTTCTGCACTTTCTCTAGTTGTTTGCCTAATTGATGTGAATAATGCTAAAAATTCATTTAAGTCACCGCCAGCAGATTTAAAAGCACCACCAGCTTTACGAACACCTTCAATTAAGTCTTGAGCTTCAACAGCAAATTCAGCAGCAACAGCATTGATTGCACCGAGAGCATTACCCAAGTCTTTTGCACTTATGCCAAACTGATTCATAACCGCAATAGCACCTTCGGTAGTATCTCTCAGGTTGTCAAAGCTTGGGGCTAATGCAGCTTGAGCCAATGCTTCAAGTGCAACCTTAGTGTCTGCTAAACTTAAGTTAGCTTGTTTTAATGTCACTGCCGTTGTAAGCAGGTCTTTGCTGGAAACGCCATAATTCTTTGACAGTCTACTTACTTCATTACCTACAGCACCAACTTGTCCAACACTGTCTGTAGAAACCTGAGTCAATCTAACCATTTCACGATCAAACTCTACAGCAGCAGTTAATGCTTGCTTTAGAGAAGATGTAAAAGTGATAATAGCTCCAGCAGTAAGTGTAAAAGCAACAAATCTTTTAGCAGCTAAACCTGACTGTCTACCAAACTGTTCCATAGCAGTACTAGCTTCTGCTGCTTGCACTTTAATATATCTTAAATTATCTGCATCATTTTTTGGTATACCCAAAGATACTGCACCAACATCTTTCAATTGACTATTGATAGTGTTAGCAGCATTTTTTAAAGATGCCGTATTTAATGCTACACTCAACTGTGCCGTTAAATTAAAAGCCATTTTTTCACCCCAATAAAAAAGGGCAGGGAATAAGCGTAAATGTACGATTACTCACTACCCATCTTTGAAGATACTGTCCGTTATTACTTACTTTCGATATCTTTCTTTTCAACAGGTTCAACCGCTTGAACCTTTTCAGCTTTTTCAGCCAAGGGCTTGCCTTCATCATCCAAGAATGGAGTAAATTCAACAATATACTCCCCTTTTTCATCAACCAGATTGCCATGAATATCAATTAGTTCATCTTTTTCATTGATATATCTGCCATCTTTGTTGACTAATCTTCCTTCGGAATCAACCCTGTGGCCACTTTTATTAACAAAATTCAAGTCTTGATCTACAAACTTGTACTTCTTAAGAAATTCATTCTCTGGAAGCTTTTTTTCGTAGTCTGGATCAAGGTTATACAGCATCAACGCTAGGTTACTTGCTGCTGGATTAGTTACTGGGTCATCATCCCTATTTAGATAGTCTTCATAACTAGCATAATAAGTTTTACCCGTATCTGAATACACCGTACAAGCACTAACCCAGTAATTGAATTGTGCATTATCTGCTTGACCTTCAGCAGTATTTGAATCTAACGAAGAACGCTCAGATGTAAGCGACCTAAGTTCAGCCCTGTCTTTCTTCATTTGAAGGGCTAAGTCCTTTGCCTCAGACAGTTTAATACCGCCAGACTTGATCTTTCTTTCATTAGAATTAATTTTTTCAATTAATTTTTTATACTGAGCTTCCTTATTGTCATCCCACAAGTTCTGCTCTCGCATCACATTGTTTACTTTAGCACGAAGGATAGCACCTGATTCGACTGCATCCCGAAATGCCTTATTGTATGTCTTTTGCCCTTCTTGTCGTTGTTTGACATTAGGGCGAATTACGCACAATTCCATCTCTTTGCTATCAAGAGTTACCTTAAAAACCTTCTTGTTATCGTTGACACTCATCTTTGTCCTCCTTTGTTTTTAGAAAAGTCTGGTGTCTATTCCAAGAAATCGCATACTGGCCCATCTCATTTTCTACTGCTCTTATTTGATGATTACCGTTGTTGAGTACTGCCGTTCTACATTCTTCCCATAATTGCTTCCATTCTAACTGTTCATCTGTCAGTTCACTTTCTGGCAAGCGATGCCCCCAAAGCTCTCCAAAATTTTGCTCAAAAGAAGATAACGCACCAATAAAGGCAGTCCTAACTTTTGTGCTAGTAATTTTAAAAAGCCTAGCTCTTGAATCTGATTGATATTTTTTTTTACCCTTTTCATTTTCCTCCTGACTTAATCTTAACGCATCCTGCATTTGTTTTTCAACATCCATTTTTATCTCCTTAATTTATTAGATTGCATCTGTAAATCAAGTTTTGTATCTGGCATGTCTACTTCGTTTAAAAAACCCTTTTCTTGAATCATTTTCAATCTTTGTCTTTTTATATTTTTTGCATTATCATCATTCAATGAATCAATTCTTTCTCGATCACTTTTTGATTGCCCTATAACAAAAACTTCTCCGCTATTCTTAATCTTATCATTAGATATCAGGTCTTCTACTTGTAATTTTGTTTGATTTTTCTGTCTNTCTTTCCTTTGCACAATCATCCANCCATCTATCAANTCATCATCGTCAACTATTTCCTGCTGTGGACAACTTGGGTGTTCATAAATATTATCATACATAGTAGACCAAATCACTAAAGATTTTTGATCTTCTGTTAAATCTACGGTTGGAACACCAAAAACTTCTCGTTCACACTTCTTGCAAGACCAAGTAGATCTCCAAGGCTCTGTTCTAGCCATCTCCCTAAAGTCTTCTTCGCTTATTCTACTGTCTATAAAAATTGTTGTAACTTCTTCTAGCAAAGGTTCTACATTTTTCCAAAAGTCATCGTTTTCCCAAACCCTAGTGCCATCTTCATTATATAGGCTTTTACCAACTAGATAACGAATCCTCATCATTGAGGCTGTTCCAGAACACGATAGGTGATTGTAGTAATTTTTTTGTTGTAGTAACTCAGACATTTTTTCTTTTGCCATACTTAAAAATTTTCTAAGAACTTTTCTTTCTTCAGATTTGAAAGCTGCTTGAAAAAGTTTTACTTTATAGTCTTCTATATCTTGTTGAACTTGTTTTAAGTCGTTTTCTTTTTCTTCAGACCAAATTGAGTTTTCGTATAAAAATTCTTTTATTTCTTTGTCGTTATATAAACCATCTAATTCAGCATCTCGCAATGCTTCTAAATATATCTCTTGTGCGATATGTCTTGTATGGCGATCTGGTTGTTTTATTAGATAAACTTTTCCGTTTACTTTGCAACGAAAAAATCCAGAAATGATTCTACTAATGTAGAGTTCCTTTATTGCCTGTTCCATCCAATGTTCCTAAAAATTAAAGGAGTCGCAAGGGTTACTTGCGACTCGTTTATTAAATCAATTAACCGTTACGAAAAAGAACCAGGATCTTTAGTGTGCGTAACCTTGAAATCATTAAAGGTCTGGAAGCTGTAAGTAACAGTAGCATTGCCACCGTCAGTTCCACCACCTTGATAATTAGCAGACTGCAACTTGTTCTTGCCACCAAGATCAATAACAGTGCCTTCGGTTAAATACAACTTAATGGTTTCATCATTAAGGTTTTTACCGTTACCAAGAACACCATCTTCAGTTGCACCAATTTGATCACCGTTCTTGCTTATAACTGCCAATTCGCAAGTAACTGCTACTGGAAATTTAACATAACGGAAATATGGTGCTTTGCGACCAAGCTCAAGAATCTGTTCACGACCAAGATTAGCAGAGGTCGAAAAAGATTGGAAAGATGTTTTATAGCACTTAAGAATACTATCCAAAGTGTTTTTACCTGTTCCATCAATACCAGGAATACATTTTGGAAACAATGATTGAGCCATGTCAACATGTTGCCTACGAGCAATACCAGAGGCAATTTGACCAGCAGATGCAGTTGCATCATCATATGGATCAGCATCCCAAGTACTTCCTGGAACAGCACCTGTTCCTGGAACATCTACTGGTTGGAAATCAGCAGTCCAAGTAGTGCCAGTTGACCAAGTTTTATTGTTGGCAACCAAAGTTACTGATTCAGTAGCATTTCCATCTACTGCAACTTTATAGCTAACTTGGCTAACAAAACAACCAGAGATAAAGCAAGTTGTGTTTGGTGTTCCAGAAGCAGCTTCAAAAGTATCATCAACAATAGAAAGTGCTAGGCCAGCTTTTGCATTAGATCTACCAACAAGGGTAGCACTAGTGGAACCATCACTGGTAGCAAGATGATAAATCAATGGGAAACCATCAAGAACTTTTTCAAGAGTTATTTCAACATCTGGAATATTTTCGATGTTTTCATAGATTGAAATCATACCGATTTCAAAAACTTGTTCAAGATTAAAGGTGGTATTAATACCAACGCTTTGTAAACCACGAATTTCACGGAAGTTTGCACTATTAAGTTCAACACCGTCACCGCCAATACCTACAGCTTGGCAAGCATAAAAAATTCTTCTATTTGACATTTCTTTTCTCCTAAGTGTATTGTCTGTCCAAACAAAACTGCCCCTCACCTAACAAATACACCAAAATCATAAAGAATCTATTGAGAAAGTAACCCTAATGGTTGCTGCAAACATTGGTGGTGCAGTAATTTGCTCTTGAGATCTAATTTTATCCCAAGAAACAGGCTGCAAACTGTATCCAGTGGTCAACATTTGATCATAAGTTATACCAGAAGGTGCTATATTGCCTTCAAAATTAAGAGGGTATTTATTATCTGCCAATAATTTTTTCTTATTTATTAAAGATATCCTTTTTTGATACTGATTTACAATTATGTCGTGTATTTGTTTTCTATCCCAAGGTGTTTCCGCTATAACATGCATAAAAACATCTTGATAATGAACCCTATTTATTGAACCAAGTTCATATGGTTTCATATTTACTGCTGGTAATGACTCTAAAACAACAGCAGGAAGCTGCACCCTATTCATTGCCAAAATATCCCAAGTTCCAGAACCCTTCTGAGAAAATTGAACATCATCCCCACGAAAACTGTTGAATTGCACAGATTGAAACCAATTGGTGTCTGATGATGCAACCCTAACATTTCTATATGAATGAGCACATTTAACAACTGAAGTTGCTGGTAGTGCTGTGTTAAATACTATTTTGCCTTCTGGATAGTTTATTTTAAAACCAGAGGGGCCAGTAGTAGTATTTTCATAAAAGCTATTGTTTACAAAAACACCACTAATAGATATCGGCTGAGTTGTATAATCAATAGATGATTCCCAAACCCATTCAGACCTGATGCCTTCCCAAGCTTTTCCTGATGTATATCTTGGATCTCTTGCCAATCTAAGCTTATAAGGCTCAAAAGAATGTGATCCAACACCAGATGGGTATGTTCCAGTAGGTATAACAACATTAGTAAAAGCACCAATGTTCAAAAAAGCTGCTTGCATAAACATATAAACAGACGATTCTAATGTGTCTGAAAATAATGGGTCGCCATAATTAACAACTCCAGCAAATTTTGACAATGTTCCCATTATTCACCTATATATTTATGTAGTCTTTTATAACTTTTTGAAATAAATTTGATATATTTCCTTCAACTCTTTTAAGAGATCTTGTTATCCAGTTGTCATTTTCTGTTCCAGCATAATCAGGGTCAATACTGAATCCCTTAGTTTTTGATTTAACCATAATAGCCTGTCCAGTCCTTGATGTGTCAAAAAATCCGTACATAACTCTATATCCAGAAATGACTTCCGATGTTCCAGCAGTGAGAAGCCAATCTAACCAATCAACTTTTCCACCCTTAGATTGATAAGAACCCATTGGCAAAGACAATATTGGTTGTATACCATCTTTTAAAACAGTTAATCCTATTCCACCCAAATCATTTCTTCTTGCAGGAAGTTTTCTAAGTTCTATTGAGCTTGCCACTAGTTCAACTATTTGTTCTGCCACTTGTCCAGCATTTGCTAAACCAACATCATAATAAAGAATGCCATCAATATAATTTAAAAGCTCTAAATAAACAATGTCTTGTCTTAAAGCCGTTTTTATTTCTTGCACAAAGAGAGTTCTAGTCTTTCTAATAGCAAAGCTAATAGATTCACCAACAACTTTTACAATTTCTTTGTTTGCAGCACTATAAAATTCATTTTCATCAATCCTAACTGTATATTTATTCATTTAAGCACCCACCCTGCTCCACATTCCTACCCAATACCTGTTTTGAACGATGTTTCCTTGATCAATAGGTTCGCCATAGAGTTCATATGTGAATCTTACCATAGGTTCTAAGCTTATCTGTACAATTAGCTTCCTTGATTGTAAAACATCTGGTAAATCTGAAATATATCCTTTTGTTTGTATCATTCCCGCTGGAACTTGAAGTCCAGAAGGCATTTTAACAAACCATTCTGAAGGGCT